ACGCTCTCAAGCGGGCTTTCTTCGCACTCTTCTTTAAGCGGACAGGTTTCACAAGAATTACGTCCGTTAAGGCTGCAGCACCTAAGAGCTTCAATAATATCATCTTTACTGTACTTCATTTTCCTTCTCCTTAACTCGGTTATATATTCTAATAAGATGCTCAGCAAAATCAGCTCTTTTATTATAAATCTTTACTGCTTTATCAGGGGTTACTTTTGCTTCGCCCCAGTCAATAGGCGTCTCAAAACACTCAGTACATCGAACGTACCAAAGGTCTCTCTGATCACCACATCTCGATAGCTTAGGTATGCCGCCACAAAAAGGACAGCTTCGAGCGGTAGAAAACTTAACCTGATTCTTAAACAGTCTCATCGTCTTCCTCGTCCTCACTTTCAAAGTCTTTACAGGTATCAAACGGGTCTTTCGGAACCGGATAATTAAGAACTGATAAATTACAATAAACTACACACTTTCCTTTTTCAAAATGATGATATCCATGCTTACAAAATTTACACCATTCACTCATTTCTCGGTCTCCTTATCCCAGACCTCTTTACCAGTGTTTCTATCAAGCCAGACCTTATCAAAGTAGTAGTATTTAGCATTACAGTTACAGAACAAATTACACGGTACAAAGTTCCAACACTTTGCCCCACAGAAAGGGCAGGCTCTCTCGTACTTCTCTCGCTCGCTCATTATATCCTCCAAAATAAATTTCATTATTATATAATACAATATTATTGCCGGACGATATAAAAATAAAATGTGAACAATCTGTTAATAAAGATCATTCACATTTATTTATCACTGACTATGCCAACCAGTATGTAGAGGAAACTCTTTTGGCTCCCAATCTCCAGGCCTATCTTTACGAAGCTTTACCATAGCAAAATAGCCTAATGCTTCACCTGCTCTAAAACAACCTGAGCAAACCTCGGCGCCATTCTCAAGTACTTTATGCGCATCGCCTGGAAAAAGGTCTCCACAATTATCACATTGAAATGCTTTACTCATTACTTTTTATTTTCCTTTTCCCAGCAGTACTCGCACCAATACAAATAGCCAGGTCTCTTATCAGGATCCTTATTAGGTCCAAAAGGCACTCTAAATTGCCAATGAAAAGGCGCTTCCATTACCTTGCCACAATCTTCACAAAGGTATTTAATCTCAAGCTCTCCAGTATTTTTGTCCTTAATAAAAAACTTAAGATTATCGAAAGGTGCCTCGCTCTTCTGCTTAGGCTCGTGGTCTGCACAAGAAGTAAAGACAGGAACTAACACTCCAGCGTGCTCTTTATGAGAACACCAAGAAAAGCTTCCAGATACGTTCTTAAAGTACTTACAATTCTCACATCTATTGTTCATCTTAGTTTCCTCTACTTTTAGTTTATTTATTTCTTTTATATACTTATCTACGTCAATATCAACATCAATAGATGTAAGATTTTTTATTGCTGTCTCAGCGCAAGATAGTGCATCAAGCCATTGCTGAAGTTTTTTCATGTCCGACCACATCCGCCATCTAGGGTTATCATCAGGTTTAGTATAATAGTAAGTATACATGAACTCACCAAATTCACCATTGTTAGAATAATGGGTGGCGATGTCGCCAGGCTTAGCTTTATTCTTAACCCAGCACTCTAGGTCGTCATACTTCATTGAATAAACTTTCATTTTGTCTCCTTCTTAACCTTCCACCATTCTTTAATTTCAGTTATCTCATGAGCTGTCCTTATATAGTACTCCTCTTCTCTAAGAAGCTCGCTACAGTATTCACAAGGATATTCCTGCTCAACTTCTCCATTTACCACAGGACAATCCGGGTCGCCGTACTTACAACCATGCCACTTACAACAGTGCGCAGCATGTACTCCAGTAGATCCTCTCATCAGTTCTGCATCCTTAAATTTTTATGTCAAAATGTTTAAATAAGTCTGTTTCCGTAATTACTCGATTAATGAAATCCTGAACAGAAAGCTTATCACCACTCACTTTAATCTTCGCGTCCATTTCGTCAGTGCGCTTAATAATAACTTTAACGGCAAAGTCTTGGTCCCTACTGCTGTTATACATAGTAGCAGCCTTAGCAAATACGGTTGCAGCGTTAGATGCAGGAGAAAATTTATAGGCACCAAAAATAATTTCTTCCGGTGTTCTACTCAAAAATTCACGTTTACTTTTAATACAAATAGTTTTTGTCATCAATCTCGTCTCCTACATCCATGTTCAATAAGTTCTTTAGTAAGCTTTTCTTTTTCTTCTCGAAGTTCGGTAATAAATTCTATCATAGAAGGAATACCGAAACTTCTTATACAAGCTTCTGCAAAAGTATCATAATTATCTATCAGGTCTAATACTCTATCAAGTCTAGTCATTAAAACAAGTCCTCTGTATGCACAGGTTCTGGCTTAATAAAACATGCATTATCTTCAATGCCTCTTTCTTTAGGAACTACTCCATTATACCACAAGTTATTAGTTTCAATAACTCTTCCATCATTCAGCTTAATTTTGTGGAGCGCTCCGCCGAAACCGAGGAAACCTGTGTAAGTTTTAGGCTTCATGCCTCCATCATGATAACATTCGCCGTCAATGATTATGGCAGTATCATCCAAACAGTCATTCCAGAAATCTACACTAAAACATTCAGAAGAACAAAGAACTTTATTAGAGTAGCTAGACTTCTCAATTTCCTTACCACAAATTACACACTTCATAGTTTTACTCCTTTATATATAAATCTTTCATAAGCTTTTCAAATTCTTCGAGATAAGTCTCCCACTTATTCTCATTCCAGCCAGCAGTATAATCATTAGCGGACATTACATTATTATAATTTCTAAAAGCAAGGTCCTGATAAATCTTAGGAAGAGTCTGTACCCAAGCAGCAAAAGTCTTCTTAGGTATATCATAGAGTCTTTGACATGACTTAGCAATCTGATCGCCTACCTTACAGTAAGCCTTCATAAGCCCCTGTACCTTCTCAAGCTCTTCCTTATAATCGGCAGCATAGCAAAGAAACTCTTCTACCTCATTAATAAGGATTACGTTGATAAGACGCTTTCTATTGATTACATTATTATTGCGGGCGAAGTGAGCGAGAACGTAAGCAGGCGACTTAATCTTTACTCTATTGAACTGAGCATCGCATGCTACAACTCCTTCTGCATCCCAAGGGAAGTTCTCAGTAATCTTAATACAATGCTCAAGAGAGTTAAGAGGATATTGCTTAGGCAGCTTAAATCTTCCCATGTCCAAAGCACCTGCTACCTCAGACGAACAATTAAACTCTTCTCCAGTATATTTATTACGTGCGCCAAGGAAATAGATAGCAGGCTCCTCATACGGAACAACTACTCTATTGTAAGGTCCGACGAGCTCGAACATATAAGTAAGATTCTCATCGAGGTCGATAGTGAAATCATCAAAAGCCTTACGATAGATTCGAGGTGGATACAGACGATTAAGAACATACTCAAAGTAAGTTCCGAAATCAGGCATTCTAGCATCGCCAATTTCTGCCTTAAAGGCATCAATAGTTCCATTAGTAGATATATGCCAACTACCTCTATAATACCAGACCTTAATCAAAGAGCCATCTACCTTCTCAGATACAAAAGCGGTATCCCAATCAAGGTCAGGTACATAAGACTCGCCGTAGTTTCCGAACTTATTAAATGCCCAACATACAGGGTGCTCCCAATGACCCTTGCTAAAGATAATTCCTCTCGCTTCCTGTACTATGGTATTAGAAAAATCTGATCTGATTTGATCATAGTTAAAGATAATATAAGGTCCGTCTTCTTTAATCTTAATATAATAAGGCTCTGCTGCAAGAAGTTCAAGATAATCTTCATGCTCCGCACAGAAAGCACCAATATTAGTATTATACATAAGTTATACTCACTTTCCTAAAACATCAAGAGTTTCAATAATGCTCTGAAGTCTATCTCTTTCCTTAACAATGTCTACATATGAATCGGTGCAGTCATCATAGTACCAGTAGCCAGGCTTTGGGATATGTGCGCCCATACCTTCATAATACTGCATGGCCTCAAATGCTTCCTGTTGCTGCCAAGTTTTAATATGTACATAAAAAGCTTCGCTATGATCTTTTGTATTCTGAAACTTACTATCGAGCATAGTAATACCTTTAATGTTTTCTAAATGGTCCTGCCACTCCTGCGCTTCCTCAGCAAGATCAAACTCTCTGCCGTCGGACGTTTCATATGTATAAGTAGTATGAGTTTTAATCTTGATTTCTGGCATATCTTGTCACCTCATAGTTTTATTATATTATATAATACAGCTTAGAGTGTAAAAATTTAACAGCTACTCATAAAAAGAGTAGCTGTTATTTTTGTTTAAAATAAATATTAACTTTATTGTTTAGGATCCGCAAATAACCACCGGAAGTAGTTAGCTTTAGTTAGCCATGATATACCAAATAGTGCAAGAGCAATAGTTTCGATTAGCCAAATGCCACCCCACAGATTAAAAATGCTAACTGGGATAATTGCTATAAATGATACTGCCATACCGATACCACATACTCTGAAAATAACATTTCGTATCTTCTTATTTTTCGTAATATTACCGTTTGTTTTAGTAAACAAAAATATAGAGTTATAAGACAGTAAAGCAAAGAAACTTAGTGCACAAATGTTATGTAGGATACCACTAATAACTGGTACAATTTGAAAAGTGCCTACTTGGCCTAATGTAGCAAGCTCAGGCCATCTCGTTATGAGGTCTTTAGTAGCACACGGGAATATGCAAATGCCTAATGCAAATGCGCCAGCAATAGTGCAAATAATATCATCCTGCTGATCATATCCTTTATAACTAATTAGTAGAATACCTGCCGAGCCGAGAATAATCATAAAAGGCGTTATACAAGTAGGAATATAATATGTAGCAGAAATTGAATCTGGCACACCATACCCAAATATTAAGCACAGTACAAGCACAAGTAATGGTAAGGCCATACCGAGCCAGCCTAAGATACAACGTAAACGTATAGTGTTAATCATTTATCTATCTCCTTTAATAATATATTTATTTTATGTATAATTTAGCAATAAAAAATAACAGCTACCCTCGAAAAAGAGTAACTGTTAAATAAATTTTAGCCATTTAGCTTAGCAGTATTAAGTTTAGTTACTACCTTAGCGATAGCTTTCTGGTATCCTTCATCATCTCCGGTGATCTCAGTATACGGAATATTTAGTCTCTGGTATAGTTCCTTAATATCAAGACTCAGGGCATCGCTTTCCTCGGCAGTCTGATTGCGACCCTTAGGATTATAAGGCTTGGTTCTATTAATAAAGAAATTAATATTATCATAAGAATCGTAGATAGCCATAACAAGTTTAGTAAGCGGCTCTTTAATCTTTTCATTTTTAGTATAGATAATTGTAAGCGGGAGCGGACTATCGGTAACAATAACATCTACCTCGTCTCGGCACCTCGCTAGTCGATAAGACTGTTTACCAAAGACATACTCTTGACAGTTGAGTGCGGTACGATTATGCTCCCAAGTCTTATCCTTAGCAAACTCGCCTACTAGCTCGCAGTTAATACCAAGCATCTTAAGCTCGCTAAAGATTTTTGCAGCACCAGTCGACTTACCGGCGCCAGGACTGCCTGTTAAATTAACAACAATAGGTTTCTTCATCTGTACTTCCTTTCAATAATTAAACTACTTCTGGGATAGGTCGCTGTACGAAGCAGTTATCCTTATGCTTCTGAAGTTCCTTAAATATTTCTACATCTTTAGCAATAAGGATACAGCCGTGACCTTTAAGATTAATAGCAAGAAGTCTTGGAGTAAGACTATACTTAAAAGTATACTCAGAAGCCAACTTATAAATCTCGTTTACTTCTTCAAGAGCGCCACAAGGGATAGGATTCTCAGTATGTAGCATAACCGTCTCGGGCATTCCAAAGGTATCTACATAGCAATGAGCATGCAGCATGTAGTTAGCCCAAGGGAAAAGCCTATAAAGTCTAAGCTGTACAGGTGTATCTACCGAAGGTTTATAATCTCCGAAATACTTTACTTTATTATTATCTATATAGGTAGGTACAAAGCTGCTGGCATTGATATCGGACTTATCCACATTTCTTCTACTTACATAAATAATACCGTTCTCGCCTCTGAAAGAAGGAAAACCGTTCTGGCATCTAAAACTCATATTACCAAGGAATCTTTCTGTTCCTTTCGCTGGTCTAATAAGGTTATGGAAGATATCAGCACAGTCATGAGCAAACTCGAAGAACTCAGTTTCTTCCGGCACCTCTGGCACAGGAAGCTCAGTCTCCTGAATAGTAGGCACTCTAGTAAACTGAACCAGCTTCCAAAGTCTGGTAGTAAGAGCATCACAGAGCTCTGCCACACTAAGCCCATCGTAGAATACATTACCGAGCGGGTCAAAGAGCATCATATTAAACTTATCTTCTTGCTTAGAAAACTCAATAGTAAGATTTGCTTTAATTGCCAGAGCTCGGCTAATCAACTCTGCGAATGTATACTTGCTATCATCATTTCTCTTAGACGTAACAAGCATACACTTAGGATTAAGAGCCTTAACATCTCTGAGCTTATCTTCATCATTACTTACATTAGCAAACCACATAACAATCTGATAGTCTACTGCAGAAGGCAGCACTTCGTTATGTAGTCTATCTACTGTACCACCGTTGATACAAGTAACTTCATAAAAATCAATATCAGCATACTGCTTAGCTGTCTCTTCATAGATACTATTAATAAGCTTAGAAGGTCTGCCACCTTCTTTATCAAATGTTCCACCTACAATTAATACTTTATTCATACCATTAGTCCTCCTTATTTATTATCTGTTATACAGTCAGCTACATAAAGACCCATAGCGCCAGACTGGCTTAAGCCTCTACAGATACCTGAACCATCACCAATAAGATAAAGACCAGGTACCAATTCAAAAGATTCACTATGAGCAGGCTTTAAGGAATAATATTTACTCTCTACTCCATATAGAAGTGTATCAGGATTCGCTGTTCCAGGAGCTACCTTATCCAAAGCCTCGAGAGTTTCAATAATATTAGTAAGTACTCTGTGAGGAAGAACAAGCGCTAGGTCTCCAGGCGTGGCCGTCAGAGTAGGTACAGTGGTACACTGAGAAAGCCGGTGTGTAGTAGTACGTCTACCGAGCTTTAGATCTCCAAGCCTCTGTACGATCACGTTATCTTTTCCGATCATGTTGGCCAGCTTAGCGATATTCTCAGCATACTCGGTAGGTTGATTAAACGGCTCAGTAAAGTGTGTACTTGACAGTACGGCAAAATTGCAGTTCTTTGTCTTCTTAGCCTTATCTGCATAGCTATGTCCGTTTGCAGTAATAACTCCATTATTATTTTCTGCGGATACAATGCCACCCTGATTAAAGCAAAACATTCTGCAAGAATCTCCGTAGGTAGTAGTTCTATAATGAATCTTAGGTTCATAAATCTTATCTGAAAATTTCTTCCAAATAAGATCAGGCATCTCTACTCTCACACCGATATCTACAGCTCTGGCTTCTACACTTACATTAAAATCCTTGCATAGCTTCTTAACAAAGTCTGCTCCACTTCTGCCAGTAGCTACTATAACTCTTTTAGCTCCATAACTCCAAGAAACATTTCCGCGCTGTACTACTACTTCATAGGCAGTGTCACTCTTAGAAATATTTGTACAAGCAAGATTCGTCATAAACGCTACTCCGTAGTTCTCTTGAAGATCATTGTAGATAGCTAGCATAGTATCGTAGTTCTTATCTGTGCCAAGGTGTCGAACATTCATATCTAATAATGTAAGATTATTCTGAAGGCACTCTAATTTTAGGTCATCATCAGATTCATACATATCAGGGTAGTCAGAAGCATAACTACTCAAGATACTGTCTAACATATTAATATACTTCATAGTAAGTTCTTCACCGAGCTCTTCTCCTAAAGTACCGCCATAAGCAGTGCCCATGTTAAACTTACCATCTGAGAAAGCACCAGCTCCTGCAATACCATGGGTGATAGCGCAGGTCTTGCAGTGTCTGCAGGCACCTTTAGAGGAATGCATCGGACACGTTCTTTTAGTTAATTCACTGCCTTGTTCTATAACTGCAATCTTAAGATTCTTATTATTAGTAACAAGTCTATAGGCAGACATCAGACCTCCAATGCCTCCGCCTATAATTACGACATCATACATAATTAATTTTCATCTCCATAGTTCTAAATCATCTTATTATAAAGCCGACCATCGATATCAAGTCTGGCTCCCATCCAGACACTAGGGTAGTCTATCGAGAACCAGCCTCCGTCAGTTGTTCTTACAAAGTATAAAGGGTTCTTATCATAGTCTGATACTGCCTTAACAAAGTAATCTGTAGCTGTAGCAAAAAGCCAATAGCATTCAATAACTTCCTCTGCCCACTTAGACATAAGCTCAAGGTCTTCACATTTCTCAAAAGGAATAACCTCTACTATCTTAGCAGTATAATGTCTGCTCATACTTATCTTACCATCATCAAAGATATGATATTCTTTTCCTACTTCCGGAACTGACTGTAGGTTATAAGGTGTTGTATTAATAATTGTTACTGTTCCGTTACTCATCTTCTGTCTCCTCATAGTACTGCTCAGTTACTTCCAGTATAAAATCCTCAAGGTTCTCTAACGCTTCCTTTGGTGTAGAACCCCTTGCTGCAATACAAGCATCAAGAGAATCATATACGATAACTTTCTTGCGAGCTATCCATTCATCTGCCTTCTGATAGTTAGGATAAATCTCATATTCCATAGAAGTGCCCGACCAAGGATTATTTAAACAATAAACCCAATCTTTAATATGCTTCTCATCAGTAATAAAATTACCTTCGGCATCCTGCATTATCTCAACAGAATGCTCATCACCAGGCCAAATTAAGCCAACATTATAAGTCTCATTATCCTTACTCATCTTCGTCCTCTGTGCTTTCCCAAACAGTGTCTAATTCAAATTCTTCATAATTATATTCGAAGTGTTCCTTATAGCACTCTGCAATTTCCGCATATTCTTTAATAGCAGCCTCAGCTTTTTCTATAGAAGAAAATACTCCCATATTTCGTACACGCTCTTCATACTCTATTACTGCATATTCCCAAACTATATATACTTTCATAGTAAAATCTCCTTCTCCATCTTAGCTCCACAATGCGGGCAGAACTCATATCTATGATACGGAACATGTTTCTTGCACTCACTGCATTCCATCATAGTAGAAGAATAATTCTTCCAAGTTCCTTTTACCTGTTTCTTATAGCCTAAGCCGTAGATAATTCTAGCATGTTGCTGCGGTGTCGAACAATGTCCGCCTCTATCTACGCAAGTACAAATAGAATATCTACTGCAAAGATCTTTAGCTATTTCGTTAATCTGCTGTTCTTTAAGTTCTTCTGCTGAGTTAATCATTGGTCGGCCTCTTACTCATCTTAGCTCCACAATTAGAACAATACTTACAGTCAGACCAATCCCAATGTCCGCAAAGAGAACATGTAGCATCACCATTTTTCTCAGAACATTCTGCATTAACCCAAGTTCCAGTTCTGGAAGTAATATCAGGAACATGCTCCCTAGGCAACTGAGTATAAGAAACAAGCTCATCAATAAGCTCCTTTAAGCTCTCTACTGTATTACAGCCGTCATAATCAAAACCAAGTGCCCAGATAAGATGTAAACGATTTCTTAGATCAGCAACTTCTTTCTTAAGCTCGTCAATGTCTGCCTCTACTACCGGAACCTTTTCCAAGTAGTCAATCATCTGGCATATGGTATCATGATCATCCATAGACCAGGTCCGATCATCCATAGCCTTATCCAATGCTTTAAGCGCTGCCTCGCGTTCAATATATTCTTTAGTCATATCTTACTCCTTAAACACATCAGGTCCAAAATCTTCAATAAGAAGCTGTTTAGTTTCTTCTATAGCTGCAAGCCAATCTGGCTTTATATCTTCTGGATAATTAAAAAGCTTAGCATAGGCCCTACAAAATCTTATGTAGGGTTTTCCTTCAGAGTCTACATGAGAATCGTACCATCGTTCCACTCTCGGATGCTTATAATATACATCATCAGGGAGAGAAGCCAAATGCTTTTGATGCATTTCTTCGATCTCTTCTGGAGTATAAATGTCTGCAAAGAGATTTCTCCTTCCATCAGCTTTTCTAAGTTCGTCATAATAGATGGACTCCGCACGCAGAGAGAGTTTATTATGCTGAAAAGCCTTTCCATCTACTAGATGAGATTTCAAAACCTTTTGATATTCTCTTGTGTACTTATAATCATCGTCTACAAGCTCACCATTTTTCCACTTAAAACCATTACCTATACAAATAAATAAATGATCCAAGCAGTCGGCGCGTTCTTTGAATAGACCTGGATAACGATCAAACATATCTTGGATAGTAAGTTCTACCTTCATCTTAATTCTCCTTATTCATCTTTGCTCCGCAGTTTGGACAATACTTTGTCCTAACATTGCTAGCAGCATCACATATAGAGCAGGCAAGTACCCACCGTTGCTGAGGACGTGTAAATGAAAGCCATTCTCCTACCTTAGGTTCCTCGAGCTCTACAGGCTCCAAGCACATAAGCGCACCTTCAACAGCACAGACGCCATTATAGAAGTCCTCTCCTTCATGATAATAAGTAGGCTCTTTAGCGAGCTTATTAAGTATCTCATTAATATCACTTACTCTATAATACTTCTCCATAAATCAATCCTCCGTAACAGCAGTATACTTCTCAGACTTCTTTATACCATCGTCGCCATAATACTGCTTAACCAAGTCTGCAAGCTTAATAATAGCTTCCTCAAAAGTATCTCCACCACAGTCAAGGTCCCAATCGTGTGTATGGTATTGTTCACTCCAAGGACCTACTTCAAGCCAAACTTGTGTCTTAGTATTTTTTGTCTGATCATCATCGACTTCGTTGGTAAGTGGGTTTACTTTAACCACCATAATATACAAAAGATCTCTGAAGTGACGTTGAAACATTTTATGCTCCAATAGAAATTCCCAAGCATCATAAAATTCCATTAATTAATCCTCCCAATAAATCTTAGTGAAGTGATAATCTGCGACTTCTACCTTATATCCGAGAAGTCTTAACTGCTCAATCGTCCGTTCATCAAGAAGGTCTGCTCTATAGCCACATTCGTGGCCTCCTGCAATAATAGTCTCCTTAACAGCTCTGTCAATCTGTTCTAATTGATACTGCCAAGCATGCTCTTTAAACTGTCTTGCTTCTGCAGCACTAATCATATGGCAGCCTCCACTTCTCTACCTCTAAGAGCCATTTCAATATCTCTAATAGAGGCGCCTTCAGCAAGCATAGCCTTAACGATACCTGCATAGTCATAAAGAACCTTAGTTAGCAAGTCTTTATATTTCTCTTCGTCCCACTTATCAGCAGGAACGTATCTATAACAATAAAGATTAAATACACCAGGCTTTGGAACAGAATGAATACCTGCTCCTCTTGACAGAGACTCCTGTCTAAGCAAGTCAGGTCTAATTTCAAACTTAATATCTACTACAGCTTCCGGATATACATAACCAGACACTCTGATAAACATAACCTTCTCACCATCATCAGTTTCAAAAGGCTTATCGTACACTTCCCATTCCTCTATGTCATTTTGAATTCTACGCCACTTCTTAAATTCTTCTGCCGCGGGTCTATTAGAGAAAACCTTTTCAATAGCATAATCAGAATAAGACCCATCTGTAACAACATATACTTTCATATTAAATCTCCTCCAAAACACCATGAGTATTGCGAATATCAATAATCTTCTGCTGCATCTTTTCTGCCAAGTCATAAAGTTCCTTATACTCATTATAAGCTCTGCTGCCTTCACGATACTGCCGCATGGCATTCTTATTAAATACTTTATCACCTTCACAAATAACTATCAGCTCCCAGATTTCATCCGGGGTAAAGGTAATAGAAACATCTTCTTTTAATACATAACACTTAGCCACAAGCTTCTTCCTCCAAAAAATAGTTTCTTTATAATATAATACAATAGGGGATAGCCTAAAATTAAGCTATCCCGTAAGATTTTATAATTTACTTTTCACAAGGATTTTCTACTTTAAGCTGTTTAGCAAGTCTACTAATAATATCATAGGCACTCTCTGCACGGGCAAGTTTCTCAGCATCTTGTGCATCTTGGACTGCTTTATAAGCACCCATCAAAAATCCTTTAATAATAGCTTCTTCGCCTCTGGTCATATTATATCTCCTTATAATGAATCCTCTGTCATTTGTTCTAGAGCTTCTTCTACTGCTTCTTTAAAAGTAATATCCGGATTCTTAGTTTCCGGCACGTTCTGATATTCAGCATAGAGTTCAGACTCATAAACGTTTTCTACAGTTTCACCAGTCGCGGACTTAACTGTATAAGTAAACTCTCTAAAGATAAAGCCACTCTTCTTTGTGGATACTCCTGTAACCTCACAAGGAACACAAAACTTCTGTAGCTTTCTTTTATTAAACTTCGGCGGAATAACAAGTAGTCTATATACCTTATCTCCTACCTTATACTTTGGTGTTTTACCACTACTATATGTAGCTGATGCATCAAACCAACCCATATTTAAATATCTCCTTTATTAATAATAATTTGTTAATTTAATCAGTCTTCCTGCTGTATTTCCATAGAACAATCTACTGCCGGGTGTTCACAAAGCAGAGCAGAATCACTGGTAAAGTCAGTAACAATATTAACTCCATTTCTATGTATAACATTTCCATAGCCGACTAGAGTAAGTCCAACGGTACGGTCTGCAATCTTTAGAGCGTTAATATGAGCCGGCGAGAATACTTCAGCATCTATAGTAACCACTCTACCATCTTCAAGGTGAGCGGTCCCCATACCAATAAACTCACCAGCTTCATCTTTTATAGGCACTGCATTAGCCAAGCAACGTTCTTTAAAGGCAGGTTCATTAAAGGCTTTCTCAATAACTTCCGGCGAGTAGATTCTACCGTTCCTGGTACCTTTTTCCGGATATGCATATTTCATAGTAACCCTCATAGTCTACTCCTTAATAATTAGTTATAATAACCTCTTTACCCTTTCTAAAGCTCCTCAGTTCTTTCATTCTAGCGTCTGCTTCGGCCTCGGTTTCAAAGCCGTCTTCTAAAATTACAAAGTTAGTGGAAGGAAGCCAATGCCAACAGATAAGCTGCTTTCCTGTTTTAAGTTCTTCGCCATAGATATAATAGCTAGCTAGCATAAGAGGTTTCTTTTTACGAGCGAAGTATTCTACTATGGCATACTTTGTTTCATATGGTGGCTTGTAATGAACTTCTACTTTAGCTGCGTTTTCTATAGTATCTTCCAGCTCAGCAAATAACTCATAGCACCTCAGGTAATCACAATCCGTTGCAGAACACTTATGCTTGTTTCGTACAGGTCTTTCTTCTGGATGCTTACAGAGATAACATGGGCTTGCGAATTCAAGGTTATCCGGATTATGCGTGTATCTAATAAACTCTTTCATTAAAGCTCCTCTAATTCTTTATTAAGTTTCTTAATCTTATCTCTGCAATAATCCTCTATAAGCTTCGCAAGCTCCGGATCAGAAAGACTGATTTCTGTACCATAGTTTCCACCAGATCCAATATAAGCATGTCTTCTGAATAGCTTAAACTTCTGCCAAGGAAAGGACATTGCAAAAGCTATCGTCCTATAAGTACCTATCTGATGTTCAAGCTCTCTTGCTCTATCTAAAGTTTCTTTCTTCATTATATCTCCTCTAACTCTTTAAGTAGTTTATCAAGCCTAAGCTGAACAACAGCAATTAGTTCTTCTTCAATAGGTTCTCCATAGGCCTGAGCTATTTCTTCTAATGTCTGTAGACCTGTGATATCATCTATTAAAGCTTCATAGGTTTCTATCTTATAAAGTAAGCTAGATACCTGAAGCGCTTTCTCTCTTGTCATATAGGTTCTCTCTTAGATATTATATAGAAGCACCTACTACTCTAAGGTTGCTGCGACACAAATTGAGGTGGTCTCCATCTTTATAAGTAACTCGCTGTCCACGGACAGTTCTCATAATCTTTGCAGGAAGAGACTTATGCTTACTACCAGTATCATAGGCGACAACTCCTCTTGGATACGGATGATCAAGAGTCTGTCTTGTAGCCCACACGGATTCATCAAAGTAATCCTCGCAGTTCATTCTAACTACCAAAGGCTTAGGCATTGCATACTCCTGAATCTCAAAGTGAACCTCCTTGCGAGTAAGCTTTACTACTTTATTCTTAGGCACTTCCCTGCGACCGGTTTTAAAAGTAATAGAACCATCATCATTTAATCTAATGTTTTTACACTGCTTATCCATAATCATTTCTCCTTAGTAAAAATCTTATATTATATAATACAATCTCAGCGAATAAAATTTAGAAGTAAAAAAAAGAAAGCCCATCTTTTTAATGAGCTTTCTAAATATATTATCAAAGTATCTTATTCGCCATATACATAAATACGCTTAAGCAAGGGCTTTAGTACTCTATACGTTTCTGAGTCTTCAAAGTAGTGAGTTCTACCTTTATATTTTGGAACATGATTAGGGTGCGCTTTGGAAAGGAAGTTATAAAGTGATAATTCGAATGTTCCGTAGTCTGCAATCAATAGTCCCCGATAGTCTTTTTCTGGGTCGTAGTTTCTGTACATTGCAAAGGTTTCATCTTCAGGGTCATCTTCGGCTTCTTGCTTGAGATCTTCAAGTTCATAGTTTTCTAACTCGAAGTCTGTACACTTCGGAATTCCGCAGGTAGTTAATTCGTACTCAGCGGGAGACTCTATGTAAAGTTCGTCCTCTGCAATTTCTATCATCATATCGTGATTAAAATCTGCTGCGTTAGCTACTAAGTAGAAATTCGGAGCAACAACTAAACGTACGCCTTTCATACCAGAAGAACTTAGATTCTTCATAAAGTTTTTAAATTGTACTGCCGAGTCCGAGAACCAAACGCGTCCGTCGTAGTCTTCAGACTTATACCATTTTTCATTAAGACTGCTATTCTCGTTAATGCTACCGAGTCTTTCATATAATTTCATAAAGCTAGTTTCAACCATTTATTATACCTCGCAATAATATATATGCTACCTAATTTAGCAATAAAAATTACCGGCCACTTTTAGTTGACCGGTAATAAACAAAAGACAGCTATTCAATTATTAATATAAAAGTACCTACCTCCCTTCTCAATGCGACATTAATATGATCTGGATAAGCATTAGTCCAGAGTTATTATATCACAGTAAGAAAGGTTTGTAAATATATTTTTTAGTGTACTCTCTTAATGCCACCGAACCGAGCCATGACTACTATATCACCGAACTCAGAGAACATAGGATTAGTCTTATTCCAGGTATAAGAGAAAGCATAGAACTCACGCTGATTAAATGATCCGATAACATCTTCAATACTCTCTGCACTCTCAGGTACACAGAGCATAGACCAGGTTTCGCCTAAGTCAGTAATCTCATGAGTTAGCGCATAAACAAGACAGCCATACTCCTCTTCTACTTCCTTCATCTTATTATAAATCTCAGGTTCCTGATCTACCCAGAAGCCGGCGAACTGTTCAAAGAAGCAAGGGGTTCCTACCTTAGACTTAAACTTTCTGATATAGGGTTTGTAGATATCAAGCATCTCCAGACACCTTACTGCGAGTTCCTTTTGTTCCATCTTATCCATAGACGTATCCTCCTAATTATAACTGATTATAAAAGTCCTTAAGAATTTGCATCTTATGTTTCAGCTCTTCCTCAGAACAATTATGTAGCTTCTCAAACTCAGGTGACACTTGAGCACCTAAGAAAGCAGAGTGTAGAATCTTACCGTAAGCTGCGATAGCATTACCGAGTTCCTGCTTAAGCTCTTCTGAGATATTCATATTAGTTAGTATGCTCCCTGTAGTATTCTTCCGGCGTAACAGCCCACTGCCAGGACTGATCTGCAAACAAGTATCTCTGGAATTCATTATAGATCTTCTGAGCATACTCGCAAGCTGCTTTATAATCCTTCTTATTAAACTTAAATCGCTTACCTAGGTTATTATGATCACAGTATCCATCTTCCATAACATCGAAGTAGATCATATGAGAGTCATCTTCATTATAAGTAAATCTGCCATATACATCTGTCGGGGTTGTGAAGAGAGTAAACTCATATTCTTTATATGTTTCTTCTTCATGCCCCTCTCCTGTAGCTCTGTCTACATAAGTATACTTCTCAGTAAGAGAAAGCTTCTTAAGCCACTCATATGGCGGGAACTTAAGTTGTGCATAATTCATATTCATAATAGGTTACTCCATAATAAAATCTAAGTTCTTACATTCATCGAGCCAAGTAAACATAGGCTGGAACTTATCTCCTTCGAAGTATCCCAGGGAATAGTAAGCATAGAAGTCGCTGTCATTACATTCCTCGTACAGGATATTACACTTCTCTGCAAGGATATAATCCCCGTAAGCATTTAGGTCAAGCTCATAGTAATTATGATTATAACTCGATCTTTCTTTCAGATGGGTCATTGCTTTCTTATCTAGCTCAAAGCTAAAAGTTACTCTTCTTGGATACATCGCTTCCTCCTTAGTCTAACTTAAATACTCTTTTAAACTCAGCAATCTTTTTATTCTTTCCGTCTATGATACCGTAGCCATAAGCGTGCAGAAGCCCCTGCATAACTACAGGTCTTACATCTTCTGGAATAGCTCCCATCTGATTCTGAAGTTCTATAACTACCGGACATACAGGTTCAGCCCACTCGCTATAGGTTCCATCTGAGCACTGCTGAATGATCTTTCCATCTTCATACTTATACCAGGTATCTCCATACATAAATTCAAATGTCATTTGTAAAACTCCTTAATTAAGATTCTTAAATCTTTCAGCCTCATCTTTTGTGTAATAGAAGTAAGGGTCAATCTCAGGATACAGATTAACCTCAACTACTTCAAAGTTCGCGGGGGTGATATCAGTCCGGTACCAACCGCTCTCCAGACAAGTCTGAATATGGTCTACTGCCTCTCCGGCAGTTTCAAATACAGAGTCCTCGAGAAAGAAGCCGTGTCTTCCATGACTCAAGATACTTCCTTTACTTATATAAGTAAAACCGGAATACTGCTGGTCAGTAAGTTTCAAGACATAAGCCATAAGTTAATCTCCTTCACAAAAGTCATAGGGATGGGAAATCCCAAGGTCATCAGCTAGGTGACGCAGAGTATTAAACTCACGATAGGCTGCCACCTCTTCCTGACTAATGGTAGGAAACTGAGAAGATCTGGGTTGCTGTTTACCCAGTAGCTTTGCGGCTAACCAATCATTATGAGCGACATGTAGATAGTGTAGAATCATCTTCTTTTCATTTGCTCTCATATCAATTCTCCTTAATATACATAGTAGCAAGCCTCATAGTTTCTGAGGTCTTATATTCTTTCGCATGCTCCGGAGTATCAACTACTACGATATGTTCTTTTCCGTTGTAGCTATCCTTATAGATAAGTAAAGCTACCTGCTTCTTTTTAAAGCCGTCTTTTAACATCTGCTTAGTATCCATAGTCAGTCCTCCTGCTCCTTGTACTGAATAGTAATATAAAGTTCGTTTTCTGCTCCTACCGGAGTAGTTTGCCAGCTGACGATTTCTACATCAGGATTTTCTTCTAACCACTCATTTAACACTGTAGCAGTATCCTTAACTACAACACCATATACTCCGCCATAGCAAGGTCTAAAGGTTATAAACTTAATCTTCATCTTAAAACTTCTCCTCTGTAGTATTCTTTAAACCACGAGCTTCATAAATCTTATGCAACACCTGCCAAGATAAACGATAGCAAGGGACATCCTCAAGGTGTGCTTCTTCTAGTCTTGCAATCTTGCTGACACATCTATCATGCAGAAACTGTAGTTCTTCTTCTGTAAGTTCTAGCTTATACATTTAAACCTCCCGTATTACCAAAGCTTTATCACAAATGTACTGAGACACATTTATCTCAATTGGATTAATTGGTTTTACTTCATATACTACAGGCTTGCCACCGAATTTAGAAGCACACTTTCTAGCATAAGCTTCTGCAGACTTTTTGAGAGGTGTAACAAATACACAATCTAAAAACTTCTTTCTAAAATCTTCTCTCAGTACAGCTGTATCCACTGGAGGAAGAATTTCAGTAAGTCCCGCTATCGATGTTCCGTGATAGTAAGTCATTAGTTAATCCTCCATATCAGAGTAGTAGTCATCTTCATCTCTGTACCAGTACTTAGGATCAATAAGTGACTGACCGAACAGGTTGTACCACTTTCCGCACTCGCACTGTACAGCTCCGGCATGGTCACAGTCGAGGGTAAGTTCCTTACCACAAGAGCAGATACCAAGAGCCGGTTCCATATAGGTCCATTCGTGCTTAGTAAATTCTCCCTCTGTCAGCCGTTTATCAGTGAGGCAAGCTTCGTAGTTAGCCAACATCTCTCGGCCCATACAGGAGAAATCTGGGTCACCGTGGCAAGTAGCAGGAAAGGTGAAGCCAGCTTCAGGATCATCCTTGTATCTATATTCGATTGTATAGTCTCTGAACTTAAGGGGTCTTCTTTCTCTGATTATCTTAAGCATTATGTAATCCTCCCTGATTTATTCTATTTATATTATACCATACATTTCTTATTTTGTAAACCCCTTTGATGAGTTGTTAATAAATTGTTTACAAATAAAAAAGAGCCGCATAATATTATACGACTCTTATGTAGCTATTAAAGCTGTTCTGCTACTTCGTCAATAAATTCTTCTGAAAGCTCACCAGCTTCTATACTAAATAGTTTAGCGACATCTTCTATAAACTCGATAGTTCCGGTTCCGTAGAAGTAGGCTTCCTTTTCCTCATCAGTTAATAGAGCCCAAACCAATAAACATAATTCTTTAAGTCTTCCCGTCTTCATATTATATACCTCACTTTTTATTTTATACTTTATCTTTTGTATCTAAGCAAATTATCTATGGAAAGTAAGGGTTCTAACTGTTTTAAGTTCAGGTTCTTCGTCGCCGGTGAAAGCAGAGTTAAAGTTAAGTACTTCAGTGATCTTCATAGGACTTGGCCAGCCGCCGAGAGTCATGCTATTCGCCTGCTCTGCTTTATGTAGAGCCTCTTCGATGGTATCCGAGAAATCATACTCTATCATTTCTTCTAACCAATCTACTGTCGTGCAGCCTAGGTCAGAATCCTTAAAGGTTAAGAAAACATCTTTAGTTAAGAAATCATCTGTTACAATAATAAAAGTCTTTCCATTTCTTTCCATATTAAATGCCTCACATTCTTTTATTTTATATTTATATTATACTCCATTTACCGATATTTGTAAATAGAAAAAGTGCACTGGATTTTAATAGTTTCCCGTGCACTCTTATTTAATTAAAAGGTTTCGACATTAAAGTCTACATCGGTAATCTCTACTATCGGACCAGAGAAGGTAGGAGTATCCGAAACACTCAATACCTTAAATCTAGTAGGATAGTTCTTAATGAGATTACTGTGAGAAAGGATTCTGAAGCATTGTCCTTCCTTCATCTCAATAGTGGATTTGAACTCGAGGTTCATCGGCCAGTGACTGGATTCTACTGTGTAATAAAACATATGTTGTTCTCCTTAATCTTCATCGTTGAAATCTTCTTCATCATCTTCATCGTCACAGAGTTCAAGAAGCTCTTCATACTCAGCTTTCATTGTCTCAATAAACTTCTTGTCTGCGAGTGCTGCGGTTCTAACCTCTACAGCATTAACTTCTTCTTCATCTGCAAAGACATTAATAAGTCTATCAAGCCACTCATCAAAATCTTTACATTCGGAGAGACAGTCCGTTTTTTCATTTTGTGTTGCGCTCGTATAATCTTTAAAGTCAGTACAGAATAAAGCTTCGTAGAACTTGTCGATAAGTTTTGTGTTAAACATAATTCAATCTCCTTCTAATTTTTTTAGTTTGTCGTTCTTATTTCTTATGTATTTATTATAACATGTTTTCCATAATTTGTAAAACCCTTTTTCAAAAAAAAGTTATTACCAAATTGTAAACATTTAGATAACACCAATATCTTTGAATTCATTTATTAACCCGAATCTTCTTCCTATATGCCGGAAGAAGAGCGACATTCCTCTTAGCTGGCTTTCATCTAAGTGAGCTTCTTCTGCCCAAGCTTTCCAGGTACTCGCGAGGTCTCTGAACATACACTTCCTGGTACTGTAATAAATAACGTATCTACTCATTAGTATTCTCCTTTATTATATTATACGATATAAAAAGAAAAAGACCGCAGCAACGGTCTTAAAAGAAATAAGATAAAATTAACTTTAGAAAGGAGGCATCCGAACTTATTTACTTTTATTATGACAAACGAAGGAGGCGAACGAACGCTGCGAGTGGTCTTATATGAACACACTTATTTTTCGAAAAAGGAGGGAGGTGAAAAGAGAAGAAAGAAAAGAAATATACCTAAGTATCAAACGCACCGTAACCCTCGCAACGTTCTGTTCTATAATATTATACGGCATTATTTTCTAAATTTTGATACTACTCCCTAAATTCTTTTTAGCCGAGCAGCTTAGTGCAGGACTCTACTGTATGGAACTGCCCGGTGTATTGCTGCTGAAACTGATTCATTGCATGTTGTCTATCTACGGCTTCTACAAGAGCAACACCTCTTGCTCCATTATTCATAATAGTAGGAACGTAAACAATCTTCCAAGTTTCATATTTTCCAAACATAATTTTTATTCTCCTTTTGTTTTTATATTTTATTATACGATATCAATTACTTAGACTCTTAGTCTATTCCATATTTCTTTTTAAGCTCAGTCAGCAGCATAAGGATCTCGCCACAGGTTAGTCCACGACCAAGCCAATAGCTATAGCTCTCGTGGTAATCTATTGACTTATGCTTTTCCCGAGTCTGTCTATACCCTTCTCGTTTCTCCTTAATAACTTCTTCGAGGTCATCTAAGATCTGTTGTGCAGCGCAAAGCTTACCGGCTTCGTAGCCTTCATCATAAGCGGCTTCGCGTGCAACTGCTTCAGTAAGCCAATTGCTCATTCTCTGTCCTCCTCGTACTCCGCCATGATTCTTTCCCACTCACAAAGAAAGAAGGCAGCGGCAGCATCTGCAGAGTCGTCCCACTCGAGAGGGATGCAGGTGTCGTCTACATTGCCGAAAGAATCTGTCGGCATGTTCATAGTATCAAAGTCTGTGTAAGCGTAAGGTCCTTCGTTCTTTACGATCTTAACACACATCACATACTCAGGCTGAGACTTACTACAGCAGAAGAGATCTGAGTAGTCTTCCTTAAACATCTTCTGCCAACCACCGACGATAGAGAAAGGTTTGTCTTTAGTATCCTTAAACCAAGAGATAAGAAGTTCGTGATCACCTTCTGCAAACTGCTTCAAGCTTTCGATCCATTCAGCGAGGTTCTTGATAGTATTATTAGTAGTATTCATTTGTATATGTAATCCTTTCTTTTATTTAAATTTTTCCGCCGTAGCTTTTATATCTTTCTGCTGCTGAGCTTCGTGAAAGCGAAGTATATAGCACAGAAACTTCTTCTCGGTCTGACCAGCCTGTAACTCTCCAGTAACGAATCACAGAGAAGAGCTCGAATTGCTCTACCAAAGAAACTGATTCGTAGATATAACAATCATTTCCAGGTCGAGAAAGATCAGTAGTAGAGATAACCTTCATAGCTTAATTCCTCCAGCCGTACTTTTCGTTCAAGGCATCATAGTTATGAATCCAGTTGCAAAGAATCTCCTGAGACTCTTTCTCAGAAAGTTCAGGGCAGAACTCCTTCAGGTAAGGCGAAGCGCCGAACATATTACAGACTCCGGTTCTTCTGATACCTTCGAGCACTTTGTAGTATTCTTCCCACTCTTCTTTAATAGGATACTTCTCATTTTCAGACATTCTTTCTGTCCTCCTTAATCTTTATTACATATATATTATAACACATTTTATTCATTTTGTAAACTGACAAATTACACAAAGTTTCAGAAATTTAATAGTCTCGTCCTAGTAGTATTGTACAAGAAGCTGTAAGAAGCCCATTAACCTTCTCACATCTGAAATCAATTACCTCTCCGGCAATCACATGATCGTCTATTACTAGTTGCTGCGTAACGTGGAAGAAGTCTAGCTCCAGTAGTTCTTCAGAGAGGGTGATCTGATCCACCCTAACATCTACAGTATCCCAGCAGATAGAGTAGTGTATGCACTTAGTATCCTTTAGCAGTTCCTGCCGCGTACCTAAGAAGAAGCCAACCCGTAAGTTGACTCCTTTTAGATCATGTAATATAAGTCTATCTTCTTCTAGTATCATAGCTTCACCTTTTCATAACCATGCTCAGACTGCTCTTCATATATACGCACTTGTTCGTAGCAGCCGCCATGCAGCATAGAACCGATTACTACAAAGTTAGCAGCATTACTATTACCGCTTACGATCTTCATAGCTCTACCGCCACCAGTATAGTGTACAATAATCCATTCACGAAAGTCCATAACATCAATATAAAGTTTTTGATAGACTTCATATTCGACACCTTCTACGGAAGCACAGCCGGGTCTTACTTGAAATGCGTAGCCTAGGTTTTCAATAAACTGTTTCTTCTCTCGATACATGTTAAGCTTTTCTTCCGAAGTCATAATAGTAATCCTCCTTTACATCATAGAAATCATGAGATACTACTTGAGAATGCATCTCACCGTTCTTTTCAAAAAGATTCTGTATAATGAAGTAATGCTCATCTTCATATACTGTCAGAAGTTTGAACGCACCAAACTTAGGTGGAATCTTTTTAATAACTTCTTTAATATCATCTACATTCTCACAGTAATCAAATGCCGCGCGAACTGCAAGGATAGTTCTCATTGGTGATGTAATAACCTGACGAAGCTTTACATTCATAATATGTAGTCCTCCTTATTTATATTATGAATACATTATACAAAGTTTATTTTATTTTGTAAACAGTAATACTGCACAAAGATTACTTAATTATCTAAACAAATCTACTAATAAAATAAGGCTGACCGTAGCCAGCCAAGGTTTATCTGTATCATATTTAAATAAACTTCTAATATGTTTTATAAGCCTAATAACTATGTATGATAGAGAAGATTCTAGATTGTTCTATGTTAAATACTTTTATTAGTAACAATCACTGTCATCACCATCATAGTCATACCAGTCGCCTTCCTCATCATAGCGAGAAAAGAAAGGAATCGCTTCTTGTACTTCACGAAAGTGATCATATAAATCTGACTCATCTTCTTCTGTTTCACGATCAAACTCTTCTTTGTCTACCTCGACAATATCGTATCTTCCGTCTCCCTCTCCGAGATTAAGAGTCATAGCGAGATGGCACGGAGTTTCGTTAGGTAGAGTCGAGCTAACGTAGAACTCGTCTTCAGTGTCATCAACATTAGTTACCTTAAAGTATTTCATAGTTTGTCTCCTTACAGCAAAGTTAAATCATTTGTTTCTTCATCATACCAGAGTTCTACATTAGAAGAGTTTTCATCAGTCCCACTGAAAGTAATAGTAGCAGTCGGCTCTACCTTCATGAGAAGTGCCTTAAGTTCTCTAACATTTCTTGCTGCTCCAATAAATTCCATCTTAATTTCCTTTCTGTTGTGTAATAGGATTAGAGAGTCTGCGATAGATAGTACCGAACTTAAGTTCCAGATCTTGCAGCCAGAGCAAAAGACTTACATCAGCAGTCTCTGCTGCTACGTAGTCTATAATCTCTTGTAGATCTTCTTTAGCTTCCTCAAGAAGCTGAGCAGTGGGTTTAATCATCGCAGTTCTCCTTTTTCTGCTTTAAGCTTTTCATAAGCGGCTCGACACTCTTCCTCAGTAGCGAAGACAGTCTTGCCCCAAGTATGAGTCTTGTTAAAGCTCTGGTGACCTCGAAGCTTAATCTGCACACTTCGAGTGGAGAAGCCAACCATCTGTACCTTATCTTTTCCCAAGGTGAGGGCCTTTCCATTGTAGAGCTCTATGTACCATACGTCATCTCCGGGATAACAGGGGAATTCATACTTAATCATTTTCTTTTTCCTCCAGCTCTGTAATCTTACACTTGAGTCTTTCTACAGTATCATTAGGAATGAGTCCCATGCAGTAGATAAGGAATCCCATTGTGAGTGTCATAACTACTGCTACAAGGCAAAGACCTATAGCTGTCCAACCTGAAGTTTCTGAGATAGCGACGAACCCGTAGTACGCGGCTATGCCAAAACAAGAGCTGCAGCACGAGAGCAGGAAAAACAGAAAGCCGGTTCCCAAGTTCTTAAGAAACTGTTTCATCTTTAGTTTCCTTTCTTAGGTTCAAACTGCGGACAAGGTTCTACAGTCTTTTTCTTGGCCCTTTCTTTCTTACACTCCTCGCACAAAGCTTGAAGCTTTTCGAAATCTTCTTCCGTCCACTTATTCGGAAATACATACTTATCTGTATAATACATCTTTCTTTCCCTCCAACTTCTTAAGTCTTTCTTCATACTTCTTCATGATCTCGCGGTCGATCTTGTTTGCTGCTACGAGTTCCTGCACGAGTTCATACATCTGATCATCTCTCTCCTGTTTCTTTTCGAGCAACTTGATTTTTTCTGCGTTGTAATCTACATAAGACAGGATCATCCAATAGACAAAAGAAACTGTCCAAGCTACTACCATAAGCTCGTCGCCCTGAACCATATTAACTATCACGATAATTATAGCTCCGAGAGCCATAGCCAGATTAAACCACTGTGTTTTCCAATAACTTACCATATCAATACTCCTTAAACGTAACTGCAGCAATCTCAGCAACTGAGACAGTCATCTTACCGAAAGTGATGTTCTGCAATCTAGGCTCTTTGTAACCAAGACTGTTTTCGATACCTCGGCGCATTTCATTGATTGCGGCGAATGCTCTGTTATTCTTCTTATCTATCTTTACTGTATCCTTTACTACAACCCCGGACTTGAGGATACAAGTCATCGTTACTTTCTTTTTCATATTAGTTCTCCTCGTATGTAAATCTTTCTACTTCCATATCTTTATTAGTACGAAAGCCCATGTACTCATTATTATACAACGCGGCTCCGCACCATTTTGCTATTCTCTTGCTGGGAGCATCTACGAGGTACCAGATGCTGTGGTCTTTCTTTAAACTTACTTTATAAACTTTAACTTTCATTATTAGTCCTCCCACTTAATCAGAATGTAGTTGTCGTAACCGTTAGGTCCGTCATAGTAAACGTGCTCTGCTTCGAAGCCCTGCTCCTCAAGCTGTCTTACTACTTCAGCTCCGGCTTTCTCAGGATTAGGAACTCCCTCGAAACTTACTGTAGTATTGAAGTGTCCGTTGTTGATTGCATCTTGAATTGGGATTCCGGTATTGTTGATAATAAACTCTTTAGCCATAACTACGAGTCTGTCGTTAGTTGCGGCTCTCGCTTCTTTTGCTGTCATCATTCGTCGTCCTCCTCAGTCATCTCATCTGCTAATTCAGATAAACATTCATTTATAAATATAACAGTGGCTTCCCTTGACCACTTAAGTCTGTTCACCCAAATTGGATCTTCAGCAGTCATGTTGTCGCACTCATCTATCCGCTCAAATAAATAATTACGAATCTTATCTGCAAACTTATTAACCGCAGCCAACTCTAATTTACGAAGATCTTTGTCTTTCATTATTCGTCCTCCGGCATAGTAGAGTTAATCATTCTTTTTCCACAATGTGGGCAGAACTTAGAATCCGTACTCGTTCCAGAGTAATCGTTCAAGGCGGCATACTCGCAGTTAGAACAAGTATAAAAGAAGTTATCTTCGTGGAAGATCCACTCAGCTTCAGTATCCTTGAGTTCCTTAGGTTCGACTACTGCGATAACTTCCCAAGTTACGTCTTCTGAAATCTTATTTCTCTTCCAGATCCAAGTAGCCTGTTCTTCTGCCTTTTCTTTCCAGTGGTAAATCTGCGCTTTTCTGATCTGCTCATCGAAGAGGTTAGCACCACACCAGTAAAGCCCACCAGAAGTTTTGATTACCCAATTTCCTTTAGTCTTCATCTTAAGCCTCCTCGATTACAAGATTTTCAAGATCATAAATTTCCATACTCGTGTTCATAGCATCGAAGAAACATTTCTTCATTGCTCTCAGGTCATCAGGGGTAAGCTTAGCAGAGAAAGAAATTCTGTACCACTTGGCTTCCTCAAGAGGAAGAACCTCAAGCTCAGACTCACCAGAATCTCCTGTATCGCATTTTGTCTCAGGGCCCTGCAAAGTATCAACCCCTACTACTTCGTCGCGGCACAGCGAGTTTTTGGAAGCCTCAGAAGCGAGACCTACAAAACAGTTCTCTTTATAGAAGCCTGCACAACCGCCAAGAGCATAGGCAGGACCGTTGTAATCCCTTCTCTCAACAATCTCTGCAGCAGTTATAAGTACCTTAGTACCCATAACATCAGCCCAATGATAATGCTTAGGCTTAAGTTCTACAGTATCGCCTACGTTATACTTATATGTGATGTTTCTCATCTCTTTAATTCCTCTCTGATGTTAATTATGAATTCAAGGCCATATAAAGTATAGTAGCTACCTCAGGGTCTCCACCTGCCTCTGCACGAAGGTCAGCCATCGTGGCGAGCCTCTCGAATACAGTTTCAGGGAAGACTTCATCCTTGACTCCGTTAATATAATAATGAGGCTTGTCGTTATAGGGCGGAGCGAAGCCTGTAATTCTCGCAACTGTTCCTGCTTTCTCCACGAGTCCGCAGGAAGGATTAGTGAACTTAGATTTGAATTTTACGTAGTTTCCTACCTTATACTTATAATTAAGCATCTTTTGTAATCCTCCAAGTTTCGTTTACATTTATATTATACAACACAATTATTACGTGGGTATTATATAAATGTAAACGAATTGTGAATATGTAAAATTATTTACGTCCGCAGTTAGACCAAACTACTTCGTTGATATCATCGTCGTCTTCAGGCATAAAGGTTACTTCAATGCACTTCATACCAGAAATCTTCTCTGCCTCAAGTCTTTTCGCGGCTTCGATAGCATCTTCTTTGTTCTTGTACGCACAAGCAGGCTGGAGGTCATCTTTAGTTTTGCCGGCGAACAAAAGGTAATCAAACTTCTCAGTCATCTTCTCATTCTCCTTTCAATTTCTATAATTTCTTCAACGCTAATACTTTTGTAGTTTGGCGTTTCTGGGCTATAGAAGATCTGAGTATAGATAACTACTTTGGAGCACTTCACAAGAGTAGCCTCCATTTGTTGAGCATATTCTTCTGTGGGGCAGCTGGCATAAAGTCTCCAAGCTTCCTCATTAGAATAACGTACAAGAACATGCCAAGGATCAAGCTCTTCGGGTTTTTCATACTCCTCTTCTTCATAGTCAAACTCAATTCCATTGGCATCAAGCATTTCTTCAACTTCATCTTCAGACATCCGCTTAAGACACATCATCACAACGTCTTTAGGATCGAGAACGCACTCATCGATCATCTCGAGAATTTTATTAGTTGCCTTTCTTACGTCCATATTAGCTGTCCTCCTTAATTTGAGAAGTGGCACTTAGGCCACTTCGTATTCTACTGCGTTTGCGATTGCGTTCAAACAAAGTTGAAGAATCGCTTTCTTAGTTCTGCAGTTACGAAGATGGTGGATGAACCGGGGCTTTGCATCTTTATTAAAGAACGCAGGCTTAATGAGCTCAAGGATCCAAGACTCAAGTTCGTCTTTGGTAGTGTAGTCGTCGTTAGCGTACTTGTAGATAGTCTCAATGTTTTCGATGAGCATCTTAGTGTAGCAGCCGTTTACTTTGGTAAGGTTAATAGTATCTTTCATTGTCCTTTTCTTCTTTCGTAAAATAAATATTACGTAAGACTCATTCGTTCTTACATTATATATTATATCACACTTAAAAAATAATGTGTTACGAAATTTGTTATATTTTGTAAACAAACTGCAAATAAAAAAGAGCTATGAAATTTTTGATGTTTCAAAGCTCTTCTATTATTATTTAGTTTTCTTCGGTTTCGTCGTCAATTACTGATTCAGGTGCAGTAGTTTCAGGCTCAACTACAAAAGAAAACATAATATTGCACGCAGCAGTTATAGTACCTTCGACTTCTACGTACGGACGTGAATCGTAGCCAAATTCCCCCCAGTACTCATAATGTCCAATACCGCCATCTTCGTGACTAGTTGTATCAACGTCAATGTCAACGACATCCTCTGCATATACATCATCGATTTCTACCGAAACCTTGTATCCATCGATAACAGTAGAAAGAGTCTTAAATACTTTCTTTGCGTCCTCAGAGATAGTGTCATAGTAGTCTACGTATGAAAGGTCGGGTGAATATGCTTCATCCTCATCTCCGACTTGCCAAGATGCATCACGCGGAACATCAATAAACTTAGCGTATTCAACACCAATATACAAGTTACCAGTAAGGTCACTTGTTTCCACGAAAGATAACTCAAACTTTGTATCTGAAATAAAGATACTTTCAGAGTTAATCTTTTCCAAAAGTTTTACAGCAAACTGCTCAAGCTCTGTTTCTGATAAAACATTAAAATTCTCTATTACTGACATAAGTATAATCTCCTTACGTTATTATTAAAATTTGGGTAAATTTAATACTAAATAATTTAGCATTAAATTTACCCGTTAGTTTTCTAATTATGCGAGACCAGCTTCGAAAGATGCAAGGCAGTCAGCAGGTACGTGGCTTCTGATCTTTTTTACGTCCTGCTTCTTACCGAACTGAAAACCGTAGTTATCTACGAGGGCCCAGACGAAAGAAGTATCCGTGATAGACTTTCCGGTAGGATTAAGCTTGTCCTGAAGAAAGGCAGGAATAAGCTCAGGCTTCTTAAGCGAAATACCAAACGACCAAGTCCACTGAGAAGTGTAACCGGCAGGTCCTTTCTTCTTAGAGTCAACCACGCGACAAGGTGCTTCCGAACCAAAGTACTTCTTAAAGGCACCTTCGAGATAGTCAGGCAGAGCAGCACTCACAGTACCTGCATGCTTTACAATGTAACCGAGAGAGTAATAGAACTCGTTGGTAGTGCTCGTAGGCATCACAGTCTTAGAGAGGTCTTCGAAGTCTTTGATCGCCTTTGCTTTTGTAGCTTCATACTTCTTCTCAACTTTCTTTTCTTCAGCTGCTTTCTTCTCAGCTTCGTGCGCCTGCTCACGTGCTTGGCGGTCTGCAAGCCGCTGAGCCTGCTCACGTTCGATAAAGTCTGACTTAAACGTAGTCTGGAGTTCGAGAAGAGTGTCAAAAAGAATTTCAGGCATCTCGAGAAGATTGTTCGCAAATGCCATATCAAGAGAAATGGTCTTCGTGCCGGCAGCGAAATCGATAGTAGCATACAAGCTTCCACCAGTCAAAGGTGCCTTAACAAAGGTAAGCTGACCTTCTCCGTAAGTTCTATGCTTAACAGCATAAGGGTAAGCAAGTGCAGCGAGATCGGAGTTGATAGCATTGCGAAGTGCTTCAGAAGTTTCATAGCCAAGGGTCTCATAAGTAGTCATAGCAAGTTCCTCTTTCGTAAAATATATAAATGTACAGTTATTTAATAATTTATTAAATTGATAATTTATTAGAAATCAGCCTCAAGCTTATCGGGTCTGAAATCTTTGAAGATCGGGAAGCGAAGCGAAATTCCACCATTTGCATTTGTGGTTTCTTCAAAATAGGAAATTTCCGCTACCTTTCCGACGAAGTCAGAAGGCTCGAGCCAGATGAGTGCTCTGAGCTCATCAGAGAAACCGGAACCGACCTTAACGATATTGCCATCTTTGTATCTTACGTGGATTGCACCGAGAGTACCGGCAAGTCTGCCACTACCTTCCTCGTATCCAACGATCTCGAGATCAAGAGTGGACATCTTCTTAACCTTAAGGAGGAAGTTAGTTCTCTTAAACTCATAGGGTGCGAGAGCAATATTGATCATAATGCCTTCTTCCTTGTTAGCGATTGCTTCATCAAGAAGTTCGGTAATCTTAGAAGTATCCTGCCCCATATAGAGAACAGGAAGAGGCTCGAAGTACATAAGACCACCAGATGCACTAGCCATAACATTACTCAGCATCTGTCTACGCTCCTCCCAAGTTCTTTCGCATCTTTGTGCTCTAAACTCCTCAGCGAGCATGCAGTCAAAACAGATCATCTTAAGTCCATGCTTTTCACCATCTGATCTCGTAATCTTCATTGCTCTCTTATATGCTTCCTTAGAAGGGATGCCCTTGTTATCAAAGATAGTAATCTCGCCGTCAAGACAAAGTCCGTTAGGAAGTTTCTCAAGCATCTCATGCTCAAGATCAACAAGACCTTCATATCTCTGACCAGCACGAGTATAAAACGAAACTTGCCCGTTTTCCTTAAGAGCAATAATACGACCGCCGTCAATCTTAGTTGTGATAGCGAAATCCTTTCCTTCTACATACTCCGGCTTATCGAAGTACTTATTCGCCAGCTGTACATCGAAAGTAGGAATCAAACAAGGAATTACGCTATTGATAGTCTTTGCCTCGACGCCGATACTCAAATCTTTACAGATAAGCTTAGTAAGAAGAAATGACGACTCCTGGTCTACTGTAGCAACTGCCTCCAAAGCATTACAGCACTCCAGAATATCATCAAAAGTGCCGGTGTTATGTACTGCAAGGTAATCAAACAACTCGAAGACAGACTTTGTTCTAGGGATATAATTAGACGCCGACCTAATCTGAGTAGACAGCTTCTTATAGCTAATTCCATAGACAGTATAAGGGTCAAAAGCGATCTTGAGGTACTTCTGAATTACCTCATCATCCTTATATTTCTGCAGCACCGACTGCTTAAACTTCTTAGAGCCGCTGGAGGTAATCTCCTTTACGAATTCGTTAAAGTGCTGAAGCGTTCTCATACCTTAATTTTTCCTCCGTTCATATTATATGCATTCCAAGTTCCATCTTCGAAGATATAGACGTAATCAAAAGCCGGAACCTTAAACAATTCTGATTTTGTGTAGCAGGCAGGTTGGCAACTAAGCCAGTCGTCTCCTCTGTCTCTATGATAGAAGACACATACATCTTCTTGATAGTTGTCGAAGTCGTGGGGCTTCGCAGGATCAGGATCAATCTTTGCTTCAATGATAGAAGCATCTCCCATACTGATGAGTTTGTTTGCGAGCTCAAAGGAATTATAGTGCTCCATCAGAATGGGAAGCATATCCTTAGGATGTCCATTCCAATGACAATAGATAGTAGTAAAAGTTTCACCGGCTCTGAGAGCAATTCCGCTATTAGTAGACATAAGCTCCTCCTCAAAGAATTCCAAGGGCCATAGCCTTCTGTTCGATCTCAGTAAGCTGCTCAGCAGTAAGGTCAAGCTTCTCGTAATTGAGTCTGTAGCTCTTCGCTACTTCATAAAGAAAGTCTGCATCGAACTCTTCCAGCGGAAGCTCACCATAACAGATGCCGATCAAGTATTCAAGTCTGCCGGCGTCTGAACAGATGTAGTCGTCCCAGCAGTCTTCACAGAGAAAGTCCCCGTAAGCAGTCTTAAGGAATTCTCCTCCGGTTTTTTCACAGTTTGCACAACGCATATTTTTATCCTCCTTAGTCTTCGAGTGCCGAGAGCTCAATAACTCTCACTGCAGGCTTGATTTCAAATTCCTTCTTGTTCTTGTGGCTATTGTTAAACCAGATTACATAGATCTCTGCCTGCTCCTTGGTAGGTGCAAGTTCTACCTTGAGAGGGTCATCTGTAAGGGAAAGCCGGTTTGTAATTCCAAAAGAAATAGTAATTGCTTTACCTGTTTCTTTTTCAAATGCGGCATAGCCTGTGACGTCTTTTCTCATATTTTTATCCTCCGTATCATTAACTTACATATATATTATACCACGTTTTGATTGATTTGTAAACTGACAAAGCACACAGAGTTTATTTATTTTTCTGTGTACTTTGCCTGCGGATTAAATAATCGAATGCTTCTTAAACATTTCTTTGATATACGAATAATAATATGTAGGCTCAGTGTCCTCTTTATTTGCAAGGAAGGTAAAGCTTATAGCAGTTCCGAGAATAGCAGGAATAAACTTATCAGGATTATACTGGCTAAGCTTCTGAAGCATATTCTTAAGATACTCCTGAAGTTGCTGCCACTCCCATTTAGCAAACTTAGTAGCTGCCTCGATAGCATAGTTGCCCAACAGCTGCTCAAGCTCATTCATTTCCTTAATAAGCTTTGCTTGAATATGGTTGCACTTGCGCTGAAGCTCGAGCTCAGTAGGATACTGAATAGAGTTCTCAGCATCAGTGTACTCCTTATCATAAGCCTGACAACTTTCATAGATTTCCTGAAGGTCCTCGTCAGTGAGAGCAGCAGCGGGTACTCCGTTCAGCTTACCACAAAATACATAGTGAGGAAGCTTGGAATAAACTTCATAGGGAAGCTTACCGTCATTAATATCGCCGTCGATATATGCTTCACCGTCAGATACGAGTTTAGTTACTCGCACTCTACCTACTTTATAAGCCTGAAATCTGTTACCGTCGTCAGAGAAGTCCTCTTCAGGGCAACGAACGAATCCGTACTTAGTCATCATAATCTTTTTCATCTTTTGTAGCCTCCTTAAATCTTCATAGAAATAACTTCGCAAATTTCAGCAGGGAAAGACTGCCCATTGCCATACCAGCAATCAGTGTCCGGCTTGTAGAGCCAGTCCTTATTACAGATGTAGAAAGCAGGATAAAGTCCGTTCTTAGGGGTAATCCTCATATCACCGTGAAATGCTTTGTAACCTTCAACCTTAATCATTTTCTTTCCTCCAAATTATGTACTCTTGATTACATATATATTATATCACAAAATCGTCCATTTGTAAATTGACAAAACAGCCAGAGTTTTGGAAATTTTTCATCCTCGCTCTGGCTGTTTTATATAATATTATTTTCGATTGTTATAATACCCGGAAAGCTTTGCAAAAGACTCAGCAGACTTAATCTGACCGACTGCTTCGTACCCGTCATAAGTAGTCCACTCAATTCCAAGATACTCTCCCTTAGTAGTAATCTTCTTTCTGAAGTTATCTACTGAGAGCGGAGACTTGAAGAGGTTTGTCATGAGGGTCACGAAGAAATCGAACTGAGCCATGTCTACTCTAATCTGTCTTCCCTCAACTCGGAAAGGTAGAAGGGATTGTCCAAGAGTCCGTCCATTTGCCGGCTTATAATCTTCTACAGATGCCGCGTCAACTACGGTCTCTCCAACCCCTGAAGTCAGAGTAAGGTCTCCGAGTCCCATAAGCTTATACTGTGTTGCTACAGGAATCTTCGGCAACTCGAAGATACTATCAAGATATTTAGCAATCGCTTTGATAGTAGGACGATACTGGAGGTACTTCTGAATAGCATAAGTAAACTTCATCATCTGCGGAGGGGTAAGCTCTCCCATACCAATTATATGATAAAGGTCAACCATAACTATCTTAGTCATGACTTCTTCTTCTGCGATACAGAAGTTCTTCAGGTCTGCAGCTGTCGCAATAGTGAGTTTACTCAGATCATCTGTAGTATGTATGTCTCCGAGGTGAAGCTCGCAAAGTTCAGTACGCTTCGCGAGCACATACATAATTTTCTGAAATTCTTCTTTTCTCATGTATTAATCACAAAAGCTGTAGTCGATTCTCTCGAGGTGTCTGAAAGAGCGCTTTGCTTCCTTCTTCTGCGCGTACTCTTCTACCGTAGCGAGGCCGTTACGCACTCTCGCAGTCTGCTGCGCATTCAAGGTAATGTACTTAAATGCCTTACCATCAGATGTAGGACGGCGCCAGTCGTACTCGTACTGTCTGGATCCGGGAGACTTTGCCTTAGCCATCTTACCATTCTCAGTGCGCTTACGCTTACAGCGAGTGCCTTGTACAGTAGCTACTGCGCAACGTACGCACTCCCACAGATCATCCTGCATACCTACAAATTTAGATTTCTTCATTAGTGTGTTCCTCCGTTCAATTATTAGCCTGCACCTACACAGACGTCAAGTTTAATTTTTGTTTTAAGAATTCGATAGCTCATGATCTCACCAACGTCGAGTTGCTCGCCGTCGATGTAGAGTTTCCAGTATTCCCACTGATGTACATAGTCAAGAGTAGAGTAATGAGTCTCGCCGGTAACTTTCCAAATTTCGAATTTCTTAGGCGAGTCGAACTTATGCTGAGTCGGTGCGTATTCAATACGCTTACCATGCGAGTCCCAGAAGTTCATGCAGTCTACTTTAGCAGTATAGCCTTCGCACAGAAGCTCACGGCTCAGGTCTCTTGAGGTAATTCCAGTAATAGTCGGCATAATCAGTCCTCCATGTAAGATTCTACAAGGTCGAGAGCTCTGCTTGCGAGGTAACCATAGAACAGCGCCATAGTATGATTATGAAGTGCGTTCTGTTCGTGCATCTGAGCAGACTCAGCATCAGGAGCGCCCTTTGCCCAAAGTCTTTCATTACTTGCTGCACCAGCATACTGTTCTGCAAGTTCATTCATGTCCTGAGTAATCTGAATCATCATAAGTTCGGTATCCATAACTAAATCCTCCTAAGTTTTTCTGACATATATATTATACCGGGAAGATATTAACTGGATATTATAAAATTATTACGAAATTGTAAATAATTAAATTACGTTATTTTCAACGAGGGTTCTGAGCACATACTGGCGGTCAAGGAAACCCTGTACTCTTTCTACTTCTACATTCCACTCAACTTTAGCACGGTTCTGTGCCGCTTGAGCGGACTCATAGATGTCAGTAACCTCTGTCCCTTTGATCAACTTACAGCACTCACACTTATACTGGTAAGCATAACAGCCACGGTAACCTCTGCCATTCGGCCCCTCAAGGCTCTGAGTGGTTTTCTCCGGCACTTCGCCACAGATAGGACAAAGTTTAATCGATACGTAGTTTTCCATATTAGGTCCTCCTTAAAATACTTCGTTAGAAACGCCGGTGCAAATCTTCTGCTCAGGAAGCTTAGTGGCAGTCTGCGTAAACTTTCCGGGGTTGTAGATTCTGTTAATTGCCCAAGTTGCGTCCTTGTAGCTATTAGTAGTAGCAATCTCAATAATCTTAAGTCGCAGAGCTTTATCCGTGGTATACTGCGTAACTGTCTTCTCAAACACCTGAACAACTGCTTTAGTAAACCTACAGTTCTCAGCATCTATCATACCATCTACCCAACGTTCGTAGGCTGCTCGAAGTTCTAGGTCATCTTCCAAGATAGCTTTCTTCATAGTTGCTTTAATACCAGCAACCTTAGCGGCTTTAGCGTCAGCAGAATTAGCAGACTTCTTCTTAAGCTTAGTGGTATCCTCATCGGTAATGATCTCTACCATGTTAGTAACACTGATAGCAAGTCTATTAGGATTATCCGGATCTTTCATTACTACTCCCATAGTAATAAGCTTCTCCTCGCACTTGAGCTGCTTCATTACTGTAAGAGTTGTTTCTCTTTCTACATAATCTCGGTCCAGAGTAAAGAATCCTTTCTCATCGGCTGTTTGCTTCTTTACTACCTGTTTAAGAATACTCTGAAGCTCAGCCCAGTAAGCGGCTACCTCAAAGCCGGCAAGTTTAACCAATTTTTTATTTAATCTTAGTTCATCAAATAGGTCAAGGTACAATTTGAAATCCTCCAAGTTTCATTTCTTATTATATTATACAATAGAAAAGGCCGGGGTTTAAGCCGGCCTAACAATTTTACATCGCATAAGAAGTCCTGAGTTCAGTAAGGCAGGACTCAAGATAGCGATACAGTTTCTGATTCGTAGACTTATCAATCACGCCGAGTACGGCGGACAGCTTCTCTTCGGAAATGTTATAACGCTTCATAAAGGACTTCTTATATGTAGCCGGAAGCTTACTTACGATCTGAACCAGCTTATACGGCCAGAACTCAGAGCTATGCTCGGTGTATCTGAACGTCTCACCGTCCACGGTCTCAGACTTAACAACCTTCTTAAAATGCTTCTGCACATCATTGAATGCAATGTTGTCAATCAAGATTGCTTCGATAATTTTATTGCGGTTGATATAACTCTGAACGAGCATGATAACATCATCAGTGCTTGAATCATAGCCACCGTCTTCATCCTCAAGAATGTCTCCCAAGGTTTTAGAGGCATCGTCGCCCTCGCCGCCGATAGGAGCATCCATACTGGTACAGTAGTTTACAGCCTTACGCTTATCAAGACGAAGGTCGTAGTACTTCTGAAGCTTGATGGTATCAATGCACTTATTGATACACTGCTGAGCATTGAGATTCTTAGAAGGATCTCTCCAACCTCTGTACTTACAAGCGTACTCGATTGCTTCATAGAGCCACTCAAAGAAATCCTCGTAATCAAGGCAAGGTGCTACAGTATTCGCCTTGTACATCTTATCAATAGTATACCAGAAGCGCAGAATAAGCGCCGAGATATAAATATCTTTAAGAGTTTCGTTATTGGTATCGACAGCATCGCAATAAGCATCTGCGAGTTCATCGATAGTGTACTGTTCATAAGGCTTCACAAGTTTGCGAGCCTGCATCGTAAGGTCTCTCTTAGTTTCATTCAGCATTAGTATATTCCCCCAAAAAAAATCTTTAGTATATTACATTATAACACAAAATTAGACATTTGTAAATACTTCTTATGTAAACAAATTGTTAATAATCTCAGTTCTTCTTAAGATAAAGCTTATCACTGTTAGTATAAGCTCTTCTTTTATCATCACCGAGACAATTCTCAAAGCATTCCATAAATGCGGCATAATACGCGATATCATTCAGATTAACGTGGTCATCTTCTACCTCAGGGCCTTCGAGGTCGAGAGAGTCAAGGTCATCTCCGTAGTTATAATTGAATCTATCTACAGCGTCTTCGAGTTTACATTTGTCGAAGGTATCCTCCTTAGAGTAACCGTTCACGAGGTCTCTAAGTCGGTCACAAAGTTTGTCGAACTCTCTTACCAACTTAGTGGTCTCTCTGAGTTCGTACATACAGTCTGAGACAGAGTAACCATAGCCGGTGTAATCTTCCTTAAAATCTTCATAGCAGTCATAGCCGAGGCAATCAGGAAGAACGGTGTGATAGTTATCTTTATTATAAAGTACGAGATAGCCGCTAGAGCGACCGTTGAAACATGCTCTATAACAAGGATTAGCTCTATTGAATTCAGAAATCTCATCAGAAATAAACATCTGAAGCTGCCCGCAGTCTGCTTCATCGTGCAGGAAGTTAAGAACTCTCGTCCAGTCTCCTTCGAGATTGAGGTTATAGAGTTTAACATTATGTGCTATGGACTTGTGTCCGTTCCACGAGTTCATCGTAGAGTATGTAGGGTGACTGTGCAAGAACTCCCACATGGATTTTACGTTCGAAATGTCAACACCGGTTTTGTAAAACATATTCTTTTCCTCCTAAATATGTACGTGTTTCTTACGTATATAATTATATCACAAAAAGGCCGATTTGTAAACTGACAAAACAACCGAAGTTTCAAAATTATTTTATTTGTTTTTATGCAATATGTAGAAGACAGCATAAGGAAGAGCTAACTCGGGGGATTGAAGGAGTTAAGGTAATTAGTATGAGGATGCTGCCACTGCTCTTCCTTATGAGCCTACTGAATAACGTTTGAATATAATAGGTTGTGTTTGGAACACTCTCTTATTATATAATGAAGGAATTGCTTTGTAAACCCTTAGAGCATCAATTCGCAATGGTAATAATCACCATCAGCGTATTCTACCTTAGACATAATCTTATAAGGAAGCAAGTCAACATCAGGCTCCACAATAAACTGAACTCTGATCGTATCGTTCTTATTAAAGCCCTTCAAGAACTTAGCACTCAGCTTAAGAGTACCATCTTCAAGAAGCTCATAATCACCTTCAGCAACTGCTACAACAGGATCTCCATAGTCAGGAGCATCTTCGTCAGTACCATATTCACCATCGATCCAAAGGTCTCTCGAGTAGACAGTACCGATATTCATAGTACCGCCGCATTCGTCTTCAGGATCTTCGACAACAGTTTCTACCTCGATAGAGAAGTAAGCTGTGCCGGGAATAGGGCACTCGTAACCAATCTCATTGAGCTGCTCGATAGTTACTTTATCTGCGCAGGCAACTGCTTCGTCAGGATTATCAAACTCGCCGACAAGAACTTCTGCCTCAGTGCAGTCATCCTCACTGTCATAACCAATGGCCCACACTTCATAGACAACCTCAGTATCTTCAGGAAGCTCGTCAATGTCCTCAACGATAGATTCCATAAGTTCCTTATTCTCAAACAATTCTTTTACATTCATTTTTGCTTCCTCCAAAAATTATTAAGTAGTTAGTTTGTTTATTAAACTTACAAATATATTATAACGTATTCCGACACGAAATGTGCTAACACATCGTAAACAAATTATTAATCATCCAAATAATTTTTCTTATATTTGGGTTTACGAAAACGGCGGTCGTCAAAGACCTGAGCTTTATTTCTGAGCCTCGAATACTTTCTGTCCTTAGAAGGAACAGTCGTAATATCGATCTTAACCTGAATGATGTTATCGGGTTTCTTCATTTTAATAATATGTACTTTCTGTTTCATCTCGTTTGAATCTCCTTATCAATTACTTCATACCAGTCTTTAAGCCCGGACTCTACACAAGGGAAGGTAAGATTCTTAGGCTGATACTGAGGAAGAAGCTGAATCAGTACTCTCGGACCTCTGTCTTCAAGAACTACATAAGGGTGAGCTTCCTCTCCGGGATTAAGCCATTCAGACTTAGGTCTTACCAGCCAGCCGCTCCAGTCCATATCTTCCGTAACATTCTTAATTTCCATATTTAGTTTCCTCCATTGTTTTTCTTACATTTATATTATAACATATTTTAATGAATTTGTAAACCGACAAAACTAACAGAGTTTAATAAAAAATCCTAGCATTTTCAGCTAGGATTTAATAATAAACATCTTTTTATATAATGTACAAATATTTATAGTGCCTTCTTCGTTGTCATCAATAACTGTCTCGACTTCAAGGGCAACAGCATTAAAAGTACTTAAGTCAGCTTCTAATAAGATTCTTCTGAGTTCCTGCGGTGCTTCAAGCTTCGCGTATTCTATAGCATCTTCCGGGTCTGTAAAGACTCGAAGCAAGAAAGTAGTATCAGTAACTCTTCTATTATAATAACCTATAGCCCACACCTCATAACATAAAGGAGCATCCTCTGGTAGAATCTCTAACATTCTATGTACTGACCTCTGTTCTTCCTTAGTTAATAAATCCTTTACTATACTCATAATGCTACCTCCTTAAAATTATTAACCTTATAAGTATAGTATAACACAATTGGTAAGATTTGTAAATAGCCTTTGTAATAAATATTAGTAGGCTAATAAAAAAAAATAACGTTTGTAAAAATAAACAAAATGTCAGGTTTTGTCTATAATTACAAACGTTATCAATTTAATTAGTTACCACCAAGATGAACATATCTTGATTTAATTTCTTCAGTTCTTCCGGCGTTCCAATACTGAGTTCCGATATAACCGCAAGTTCTCCTAGCAACATTCATAGTAGACTGATCTCTGTTACCACAGTTAGGGCACTCCCAAACCAGCTTACCTGAATCATCTTCTACAATCTTAATTTCTTTATCCCAACCGCACTTCTGACAGTAATCAGATTTAGTGTTAATTTCCGCATACATGATGTTATCATAGATGTAACGAATTACAGTCAAGGCTGCTGCAAGATTATTTTCCAAATTAGCACTCTCGATATAACTGATCGCTCCACCCTTAGATAATCTTTGGAACTTACCTTCAATCTCGAGTTTTCTAAACGGATCTACCGGAGCCTCTACATGTACGTGATAGCTATTGGTAATATAGTTTCGATCTGTAACTCTTGGGATTTCGCCATATCTCTTCTGCAAACATCTGGCGAACTTATATGTAGTACTCTCGAGAGGAGTTCCATAGATTCCGAACCCGAGGTTAAGCTCAGCGTTCCACTCATCACACTTCTTATTCATGTGTTCCATGATCTCAAGTCCGAGTTTCTGGCCTTCGTCAGTTAGTAGATCCTTACCGATAAGTTCTACTACACACTCCCACAAACCGGCATACCCTAGGCTAATAGAAGAGTATCCTCCAGTAAGCATCTTATCAATGGTCTCACCTTTCTTAAGTCTAGAAATAGCACCGTGCTGCCACAGAATAGGAGCTACATCACTGACAGTTCCTTTGAGTCTCTCATAGCGGCAAAGCAAGGCTTTATGACAGAGCTCAAGAACCTCATCAAAGTTCTTCCAGAAACTATTCATGTCCTTAGCATAATTTTCTCCTGCAGCACTACATGCTACGTCTACAAGGTTAACAGTAACTACTCCTTTATTCCAGCGACCGTAGAATTTCGCTTTTCCGTTTTCATCGTACCAAGGGCTAAGAGCAGATCTACATCCCATAACCGGGAAGCAGTATCCATCCTTAAGCTCCTTCATGATCTTCTCACTTATGTAGTCAGGTACTAAACGCTTAGCTGAGCATTTAGCAGCAAGCTTGGTAAGGTACCAGTACTCAGAGGTATCGTAGATATTATCTTCTTCTAGAACATAGATGAGCTTCGGGAAAGCCGGGGTAATCCAAACTCCCTTTTCATTCTTAACTCCTTCATATCTCTGAAGAAGAACTTCCTCAATGATCATCGCCAGGTCTTTCTTGGTTTGCTTATCTTCTACTTCATTGAGATACATGAAGACGGTAATAAATGGGGCTTGACCGTTAGTAGTAAGTAGAGTATTAACCTGATACTGGATCGTCTGTACTCCGCGCTTTACTTCTGCTCGAACTCGCTTTTCTGTAATTTCTTCAATTACAGCTTTCATTGTATCCGAGAACTCTACTAAGTTCATATTATATGTTTTATTACAGGCAAGTCTCTGCTCTTCCTCTACTTCTTTACGGATCTTCTGTCTACTAATGTCTACGAATGGAGCCAGGTGAGAGAGAGTGATGCTCTGTCCACCATACTGGTTACTAGAAACCTGTGCGATGATCTGTGTAGCCACATTACAGGCAGTAGAGAAACTGTGTGGTTTCTCAATCAGAGTACCACTGACGACGGTACCGTTCTGAAGCATGTCTTCCAGATTAACTAGATCACAATTATGCATCTTCTGAACGAAGTAATCTGAGTCATGGAAATGAAGTACTCCTTCATCGTGTGCCTTCACTACATCCTTAGGTAGAAGAAGTCTGCGAGTAAGATCCTTGGATACTTCGCCAGCCATGTAGTCTCTCTGAGTAGAATTAACGACCGGATTCTTATTCGAGTTCTCCTGCTTTAGTTCCTCATTGCTGAGGTTAATCAAACTGAGTATTGAATCATCGGTAGTATTAGACTTTCTAACTAACTCTTTATTATGTCTATACTTAATAAAGGCACGAACGAGATCGTTGTAATTTCGGAAGATAAGTTCGTCTTCAATAAGATCGTTAATGTCTTCGACCTTAATTGCTCTCTTATACTCGGCGCACTTCTCTTCTACAATGTTTGCAAGCTGATTAATCTTACGCGGACCGATCTGCTTTGATTTAATAATTTCTTGATTAGCACATGAAATTGCTTCAATAATCTTAGCTTTATTAAAGTCAACTTCGCGACCATCACGCTTAATAACTCTTTGCATAAATTAAACCTTTCTTTTAAAATATTATGTCTAAAGAGTAGAAACTCTTGTACTTAATTTAGCCAATTACGATAATAGGTTAAGGCCCTAAAAAGGAGGTGGGACGACGAGTTTTACCTCATCGCCCCAGATGCCAATGACACCACATACTCGCACTCACCTATAGTATTATACGATAATTAAGGTGTTATTTTTTGATAAAATGAGAAATAAATTCCTAAACCATCAACATATAAATAATATTTTTCAGAGTTGTTTGTTTCGGATACTATAAAGTTTTTATATCTTAACTTATCAAAATAAATTGCCCCCACCGGCTTTTTATCTATACTAAGAAGTTCTATTACCGGCGGCTTTTCCTGATCTGCATAAGCATGAAATAAAGTTGTTAATGAATGTTCCATAATATAACTCCTGTTATCGTCTCTCGCCACCCAAAAAAGAATACCAAAAATTTCCCTGACCTAGATATTCATCATATTCTGATAACATCTGTTTTATTGTTGTAAGATCTCGCGTGTAGAAATTAATAACTTCCTGTAGCTGTACGTAAGCAAATAGCTTACCAGCATCTGCCGTTCCTATTCTTACCTCTTTACAGTAAGTCTTATAGAGTCTTTTTGCAGCAGACTTTAGTGTCCTAATAATCAGCTTATCAGCTCTGTACCGACGGTAGTAAAATTTACATTCACTCATAGTCATGATAAGGTGAAATTCAGTAACCTTACCTTCTTGAGCTTGTTCTAATATTTGTAATAAAAGTTCTTGTGCTTCTACATTTTGCATTTTGTAAAATCCTTAAATTATAATAATAGCGCCGGACGGGAGGAAACATCCGGCGCACGAAACAAAGGAGGAAACTTGTTTACAAGATTTTCATCTTATGTTATATTATACAATAAAAAATTGAAATTTTTGAAATTGTCTCAGTAATTTTTTATGTATTTATTAGAAACTAAACATCCAATCAAAGATGTCAAAAATATTACTGGTCTTCGGTACCTGTACGTTGGAACCAGTTTTAGAGCTGCCACTGATAGTGGTCTCGAAATCACCATCTTTGAGAGTAAGGTGATAGCCCTCTGGGTACTTTGTCTGAAAAGCCTTAAGAGCTTCATCAAAGGTAGTCTCCGCAGCAGCAAGCTTATTAGATATGTCCTTCTTACCAAGCTCAAAAGCTTTCTTAAGATTCTCAAGAGATTCAGCGTACTCTTTTGTAAGCTGAGTAAGCTCTTCCTTATAAGTCTTACGTGCGGCATTGAGTGCCTTAAAAGCATCCTCAACTGCCTTAGCATCTGCTCTCTTTTTAGCAGCGGCATCTTCCTTAGCCTTAAGCTCTGCAGCATGCTTTGCTTCAGCAGCAGTGAGCTCACTCAAGGAATCAAAAGGTTTCTCGAGTACTCTCGAATAAAAAGAGTATCCAATGTTATTATTCTTTTCAGTATTCTTAGTCATTTTAATTTACCATCCTATTAGTATTTTTATTTTCGTAATATAGAAGTCCTCTCATCTATAAAACAATATATTAAAATGAATCTTCTAACCTGAGACTTATTAGATTATTCAATTTATCAAAGATTAAATCCACAGTCAAGACAGAAACCTGTCTCGTGGTCAAATGCGTTTTCTCCGCCGCACTCAGGACAAAGGTCTAAATGCTTTCTGTAGTCAGCTGCTTCTTCAAGCTCTGCTAACTTATTATCAGCAGGATAACCACCGTCGTATTCATTACCGAGGTCAAGAAGAGTTTCTACGTCATTAGGGTCCTCACTAATAGACTCATTAATAAGCTCTGTCTGTATTTTAGGTACCCAGCATCTAATATACTTTGGACGCTCTTCAAATTTCGAACGGTCCTGTTGATTACGATAATAGCAAGGTACCGTCACTAAGTAAGCCTTATCAGTCTCCTGAATAACCTTACAGTTGTTATCAAACTTTGCGATAAGATTAATACTACCAGTGTCAAGGTCACGAATGTCACTACTCTTAAATAGTTTTTTAAGATCAAATAACTGATATGGCTCGCCATCACTATGATACTTTGAGCTATTATGAACTAATCGTACCCGCTTACCAGTAGCAGCTTCGTCCAAGAAATCCCAATAGTTGTTCTCTCTAAAGGTAAGAGTTTCGCCTCTAGACTTTATAGCAGCTTCGCATCTACTACAGAGCCAGCCGAGATTAACTTCCTTACGACACTCACTCTTATCAAAGAGTTCTTCACACCAAGTACACTCTACTGTATCCTCGTTCTCTTCCATCTCTTCTACTAGCTGCTCGATAGTCATGCCTTCAGGAATCGGCTTTCGTTCAGAGCAAGCTTCTGCGAGTAAGTTAGGATTATCTGTAATATAGTCAGGTTCATCAGCTTCTGCTTCACGAATATAGCAATCTTTTAGGTCTCCACCGGTTCTCTCACGGAATGCCTGAGATAGAAGTCTGTGAGCGAGATCTTCGGAATCCGCCCAGCAAGCAGCTACGATCTCACCACCATTAAGGTTCTCGGCAACCCAGAGAGTCTCGGTAGAATCGTCCTCGAAATCAAAATCTAAGGAATTGTCAAATTCGTCAATCTGAGGACCAATGTCAAAATCGTCGAAGTCATCGAGACCTTCTGAAATTCCGAAAGTTTCGTCCTTAGAAAATACTGTATCTTCAGGCTCAGCCTCTTTCATCATATCTTCCCAAGACCAGACGGTTCCGAGGTCAGCGGAGTCAGTACATTCACCGAAGTCATTGCGACATACTTCGGTCTGAGTGATAATAGGTTTATTACTTAAGCAACTAAGAGCAAACTCTTTTGCTTCGTCAAAGAAATCAAAGTGCTCGTCTTCACAGTTTGGGCACTTTACAAAATAAATGTATTGAATCATTTTCGTATCTCCTAAAAAGTAATCATATAATTTAGCAAACTGAAATTGATCAAATCTCATCTAATAAGCCAGAAGTTCGTAGTATTCTTTCTGATTCTGAAATTATCCGAGTTTCATTCACCAGTCCGGCGACTAAGAAGATCTTAAGTATCCTACCTTTGTAAGAAAGCTTAATATCTCTAAAGTCGCCGTTATGGAAATACTCTAACTTTGCACCAACGAAATTTGGCGAATCTCGGAAGTCAGTAATAAGGTCTAGCTCGCGGTCTACGAACTTACACATGTCTTCCTTATAATATATATTGTTAAGGCCTAGGTCAACGAGCTTCCCCTCCCATTGTGCGAAGCATTGAACACCAGAGGGGTCAGAGAGAAAATTGATCTCATAACCCCTGTACCTTATAGTATCATATCTAATTACGAGCCCGAGCTGCTTTGCTTCTTTAGAGGTCTCTAATGATTGCTCTGAGCTCGTCAGTAAGTCTGTTGTCATAGTTTCCGTCTCCCTCGACGCCATCTACTAAGTACTCACCAAGTTCCTTTTTAGTTTCTATAATCTGCTGAACTCTCTCATCTATGGTCTCGCTACAACAGAGTACCTTAATAAAGGCAGGACGAGTATTAGAAATTCTATGCACTCTTTGGTACCCTTGTTCAAATAGTGAGAAAGTATAAGGTGTATCAATACATATTAAATACATAGAAGCATTTAGGGTGAATCCGGTGCCGGCCTTACCGAAAGTTCCCAAGAAGACTTGCTCATTAGGATCTTCTTGAAATCTAACCATGTTTTGGAAAGCTACTGGATCTGGAACGTCACCAGTATTTAAACTATAACGAAATCCGTCTAATTTCGCTGCGAGTTGATGAAGAGGTTCTTTAAACATCGAGAATACTACTACTTTCTCACCTTGAGAAGTGATCTCTTCAATATACTCAAAAGCTCGATTAACCTTTATAGATTCAATAGCTTGAGTAGTAAGAACGCTCGGACAAGCAGTGGCCTGACGAAGTCTGGTAGTAAGAGCAAGAAGGTTTCCGGCTTTAAGGTCAATCTTATCTGCTTCTTCCTTGACTCCTTCCTTAATAGCTTCGTAGAACTTCTGCTGATCCTCTTCCATCTCAAGATACTCTACATCTATAGTGAGTTCGGGAATATCCTTACGAACATCATAGAGAGTCCGGCGAATAGAGCAGTTAGCTATTTCCTCTCGAAGTACTTCAAGGTTCTTAGACCCAATAATCTGTTTATTTCCATAGCCACCAAAAGCGCAATATTGAGATTTGAAATTAGTAAGTGTTGCACTTTCATTATCAGTGAACTTTAAACTAGGATAAGCAGAGAGTGGGCTATTAACTATCAAAGTGCCGGTAGCAGCTACCTTAAAGTCGGCGTCTAGCTTCATCAGATTATTATACTGAGTAGTATCCGGAGCTCCGATCTTATGAGACTCATCGAAAGCTATTAACCCAAATTTATTTTCTGAAGTCTTAATTGCTTCGACAATCTTAGGATCTCGAATAGACTCAACATTAAGGAGGACGAAGAACTCATCGATCTTGTTCTTAAGCTGCTCCGCTCTCTTAACCATAGAACGATACCTAGTACTTCCGGTTCTAGTAACATACTTTCCGATAGTGACGACCGACTCGGTCGAAAACTTCTGAATCTCCCTCTCCCAGTTCCCCCTAAGCCCGGCAATTCCGGTAATTACGAGACAATGATCTATAATCCCTCGCTTCTTGAGAGTTTCTGCGAACAGGATCATCTCAAGACTCTTACCAACTCCACAGCCGTCAAGCAATAAAGACTTCTCCTGTTTAAGTAAGAAATCTACTGCCTCTAACTGATGAGTGAAAGGGGAAGCCTTAAACGAAATCTTCTCAATCTCGGAAAGAGCATCGAGATTATATTTTCTGTGTAAACGAAATCCGTCAGATTCCGGTGTATCTAAAAGTTTAAGCTGTATATCATCCAAGAAAGTAAGACTATCTAAAACTCTGCCAAGGTAACACAAAGGCACTTCCCAACATTTCTCACGTTTATGGTAGTGATAGGTAGGGAGGGTCTTTAGGGCATCTACTATATATTGATTGAAGTCAAAATCAATGATTAGTGTTGATAACCCAGAAATCTTTTTTCCCGGAGATATTTCAAATATTCTTATCAATTATGAAATCTCCTAAATTACCTTTTAGTCGAGCAACGAAACGTACTGAGTACTAAAATCGTTCTCAGGTGCTTCTTCTCTAGACTTATATGTAATAGTAGCTTCTACTATAAAAGGCTTATCACAGTATTCACATGTAAAATGCTCTATCATGTCCGGCTCCTTACCATCACGGTAATCCTCGTAAATAACTTTACCCAAAGAGTCCTTAACAAGATCCTCCGGCTGACCAATAAGAGAGCCAGGCATGTAGACTTCTCCAGGAAGATATTCTGCACCACAGTGTGGGCATCTAATTATAGGGGTTTTATGTGCAACTAATGTTTTCATTTAAATTTTAGCTCCTTGATATAATATGTTCGCAAATGTTGCTGGGCCTCCTCGGCCGATAAATTTATAATTTTTCTAAAAAAATATTTTTTTAATTAAAATAATCTGCTAAACTTAATAAGTTTATAAGTTTATTTGAAAATACTTCTTAGATACTCAATACGTTGAGAAAACCGTTAGGTTTTCGAAACGTAGACAATCAGCAAGCTGATTGTAAAGTTAAATAAAATAAGTATTTAAATATATATAATATATTATAATATATATTTTTAGCTACCACTATACCTTCAGGAAAGCAGAAGTATGTAGCTAAAAATATATAGAAATTTCTCGGGAGCTATATAGATATACAATAAAGTATATTTATATAGTATTTTTTATTTATATATAGTTATATACAATATATAATACAGTATAAACTTTAGTAATTTAATAAATTAATGAAAAATTTTTAGAAAAAAATATATTATTTTATTAGGGCTTGTTAAAAATTTAACTATCTATTAATTTATTAAGTTAATAATTTAATAACGAAATTGTGAATATTTCGTAAACTTTTTAATTACAGGCCTGGTCAGGACAGCAAAAGCTTAACAGGCGGCTCCAGAATCTACTGTATCGAGCTTTTATACCTAGGGCCTAGTACTTATATATCTAAGGCTATTAAAAGCGAAATAGGTGCCTTAAATTGAGCCAGAATAAATATTGATATTTTCGGTTATAATATAAAAGAAGCTGTCGAGCTATCGGAACCAGCTCAGGCAGCTCAAATTCTCTTTCTGTCGCGTTTAGAGACCGGCAGCAATAAACTTATATACTAAAGAGTATAAAGGGCGACAGAAAGAGTTTTAGAACTATTATAAAAAGACCTACTAAAAAGAAGGTCTTTATTTTTTATTCTTCGTCGGCGAGAACGGAATCAATACGAGATAGTATGTCTTCTATAATTTCCTGAGTGGCTTCAGAAAGATTTTTCTCTGGGTCTGCTTTAGCTTTATTAAAATAAAAGTCAGAAAGTTCTTTCATATCTCCTGAAGCTATAGAGAAGGAACCCCAGTCACAAATCATTTCTAATATATAGATATAAGGCATATCTTCTCCGGCCCAGTACTCAGGGTGATGTTCATTATTCATATAATGATGTTCCCAAGCTGCCTCGTACTCTCTTGTCTCTTTACCGTCGCCGTACCACTTCTGAGCGTAGGGTTCGAACTCTTCTTCAGAAAATTTAGATTCGTCGTGCTCAGCTATAAGAGAATTAAAATCTTCTATATCTATATTCTCAAAAAGGTCTGGACATTCTTTCTGGAGCCAAGAAGAAAATTGAGTAACTCTTTCTTTATGTTCTATAACATAGTTCTTATATTCTTCCTGATAACCATCAAGATTTTCATTTATCATATTAAGAAGCCCGAAGGCATTTAGTAAATTCATATCATATACTCTCCCATAAGTTTTCATAGAGCTTAAAGTCATCGGCTATAGAAAGAGACTCACATAAATCTTTATACTCTTTCATGCACGCCTTAGGAACATGGAAGTATTTCTCAAGTTCTTCAAGTAGGTCTTCCCAGCCGGAACCTTGAGCTTCCTTAATTAAAGAAGTATCCATATAAAGTTCATATCGCCAAGAAGAATTAAATCTACTATAGCCTACTAATAAAGTTAAAATATAATCTTGTCCAGCAGAAGGACTATGCCACTGTTCTTTATAAGTAAAACCACCGTCGTCTAATCTAATGATCTCTGCCTTAGTTACCAAAGAACTTTTATGTTTCATCATGTAATCGATCAAATCAGTAAACTTTTCTTTATTAGTTTTAGAAGGAGTAGAAGAACTACTTGAAGCCGGCTGCGAAACTTTAGAAATTTTATTTCCTTTAGAGTCGACCCACTCAGTAAGTAAACTCTTATACTCTGGAGTACTTACTACCGGAACAGTTATATAAGCTCGAAGAGTTTTTAGAAGTTCTGTCCAACCCATACCAGAAAGGTCGTCAGTAGGCTTTCCGTCTACAGACACTCTAAAGCTCCAAGCTTCCGTAGTAGCACCTATATAGATTCTACAGACTGCCTTAGAGCCTGTGTCGTAGTGCTCGGTAAATACTAAGGTGTCGGGAGTAAGCAGTGTAACATCTATATAATCTATTCCTGCAGGAAGATGTTGTCCGTAGTAAGTTACTAATTTATCTAATCTTTTCTTAAAGCTGCCGGAAGAGGTTCCTGAAGTACTCTGTACCGGAGCAGAAGAACCTGTATTTACTTTCTTTCCGTTAGCATCTTGCCATTCTCTTAGTCTCATATATTCTCCTTATATTAAGGAAGCCTCCGAGAAAGTCCGTATTCTCAGAAGCTCTAAAAAATTTTATTATTTATTTTAGAGTCTACTTCTCGCAACTCTATTTTCCCATTCAATTAATTTAGCGTAAATATTTTAACTTAATTTATTATTTTAATAACTTGATAATTTATCAAATATGATAGGTTAAGGAAGAAAGTGATAGTTTATTTATCATATATGATATATTATCTATATACTAAAAGTTGAGAGCTTAATCAATAAAAACGTCTATTTCGTTTTTAAAGTATTGTAATAATATATTTTCTATATATTTATATATAATAAAAACGTAAAATCTGTAATTAATATTTTTCATGCCGGCAGAAAAGAGAAAGACTATATCTTACGGATATAGTCTTATAGGATTATTGTAGATACAGGGAATGATATTCCTCGGTTAGTTTTACTCTTCTGTCTCCGGTTGGAGCGTGAACTAGGATATACTCATCTTCTAGTTTTTCTCCTTCCCACCAACCGTTTGCGACAGAAAATTTTGTTCCTACTGGAAGTGTATATAAATCTGTTAGTATGCCTCCGTATTGTTGATCAGAATTTCCGTAGTAGTCCTTATATTCTTCACACCAAAGTTTATTATTATTTTCCATACCTTATTCAGCCCAGTCCTCGAAATAATAAATTCCGTCTTTACAGTAGCTGTGACTATAAGCCTTCATAAATTCGTTATACTCTGCTACTGTCATATTTTCTTCATCTATAGTTGCTGTGTATTTATATCTTCCACTAGGAACTCTGAAGAAAATACCAGCAATAAGCCCAAGAATAAGAAGTGTACACAAGCCGACAGTGCCTGTCCAAAGAATTACTTTCAATAGCTTTTCATTAGAAAGCTTCTTATTGTGACTGAGTGAAGAATAGGCTAAACAGCCAATAAGAAAGATAATCATAGAAAATCCGAAGATACAAATAACATTACTTATCCAAGGTGCCATCATTGTAATAGCTTCTTTAGAAATAATATTTACATGATCCATATTAGTATCCGCCCTTCAATGCAATATTTTGTTGGAACAGACTATCTAAATCTTTTTTCATTTGTATATATCTGTTGGCTATGTCTTCTACAGAGTCGCACTCTTTAAAAATATCGTCAACCATTGACATAAAATCATATCTATCCATTTAATTATTTCCTCCATTCATTTTCGCTCCGCAATTAGGACAGAACCTACTAATATCTAGTGGGTCACTATAATAAGCTTCTGTTGTACACTTACATTCTGAACAGCTGTATCTACTCCAAGTAATACCGTCGTCGTCTTTACGCAGTGTATCAGCAACCTGCCACTTTCCTTCTTTTGGTACCCGATTTCTGAAATAAGTAAATTCGCAGATTTTACACATTCCGCTTTCTTGACCGTTTTTAGAGTAAGAATACTGGCAATCGTCGCATGGATTATACGTTTGTTTTGTTTTCATTGTATATCTCCTATATCTTCTAAGGTAAAGCCACAATAGCCTTTTTCGTTTGGCTCAATCTCTTCACTCCAGTGAGTAAAAGGAAGATCAATTCCTCTTTCTTTAAGAGCTCGACAGAAGTGATAATCACATCTTTCAGGATAAAGTCTTTTATCGGGAACAAAGTCTCTATTTGAATTTACTTCAATTTGCCGCATATTCTTAGGCATCGGAGCTCCTCGTGAGTAGTCTGTTTTATAAACTACTGTATAAGTCTTTTGGTCTTTTAAGTAAACGTGAAAAGTTTCTCGTTCACAAGTATAGCCATACAACAGGGTTCTATTGTAGATATAAGGCCTCAGCTCCTGAATGCCGATTATAGTTTCATTAGCTTTATCAATTTCACTAAGCTTTTCAAACCATTCTTTTCTCATAACACAGCCTCCTTATTACTCCTCAACGCCAAGAGCAACCAAAGTAAGTTCGGTAATCTGTTCTTTAGTGAACTTATCACTATTCTTCTTAAGCCACTCAAGATCATGAGTATCTCTCATATAATACTTTACATATCTACGAGGCATTTTAAGAATTGTGTTGGTATACTTAAAATCATAAGAACCTTTGTTATATGTATAAAGTATATCCAAGAAAACTTCATTATCGATAAGGTTAACGTTATTTAATAAGAATCTCTTCAAGTCCTCGTCCTTATTATTGTAATGAGAATAATCAATGTTATCGATAATAAGTTTAATTTCTTCAGCTGTTAATTCCAGATATTCAGTAATCTTTGCAAAGTGATACCACTGGTAAGCGTGGTACTTTCCGTTAGGCACACAAAACATTCTACCGATTTCCTTCAAGTACTTTTCTTTCTTAAGCAGAGGATTTCTAAGCAGGAACTGCCACGGGATTTCAGTAAAAGATTGGCTACAGACTTTAATTGGGTCGTCAAGAGCGTTAGGCTTCCAGTATCTGAGATTATCTCTGAAATAGCAACTGTTACAGTTTACATGGTTTGACATGTGCTCAAAGACTTCATCAAGTTCATCTTCGGTCCAGTCATGCGGCAGTCTAAAGTTTTCAATGCCTTCAGGAAGCGTAAAGCCAAGAGCTCTCAAAATTGCAAAGACTTCTTTTCTGTTATTATAATAAAGAGTACCACAACCTAGCCATAGAGGGGCCTCATAAGTATTTTCTATAAAATCTCTTTCAAAGAAGCAATCAAGAAAATCATAAACAGCTTTAGCTTTCTCTTCTCCGTCAAGGCCTTCAATATTTCTCTTAATTCTGTTCATAAGAAAATTAAAGAGTGTATAATTATCATCGGCAGCTGCAACTCTATTTGCCGCCTTAGTTAATAAAACATTTGCTTTCTTAAGGTCAACATTTTCTTTAGCAAGTCTTTCAATGGTTTCCTTATCGGCTTTTGTAGCATCACTTGCAATTTTCATTACAAGGTCGTTAAACAGTTCATCTATAGTATTTGCCATTATCCAAGTCCTCCTAAATAAACTTTATATTTTATAATACAATACGGCGAGCAGAAGAATTACCAAAAAATAAAAATTAGCTGTTTACAAAACAAATCTTCTATGATATGATAAGAATAAATAAAAAATTAAAAGGAGGATTACATATGTTCTATTGTACTATTTATCAACAAGCAAAGCTTTCTGACAAATCTACTTGCGAGTTGTTTATAAGTTTATCTTACTTAGACAAAGTAGACGCAGAAAATTATAAGCAGACTTTAATTAAGCAAGCTCTCGAAAATGGAGGCAGTATCTATTTAGACGATGGCGACTGTACTACAATAACCGGCAAGATAATACTTCAAACGACAGGAATTACAAGTAATCGCAGCAACAGTCATTACAGAATTAGCATTGAAAATGAAACCGCTAAGTTTTCTTTCCTATCTCAAAAAGCAAAGTCCACAGTACCTATTTACAAAATAACTGATGGACTCGCATATGAGGTCAAGGTAGAAGAGCTTATACAACGTAAGTTTGTAGAAAGCCGCGCAAAGTTAGATGAAGTAAATGCTAACTTAAAGAAGTTTGAGGCGGAGATAAGTCCTATGACAGATCTTTACGCAGTTTTGCGATCTTTTGTTCGATACTCAAATCGTAAGTCAGATAAAGAAAGACTCGCCACTTTAGCCATTAAAAAGATTCAAGAATTATCATAAGTACATATAATAATACAATATGAATATAGATAAAAAAGAACAATACTAAACTTTTTGTCTAGTATTGTTCTTTATATTGTTCTTTAATTAGTTAGCAACCTTCTCAAGTTTGCTCCAGTTATACCAACCATAGAAAGCATTAGCAGTCCAAGCAATATACATAGCTACCATAGACCACTGACTGAGAATAATAAACATAATCAAACTTACTACGTCAATAAGAATCCAACAAGCCCACTGCTCTCTATATCTCCAAACCATAAGAAGCTGGGCAATAACAGCGAGAGCAACAGTCATAGCATCAAGATAAGGAAGAGTACTTCCAAGAACTGCATCACCAAAGTAGCCGAGCAAGAAGGTACTAAGAGCAACTACACCAGCAGACACAAGCCACTGCCAAAGTTTAAACTTCTTTGCCTTAACCTGTTCAGAACCGTCTTCATTCTTAGTCATATTCTTCTTCCACATAAATACACCGAAGATACAAACGATAAAGTAGAATACCTGCTCACCAAACTCAAGGTAAAGGGCGAAGTCCCAACAGATAATCATATAAGTAATCATCTGAATGAAGTTAAAGATGTACGAAGAAATCTTTCCTTTTGCGGTAAGGGCGACGCAGACAACGCCGGCGAGTCCGCAGACAATTCCGATAGCAGAGTCAGGCACAATGAAATACATAATTACCTGAAGCAAAATCAGAGAAGCAAAAAAGATTTTCTCAAAAGTGCTGTAACCGTTCCAAAATTCATTCTTAAGCCATCTTACCATTTTCAATAATCTCCTTTACATCATCAACAATTTTCTTAAAGTTATTATAATATCCGCCGTCAAGAATAACTACCTTATCCCAATTTCCTGAGGCTTTAATATTATTACAAAGAATAGTAAAGAGCTCTTGTCTTTCAGCATCACCGCTAAAAGCCATATAGCGAGTATGATCGTCTACAAATGTTCCGTGAGGACAGAGCAGATAAATCTTATCCCAACGACACTTCTTAGTAATAGCGTCTGCAGCAACAGCAATATCTTTAAACTCTTCTTCTGTGAGATCAAGCTCGGGATCTTTGTGATAGTACTCAGCATACATACGAGTTGTCATGCTGTCAGAGTCAGCGAAAAAGATTCCCTGATTGCTCGGCGAGTTAATAAGTTTCTTATTCATCTGATACTGACCATCGAGAAAGGCAAGATAGTCTGCTCCATCAAGTTCCCACTCAGAAATAGAACTCTCTTTCATATAATCTCTGGCGTACTCATGCGAGTATGGTGCATTGAAATATTTACCAAGGTCTTTTACCAAGGTTGTCTTTCCCTCACTCGCTGTGCCGCAAATAAGAATATTAGTACTGAATACTCTTCTAAAAGGAAAAGTAATTTTATCCCAGTACTTAATAGGATTCTGTCTGATCATTGTTGCCGAAATAGGATTAAGCGTTCTGTCGAGCTTTACTACTTCGTATCCAAGGCTCTCAAGATGCGTTGCGTATTCTTCTTCGCTTACATAAAACACAGAATCACAAAGAGTAGCTGCGCGACCAAGAATTTCTTCGACTTTATCGATGAACTTGTCCCAGCCATTCGGATAGGCTTCAATGCCAAGCTCAGTTTCATCAATAGGATAAACAGCCACGAGATCATCATCAGCAAAGAATTCTCTTACATAACGATAACGAAGCTTAAGAGGCATAAGCTCTCCGCCTCTATCACCTTCTCTACCGTCTACGATAACGACACATCCTCCGTCGCATTCTTTCTTAGCTCGCATAATAACATCGAGGTGTCCTTGATGCAGTGGAGCAAAGGTTCCGAAAACAACTCCTACCTTTTTTCCTTTCAAGCGTTTTTGATAAGTATAAATCATAAGTTCCTCCTTAATAAGTTGCTATTCTATAATACGATAAGTAGGTTATTAAATTAATAAAAAAAAGAATAATACCAAAATAAAATTTCAGTATTATTCTTTCTATTGTTTTTAATTAAGCCTCGGTACCTGTATTAATTGTGACGCCTGCTCCTGCCGGCTCGCCGTTAATAAATAGATATAATAAGCCGTCAGTATGCAGACCTATTGAAATATTTCGTTTATCGATAATATTAGCCAAAGTCTCGGCAAAAGTAGCTTCAGTCTCAGTATATCCACCGTCTTTTGCATACTCATAGGCAGATTTACCATTGATACCATTGGCGCCGTCTTTACCAGGTTGACCATCAGCACCTTTTTCTCCTTGAGGTCCCTGAGGACCTATTGGACCTTGTTCACCTCGTGGCCCCTGTTCTCCTGTATCACCTTTTTCTCCTGGCTCACCTTGGTCGCCTTTGGGTCCATCATGGCCTGTCAGTCCTTGGTCACCTTTATCGCCCTTATCGCCCTTATCGCCTTTTTCTCCGCGCTCACCCTGTGGTCCAGTATTTCCTATAGGGCCTTGCGCACCAGGCAAACCATCAACGCCATTCATTATATCAACTGTTTTTCTGCCAGTGGCATCTACAATAATTAATCTATGCCCGCCAGAAATATCTTCTACAGACACGGTTGGTGAAATACCGTCTTTACCTGTATCGCCGGCGCTTCCTGCTACTGGGAAGAATGGAAGATCTTGCATGTTCATTATTGATATACCTTATCCTCTCTAAAATACATGTATCTTACTATTGCGTTTAGTCCCGCTGTTTTAAATACAATACTATCCACTTTGATACTATCGTATCCAAATTCAAGGGGTTCTTTTTCATTGATAGAAAAGTCTCTTCCGTTAATTGCTACATCACAGGCAGCACTAACTTTAATACCTAATTTTCTTAATACAAAATTATCAGGAACTTCATTAAGTCCGAGATTTATTTCATATTCTTTTATTGCAGAAACTACATTTTCAGTTGTAGTTCCATTAATATCAAACTCACCGTATACTCTTTGCATTTGATATGCCTCCTTTAAAATTTTATTATTTTAAATATGCCTAGTCTCGCACTGCTGGCCATTGACAGTGGTTTAACATTGGCATAATTTTATATTCATACTCTTACCTAATTTAGCAATAAATAGCATAAAGAAAAGAAGCTCGATACTATTATCAAGCTTCTTTTTATATTTATTAGTTATTTACATCAATATCAGGCAGCGCCGTGTAAAAATGTACCTTATAGTGATAAGGGTCAGTAGCAACGCCTGTAATATCTTCTACAACATAAATAACATATTCATTAAGATAGATATAATTTTTCTTATATTGGTTAATTCCAGTCATACAAGTAACGACAAGTTCATTAGTACTAGAATTAGAAAGGCTCATATAACCTTCCATTTCCATAACAATAAGGTCTGTTCTTGCGTTATAGACTGTAATTTTCCTGAGTACTTGGAAGTTATCTGCGGCCTGTGACAAGTTGTGGTTAACATTATCAGCAGCAGTGCATGATGCAAAGCAAGTACAAATAATTACCAAAACGAACAACAATGCAAAAATCTTCTTCATAATTCTTTTTACCTTTCTTTTGTATAAATATTTATTTATGAGAGATTATTCTATCTCGTTTTTCTTTTGTCCAAATTTCATCTCTAATCCTATATTTTACTTGCAAGCCGCAGCAGCCAAGATCTCTAAACTTGGTTTGCAGTCTGTCTGCTAATTTCTTGCCAGCAAGTTTCTCTGATTCAGCATTGTAATCAGTAGTATCTTTGGGTACTGATATGTAAATTATATTTTCTTCCCACTTGTCAATAACAACTCCGAGGGAGCTGATTCCTAGAAGCATGCCTTCTGCTAAAAGACGATTATCCATTTATTAAACCTGCCGTACGAGAGCCGCAATCTTAGATTTATCAAACCTATTACCAACTTCTTTTACTACTAATCCGATAAGCTTACCAGAATTAGATTCAAATTCTTTATGTCTTTTGATGATCTCAATAACTTCCTCTTCACTCATCTGCTTTGGAAGATACTGAGACAGCTCTTCGATAGTATATTTAGCAGTAATATACTGTTCGTCCTCAGGTTTATAGATAGTAAGAAGTTCTTCTCTTTCTTTACATTCTTTCGCAATAAGATTGGTGACCTGTTCGTCTGTAAGAGGAAGTTCAAACTGACCAGACTTTTCTGCTATCAAAATTCTTTGTTTCATTACTTCGTAAGGATAGCGTCTTAATGCAATTCTTGTTTTGAATTCTTCAACAAATTTTTGATTAATTGTTTCTTTTAATGACATAACCAAAATACTCCTTATAAATTTAGACTAAAAATTATTAACCTTATTTTTAATATACAATAAAAATAGTCTAAATATACATAATTAACAAATAAAATAAGTCTGGCCAATTTGGCCAGACTTATTTTAATAAACCTCTCCACCGCAGTAGCCACAGTACTTAATGCCGCCATCGGTATAAATGTTACCATGTCCGTCCTGCTTTAGCTCCTTGTCACATATACAGCAGTTTACATAATGCCATGCAGGACCATCGTAACTATAATAAACCTGTGGTTCACCATATTCATATCCGCAAATGTCGCAGCATGCTACGTGTTCATATGTGCCATAATTAACGTCTTTGCAGCTAGTAGCGCTCGCACTCGCAGGGTCATGAAATTGCCAAGATGACTCCGCGCCACACACAGTGCAATAGTTACCGCATCCACTATCGCTGGATTGGAAGTCCCAGTCATAAGGTTCTGATACGTGATATCCGCAGACTACACACGTTCTAGTGCAATAAATGCCATAATGCTCACCGCCACCGAATTCATGGTCACCCTCTGGTATTATCCAAGTTTTGCAACCGTCACAGTACCTGCCGTGTACTGTCGGATTGTCATAATCCACAGTAATTTTGCTGTGTGAGCAAGTAATCTGTATAGTGCCATCAGTGCATATTACCGATTTGCCAACTAAATCAACCAACCAGCTCCGGGAGATATCGTCAGTGATATCACAGAGGTCGTTACTATGTTTTCCAATACCAGTATACCAACTGCTAGTAGTGCCGCTATATAAAATATTCTCTAACTTTTTACAACCGTAGAACGCACCGATTCCAATGCTCGTCACACCGTCGGGGATCTCGATGCTCGCCAAGGAGTTGCAACCGTAGAACGCTTTCTCTCCAATGCTCGTCACACTTGCTGGGATCACAACATCTGTAAGGTTTGTACAGTTTGCGAACGCAGACTCTCCAATGCTAGTAACACCAAAAGGAATTATAGCAGTCTTGATCAATTTATTAGTAACCAAATTTGACGTAATAGTGTCTACTTCTCTTATATTATTGATAAACAAGTCTGGGTGTACAGCTCGCAGTCCATCAATTATTGAGTTGATCTCGTTAGCTGTAACATACGCAGAGTCTCTACTATCAAAAATATCTTTTAAAAACTTTATTTTACTAGTTTGAGCCATAATAGACCGTCTCCTTAATTTATATATTTAAAGTGCCTCATTAAATACTATAGTATTATAAGGGAACTTATAATTATTATTTTTTAATATGTTTATATATCCTAGCATGTTATATGACATTATACACATGCCAGACGATTTTAGCTGGAAGTTATCATATGCATTTAGTTTATGCTACTTATCATTTCATACTTGGACTAAAGTCATCACCTTCAATATATATTTCGGCATAATCGGCACTTACCCAAAGGCCCGAAGTGTCTCTATATCTAAAGCTGTCTGAAGTATTTGAAGGTCTTATTATTATTTTCACACTGGTCCAGGGATTATTATGAGATGTTCCATAATCATAAATGTATGGATTGTGCAACTCTATGCCTGTATCTCCGTGATCAGATCCATATATATTGCAGTCAACACTAAATGTCTGTTCGTACTGAGTTCCTGAAATGGTTGCACTACTACTGTTATCAAGAGAAACATATCCAAGTATTGTGCCACCGTCATCCAATTCAAATTGTATACTGGGATTAACAGGATTTGTAACGGGATCATAGTCGCTTGAATAGCACTCAAACAAAGTAGGACCAGTAAGTTTCGTTCCAGTTGTAGTACCCATGAAATCAACATCCCAAGTTAACGTGGCATCTGAAGAAACAATAACATCATCAATTCTTGTTCTGCTTCCATTATAGAATATATACCCTGTAGCAGATACTCGGCTGTATTGCGTTAATTCTTCATATCTAGAAAACGCATTGTCGATCCGGTTCTGATATACAATCAAGGGCTGTCCTTCTGTAACTGTTAAGGTTGTTATTGTTTCATCAACAGTTGTGTCTTGAGTAGGAGTAACAATTGTTAGCGTGTATGTTATTTCTGGCTCCTCAGCTACAAGATGATCAAAAATGTAAGACATTTGCCAACATGTTAATTTCTTCTCTGCAGGACTATCAGAAAATTTGTCTAAGAAATTACGTATGTATTGAATGTCTTCTCTAAGAACGTAACAAAATTCAGCATCAACCGATCCTGAATTTTCAGGAATTTCTTCAGATGTCCACGCATTGTTAAAACACTCTGAGTGGTTACTTGCAATCTCCTGTAACCACTCAGTTACGTCTGTCATAGTAAATGTGTCCGACTCATCAGAACTATACACTCGTGTATACTTGTCACAAAAACTAAGCGCCGAAGTTACTAGTGCCTTTGCATCCGCTTTAGTAACTAAACAGTAGTCTGAAAGATTTATGCTCATATTATCTCAAATGTCCTCCTCAACTGTTAGGTAGTAGCAAACGCAGGATTGACATCAATATTTTGTGCTACAAATTTAGATCCATTCCAAACTGGAATTGCTCCCTCAAGGATACCAGAAGGAGTCTCTATATCTGTTCCACCACTCATGTTTATAACGTTTCCATTAAGGTCTGTTATCTTTCCACCAAGCTTGATATTTCCGTTTACAGTAACATTCTTTATGTTAGCATCATTTTCAACCCTCAAAGTAGCAGTTGTTATAGCCACTGTTACATTTAAGTTATCAAGATCTTCACCGATTAACTTTTTGTAAGAACCATCATAAAGTCTACCTTTATCTGTGAGTAACAGTGAACCTTCTGGCCATTTGTCTGGCTCAGGTAGCTCTGATTGATTGCCGTAATATAGATCTAATGATCTTTTATTTTCATTGCTCATTATAATTTTACCTCAATATGAGTTTATTTTTATGTTTGTGATACAATTCATTATGTTGTATTGACAGGTAGTTTATAAACTACCTGTCAATATATTATACATAATTATAGACCGCATTCAGCCTTCCATTCTGACATGAATTCGTCAGAAGGTCTCCAATATTCATGCTCTTCCCATAACATATCCTTGTAATTTCTCTTAGAGTCACCTCCGATAGAGATTCCGTTTAGAATATATCTTCCAGAACGAGTATTCAATCTATAGAACTCTTCTCCATTCTTAGGTCTTACTTTTGTAACTTTAAGAATTTTTGCTTTACTTCCATCACTTAGAAGAATTTCGTCACCAATTAAGCAATCTTGCTGATAGCAATATTTATCTTGAGAAACATTGTAAATTTCTCTCTTACCGCTCATTCTTAATTCAGTTCCGTTATCTAAAGATACAAGATGATAATCCCAAATAAGCTCTGGCTCAGGAGGTAACATAACTTGAGTTTGAGCAAGCTCATGATTGTCATTCAAATAACAAATAACATCTCCTGCCTCAACATCTTTGATTGCCTTAGTAGTTCCATCAGCCATAAGAACTAAGCTTTCAGCACCCTGAGAGGAAGCACGAGGATGAGTACTCTTAAGTGCATACTTATTTTTAAGAGCATCGATATAAGATTGTTCCTTTGTTAGTGTTTCTTGATCTTCATTGATCTGAGATCTTGCATCTGCACGCTTAACTCTTTCTGTTTCGTAAGAAGCTTCATCAATCAAGCCCTCTGTATACTTGATTACAAGATAGTCAGTATCATTTAAATACTTTTTGTTGGCTAAGATACGATCGCTCAGTTCACTCTGAAGTGAATTCCAGTTATTTAAAGCATCTCTAAAGTATTTATATAAGTTAGGATGATTTTCGTATCTTCTTGTAATAACCTTCTTCTTCTGATTTTGCATTGTCTTTTCATCAAGCCAATACTGTTTATTCTCTTCCCTAGACCACTCATCCCAGATAGTATCTTGAGAAGTATACGTAAGAATATCGTTTACAGCATATACACCTGAGAATGTTTGTAAGAAATAGTGCTTCTTAGGTGTTTCAAGCTTATGAGAAATCTTGTTAACCAAAGAAATAATTTCGCCTTGAACTGTTTTAGTTCTTGTTCCAATAGGCCAATTTTGAACAATAGTATACTTCTTTTCATCTTCATTCCAAAGACGCTGTTTCTCATAAATGTTAAGAGAAGTGCCATTACTAAAGATGTATTCTACATAATTATCTGTTTCTCCTTCGTGAATATTAACAGGAAGAACAACTTTAGTACTTAATAACTCTCCGTTATCATTTAAATAAGCAACTTCATCATGAACTTGAACATCTTCAATATTCTTAGTGGTGCCATCTGCCATTGCAATCTTTGTACCTTCCATAAAGCATGTCCATTCAGTTCCACTATCAAATAGCCAGAAACCTAATGAAGATCCTAACAATACATCACTTTCAGGACGCACACCATTTATAAACTCTTTCATACCATATTCGTCTGTTAGAAAAAACCCACTAGAAGGGAAATCCCACCTACCAACTTCTGTAACACCAGTCGCTTCAAAACAGTCATACTGACTTCCGTCAAAATAACAAACATATGGTTTTGAAGTGGGCTGCTTCTTTTCTCCTGAAAAGCTATAAAAATCGATAGAAAAATGTTCGTAGTTAGTGTAGGATGCTATCACATAACGAGACGCCACATACCAGTAATACTGTTGTTCAGAATAGTCTATATATAAACCTACTCCTGCAAAATGTCCTTCAGGAAAATACTTTCCATGCGTATCGTATTGATATTTAAATTCTTGACCGTCATATCCCTCAAATAGATTGCTATAACCTCTTGAAAAGCCTGCAATGGGCCCAAACGAAGGCATACTTGAGTATCCTTTGATTTTATACTCCTTGCCAGAAGTAGCACCAGTTAACTTATTAATCACGTTATTTGCCATTTATATTTATCCTCCGTATATTATTCAATAATAACATTTTCGTTATTATGTATTAAATTTTCATTATTGTACACAGCATAGTTAGATACAGGAATATCAGGTTCTTCAGGAATATCGGGTGTAGAAGAAAATGACTTCCAAGATGTACGCGCCTTTATTTGAGTAAGCTCCTGTTCCAGCTCTGAAATTTTATTTAGTAACTCATCAAATTTGTTAAAAATACCGTCCCTGATAAACTGTAATTCTTGTTCAGTTGTAAGCCTGTCTGAGTTATTCCCAACATATATGTTTCCAGAAAACCAAGCATTACCATCCCAATCAACAGTATGAATATTTTTAGGAGATCCACTCCAGCCTCCACCAACAATGTGAGCATATTTACCTGCAGTATCTTCAACATTATATCTTCCTTGAACGTGCTGACGATCACTACCGGCTACAGTGCCTTGACCTTCAGCGTGAGAGGTAAATCCTTTAGCAGTAGTGCTTTCACCTTCTGCATGAGATCTGTTTCCAGATGCTACTGTATCTTTACCTTCTGCGTGAGCAACAGATCCTGAAGCAGTGGTATTAAAACCTTCTGCATGTGCAGAATCATTCGATGCCGTAGAATTCTGTCCCTCAGCGTGCGAGCATTTTCCTGTAGCGTGTGTATTATTACCCTCTGCGTGAGAGGAGTTTCCTGATGCTTCGGTGCCAGAGCCTTCTGCATGCGCATAGTTATTAGATGCAGTTGTATCAGATCCTTCAGCGGTAGCTCTATAGCCTAGCTTTGTACCTGTTTTTTGACCGGCTGTTACACGTTCACCTTTAGCACTTTCAAGTGTGTCAACTCTCTTGTCTAGGGAAGACAGCTCATCATCTTTATTGAATCTATCAATAATGTCAGACATTGTTTTGTGAACAAATGGGATATAACATTTATCGTATCCCTCTTGTGTTGGATGGAAATCACTTTCGCTAAGTGTTAAACCAACTTCAGATAGATTCTGCTCACTATAATTATAAATATCAATAAATACAATGCCCCACTTTTTACAAACTGTTCTTGCAGCATCTATAAGTTGTAGCATGCCATCAGGTGATTTTTGTGACGCATTGTGAGGAGTAACATACATCTTGATAGCATTTGGATATTTTTCTTTCAATCTCTTTGCGGCATATTCTAGTCCTCCAAAGAAAGTGTTACGATCAAAACTTTCAAAAGGAGTCTCAAAACCTTCAGTTAGAGAGCCAAGACCACAATAAATTGAGCTACCTTGTTCAACAACTTGATTTTTATTTACTACTTCATTTATCAAGCCATTAAAGATTACAAAATCAGGAGAACCCGCGCTAGCTTCATCAATTTGCTGATATAGAATGCTTCTGTTACTATGATTCGCTACACAACCGCCAATTACTGCATAGTTAGTAATATCTAAATCATATTCGCTCTTAAATGTTTTAAACATATGATGCTCTTGTTCGACACTACGATCAGAGCTCAGCTCAGACATAAAAGAGTCACCAAAAACATAGATGGACTTGCTTCGAACATTATTTAAATCAGATCCAAACTGAATGTTTGCTAATACGGCGTCACTTATTCCGACAAGCGTGCTGTCGCTTGACATAACATCACCAGCAAACCATCCGTTACCTTCCCAGTCCACTGTGTGCGCATTGGATCTATTATTTTCATTTGTTCCATTACCAACAATATGTGCATATTTTTGCGCATCATCTTGCTTATTAAATCTACCTTGAACATGTTGGAAGTCAGCAAGAGCTATAGTATCTGCACCTTCAGCATGTGAATAGTTTCCAGATGCTTGCGTTCCACTTCCTTCTGCGTGAGCAGCATAACCACTGGCTTTTGTATTGTAGCCTTCAGAGTGAGCACTACCACCAGCCGCGCGAGTCATATCGCCCTCGGAGTGGGCTGAAAATCCTGAGGCAATAGTGTGTTCTCCTTCTGCGTGAGCAGCTGCATTTGAGGCTATTGCACCACGACCTTCTGCATGCGCTGCAGCTTGAGTAGCCTTAGTTCCGTATCCTTCTGCATGAGCAAAATATTCTGTAGCTTTTGTATTAGCGCCCTCTGCGTGAGTATAATTTGCACTAGCTTCGGTCTCACTACCTTCTGCGTGAGAAGCGTATCCGAAAGCCTTAGTCAGCACGCCTTCTGCGTGTGAAAAATCGTCTAATGCTACTGTGTATCTACCTTCAGCGTGTGCACTTCCGCCGTAAGCATAAGTTTTAAATCCTTCGGTGTGAGCAGAGCTTCCTAATTCACTAAGAGCAAATATAGGAAGCTCACCTTCTGGGATATCAGGGATATCTCCACTTTCACCGCCTTCTATTTCAAAATATCTATCTTCAAGAATAAAATAAACTTCAGAAGCATATTTTAATATATTCTCATAAGATATATATTTATCTTCATCAATTACTTTTATTGAGAAAGTATTTGAATCTAAATCTCTTGTTAATTCAACTTGACCCAATGACGCATATCTAAGTAGTGGCGTCTGCGTATAATCCTTTACTTTAATATATCCACAAAGATTTTCACTAGTAAAGTCAATTCCAACATATGTTAAATCAGGAATTATGTTACTAGTATAAGTCTTAGTTTCATCATCAAATGTTGTTATTTTAAATTCTGGCGCTCCTGCATTTGTTTTATAGCCTTCTGCATGAGCTCCTTTACCTATTGCAAAAGAAGCAATACCTTCTGCGTGAGAGTCTTCACCAACAGCACGAGTTTCTAGTCCTTCAGCGTGTCCACGAATACCTGCAGCGACAGTTCCCTTGCCTTCTGTGTGAGAAGCTTCTGCGATTGCTTGTGTCATCGCACCTTCTGCGTGAGATCCAAAACCTTCTGAAGAGGTGCTATATCCTTCAGCATGGGCTGCAAAACCTTTTGCCTCGGTGTCTTGCCCACTAACTGTAGAATATTCGCCCTCACCTCTTTTCACAACTTGCTCTTGTTCTGCGAAAGGTAAATCAGTAACTACGTCAGTTCCATTACCAACCTTAAATCTAGGTCTTTTTATAACAGGAAGGACTTCGTCTTTTCGTACATCACCTGTTATTTTTCTTGATGCTTCTGTAACCTGCGGCTCATAGACAATAATTTCACCAGGTAGTGGTCTGAAGTTTGTTGCTTGAATCCAATCTTTTTCAAGACCATGTTTAGATTGAATTCTTGTTTTTACGGCTTTTGTTTCTGCCATTAAGAGTACCCCTTTCAATTTATCATTTTCAAAATTTGGAGTTATAAGAAAACCATCATTTCAGGTTTTCACATACAATAGCTACTTTAATTTATACTAAAATAGTCTATATAATTTAGCATAAAATAAAAGCTTGACTGCGCAATAGTCAAGCTTTTATGCTTATTGAATCTTATCCATGTCGCCTTTTATTCTTGTTAATCCTAGATTAGTGGCATATCCATTTGGACCAATATTATCTACTTGACTTGTTACAATATAAAGCCCGCTAGAGAGGTGTTTATTACCTCCTGGAAAGATTACGTTGAGCTTTACATATTGCATTAGCGTAGCTGGTCTTAGTAGTCCTTGAATTTTAATTGTAGCGCTAATTGGGAATTGCGTTGCTTTGGTCCACCAAACTTTGTCATCTGACTTAATATCAAACTTGCCTTCTCGCACCATACTTGTTGGTGCATATTCATCTTCCCAAAGTCCGTCAGCATTTAGCTTTCGTTTATAATTTTCCGGGTGGGCTAGATTTTGATAATTATAATATATTGAGAAGTTTTCATTTTTATTAATTTGAAATTCTCTTACTATTGTAGAAGTATTTATGCCGATATCAATTTCGTAAGCATCTCCACGATCCATGATAGTAGATACTTTTTTTACTTCAAAATATGGCCCTGCTTTGCTAAGTGACCTATCTGCACTAGTTATAGAGTCGTCGTGTATAGTTAATATATAAATTTCTTTACTTAGTCCTGGAGCAGACCCTTCTGGGATCATACAGCCTGCTAGGTAATTTATATAGTCTATCGCAGAGATGTTTCGTTTAGATTCGAGCTCTACTGCCATATCATCACCAGCGATGAGACTGTCTAGGTCGGCAGAAGACATGCCAGTAAAAGTATTCCGAAGGCTTGTATTAGTTCTAAATAGATTTTTAATTTCGTCACTTGGCTTTACTTTAATACCACTCCCTGTTCCAACTTTAGTAATACTACCGTCAGTGGATAAAGCAGCACTAGATACAGCAGTAACAGTGTAGTCGATTGAACTATTTTGTAAAGCAAACTGTTGTGATACACTGGTTATAATAGCCTCTTCGTTTTTATACACATAAGCAGGGTTTTCTGCGTCACCATAAGTAAATATTATTTTTCTAGTATTGCTTACGCTAGAGAAAACCTTCTCAAAGAAGTTGGGGTCATCAAATTGAGTAATTGGATAGTTTATATTTAGGGTATATTTATTTACCTGCCCGTTTACTTTAGTGACTTCTAGTGTCTTTATATACTGTGGAAATTGTATTGAAAACGGTTGATAAAAGTCGGCGCTATCTCTGCCCCACTCCTTTGTTTGGTCATCAAAAACTCCAAAGGTATAATCGCCTATAGTAACTTTTACCCAAGGTACTTGTATTCTAGCTTGGCTAGATAGCAGGCTCTTGTTTTTTATTATCTCACTCATTTGTTAACCTTTCCGAACTCAATACTAGAAATACTTGGAATTTTTATTGTGACGTATTTATCTCTGAGCGGCTTGAATGGATCCTGGATATTATTAAAATATGCAATTATCCACCAAAATGTTGGATTGTTATAATATTTTAAAGCTAGCGAATTTAATGTATCATTACTTCTTATTTTATGTGTGACAAATTCTGTGTTTGTTTTTAGATTAGTACCTATTCCATAGACCTGTCTATCTTCGAGTGTATCATAATAATAGGGTGTATTAGTATACCGACTTAGATAATCAAAGTTGGCATACATTTTATTTTTCAAAGTATTCACTGTTTTTCACTTCCTTATTTTAAAAATGCATGCCATTCCGGAGCGTTGCAGTAAGGCCTCTAAATGAGCCATTTTTAAAAACGGTAGTTGCATCGTATGGGTCTACCTCAGATACTGTAAAACTGATCTTTATTACTGCATATTTCTCATTTGCTAAAATTGGTTTACCATAGGTAACCGAGACACCACCAGACACAATTCCTTTTATAAAAACTTCACTACCTAGTCTAATTGCAACAAGGGGAGGCTCTATAGCTTTATTCGACAAATTATATTTTGGGACTGCTATTGCCTGAATAGCGTGAATAAAGTTTTCTGCTTTATCCTCACCGTCAGCTAGCGCCGCGTTACTCGGCATCTCATCAAACATATCTCTATGGAAAGTTAGACTAATGTTAATGGACCTAGGACCGGAGTTACTGAACGTATAAACTGGGGCAGAGCGACCTAATGCACTATTTTCCATAAAAGTGGAGTTCATTTGGTCAGTTACTTCCTCTGGGTAACCTGGTAACATCCAATATTTAGCTTCCTCTGGTAAATCTAAGTGAGAAATGTATATGTAACAGTCTGGGAGTATTCTATTAATAACGTCTGTATCTGGCATTTCAAAAATCCTCCTTAAATGTCATATAGTCCATTGTATATATCTATACTCTGTATACTGCTCTTAGTCTTTGCGGCGCCGTTTTCTTTTTTCCAGCTAGCGTATAATTTTTCTGTGTCTTTATCTACATAGCCTAATATATCATACAGAGCACTTTTTGCTCCGTAGCCTTGTCTAGCATGGTGCCCACGGCGCCTGTCTACCAGTTTATCAGCCTCTTTATCAAGTTCAATTGGCCCAGAGTTCATTACATAATCATATAGAATATTTTGCATCTTACCTTCCCAAAGTCCATCTATCGCGAAGTAGTGATTATTTTGACTCATAATTCTTTGAGCTCGTTTAATATTATCCGATATTTCATCTATCGATGTAGTAGCACTTCCACTAAGATACTCTACTAGTCTATCTGCGAATGGGTAAGATTCGCCGGTATTAATTGCTAGAAGTTGTAGCTTGCTTATTGGTTTAAAAGTATAGTTATTTAAATCAATATTATCGCCGCGTATAGAACTGTCAAAGTTTAAAATACTGTGATTGTTTTGATATGTTAACACTTTGTTTTTTGGTGCATACTTGGTGTCATTAAAAGATCGAAAATCACCTTCCAAAATCGTTATGGAAGATCTGCAGGAAATAGGTACTTTTATAATTAATTTTAAGTCCTTTTCACGATTAGCAATATCCCAGCGTGTATAAACGTCAGTACGAATTACTTTTTTTCCGTTAACAGTGGTAAAGTCGTGCTTGTCTTCTTCGGCTAACCAGTTATCTATATTTAAGTTATCGTATATAAACGGTTGACTAAATAATGCTTTATTAACTTTTTTATAAGTCATTGCCGCAAACTCCTCGGCTTTTTCTGACGTGTCTAGGTTAGTATTATAAAGCCCGCAAAATAGCTCAATACCCTGGCTACTATCTATAGCTATGGTGTACTCTGCAAAAAGTTTAACTGGTAGTGCATATATTCTGTACCCAGGGTCTTGTGTATTAAAAACAGCTTTAGTACTGCTATTAGGATTTATGGTAAAGTTAAAGTTTATATTATTATAAATTTTATCTGTAAAGCAGTTATACAAAGACATTAAGTTAATATTATGATAATCTCGCATAAAACGTAGGTACTCGCCTAAGTACTCATGTGTTTTTGCATCATAAATAGTGCCAGGGCTAGATAAGCTTTTTGTTATACCGTGTACTGTTTTGCTACTATCATAATAGGTACCTGGGCAGCTTTTCCAAGTAGCTTTACTCCGTCCTAAGTCCTGTTCTGATTTAGTGTAGCGCCAGAAATAGTTATATAGTTCGTTATTTTTCAGATAGTTTATACGTACGCCTAATCGATTCTCATCAATAGTGTCAAATGACTCTAAAACCCTCGGGTCTTCCTTGCCATGCTTTTCTAAGTATTTTGCGAATTCATGTGTGTAGACCTTTCCTGCAGGCAGGTTAAATGAGGTTAATAATTGTTTTAAATAACCTGTAAAAATATGTGAATTATTATACTTAAACATTTATTTTCCTCCTTATGTCATGGACCAGCCACCAAGGCCTATATTAGTGTTGCCGAAGCTATCAGTAGAACTGCTCCCACTTGCACCGCTGCTAGCACCAAAACCCTTAGTAAGTACATTATCAGTATAGTCACTAGCAGCCGTGTTGCTAAGCAGACCAGCAACACCACCTTGAGCGCTGCCTAGAGCTGCAGAATTACTAGCTCTAGTTAATCCGTAGCCAGATACTTTTACATTTAAGCTACGTTTGCCTGATGCGACTTCATCAAGTAGCTCATAGATTTTTAATACATTGATATTAATAAAGTCTACTTGCGTTGATTCAGCTTCTTCTTTTGCCTCAATAAGTTTCTTTTTTTCAGAGTCCTTTGTTTCTTGTATAGTAGACTTCTTTATATCACTCGCATTTGCGTTTCCTACGTAGCCAGAGCCTGATGTGGATTTGCCTCCATCTCCGGCATCTCCCGCACCGACACCTGCGCCAGTACCTCTTGGAGTTACTTTAAGACCAGAGCCAGACTCAATACCCATACTAGCCAGCATCCTGTGTCCACTAAAAGACGACGCTAAGCCCTTTACTAGTTGACCAAGACTTCCAAGCACGCCACCACCTATTGCACCTACGCGCATAATGTCAGCGACATTAAATGTTTGAGCTGTACCGTTACCCATTATTAGTGGTATGCTAAAGTCGATGCCACCAACAGTATTATCTAGTAACGTAGCTGTTTTATAAAGTAAATAAGACATTGGGTTACTTGCCATGCTTCCTGCTAAAGTGTATTGACCGTTTGCCCAGACATTTGACATCTTTTCACCGAGACTTGTTCTTAACCCCATACTGCCTGCCATTTTATATAGTTGGCGCAACATGTTGTCATATGATAGGGACTCTTTAAAAATATCTTCAGTAGTTCCTGGAACAGCTAAGTTTGTTGCCGCTCTAAGATCAGAGGCTTTAACACCGAATACGTTAGCTAGCTGTTGCTGTACTACATTATTGCCTTCTGTGGATTCAGCGATGTCGGCCAAATAGTTTACGGTAGCCTGTAATAATTTATTAGTCTCTGTCGAATCTAGACCCTCTGCTAGAATATCCGCAATAGGAATACCGGCTTCATTAGCAGCCATGACTAATAAATTTCCTGCTCCGTTGCCGCTAGTGAGAGCATCAACCTGCCCAGCAGCTATTTGGCCAAGGGCGTTAGCAATACTCTGCACGGCATCTTGCGACATACCTACTGAATATAGAGAGCCCATCCATTTTTGAACCTGGTACTCAACTTCTGTTGCCTCTGCGCCGCCCATAAGTGCTTCCATTTCTTGTAAGCTACCACGAACGCTCGCTGCCACGTCTTTTAAATATTCAGTATTTTCGTACATCTCATTTAAAAACGAGTTTAGGGCGGATTCCATGCCAAGACGGCCTGCGGTAGAATCTTCTTGCTGAATTCGGATTAACCTTAATAGTGTGCCGTCAGCAACATCAAAAGTATTTGCAATCTTTTCTTGAATCGTCATTAAGAAAGCGCGCTGCTTTAGATCAAAAGCAATACCACGATCTACTAATGTTTTTATATTATTAGCGAAGTCTTCTTGTTTGAAGTATGGCGTTACTGCACCGACGCTTATCATATCTTTAGCGAGTCGATCCCAGTATGAGCCAGCATACTTTTCATTATTCGAGCCTTGCAGACGAGTATCAATATCACCCTTATAAGATGCTATTTGGTCGACAGTGTTCTCAAGCTGTTTAGCTAAGCTGCTAATAGCGAGCACGGCGCCTTGTATCTGTGCTGCAGTTTTTGCATCTTCTGCGTCGTCACCATTTTCTTCTGCATTCTTTACAGCGTTTTCAACGAAATCATTATACCTTGCCTTTATACCATTTTTACCAAATAGTGGGCCACTAGTTAAAATGTTTTCACCGAGTTCGCGAAGTTCCTTTTTTTTCGCTTCTTTCTTTTTGTCTGCCTCTTTAGCTTCTTGAGTAAGACGTTCTTTTGTTAGTTTTTCAAGTGTTTCTTTATCTGCTTTAAACTTTATGTCGGCTTCTTTTCTTATACGTTTAACAGCTTCCTTATACTCGTCATCATTTTTAGCTGCGAGTCTTGCTTGTCGCTCGGCTTCGACAATAAAATTAGCCTTCCTTGCAGCAAGTTCTTTAGCGGAAGCCAGCTCATCTTTGGCCTGTGCTTCACGTATTCTGAGATCAATACCTTCATCTGAGTTTGCAAATTTAATTTCAGCTGCAAGTTGATTTTCAAATTCTTTAGCGGCTAGTTCAGCATCTAAAACCTTGTCAAGCTCCTTTAGACGAAATTCAGTATACCGAGCTTCTTGCATTTCTTGTGTATGTAACTTAGCAAGTTCAAGGTCTGCAGATTTTTTCTTTGTAGCTTCCTCTGCTTCTATTATGCTATTTAAATATTTATCACGAGCTAACTTTAAAGTTTTTAGATGCTCGTTGTGACTTTCCGCTATTTGATCATAATTATTTTTAGCAGCTTCTAGTCTAGCATAATCTCCGGTCTTTCTTGCTTCTTCTTCTGCCGCATGAAGTTCTTCTATTGCCTTACGAACAGTTTCAATGCTGCGCAAATGCTCCACAATGTCAGCAGATGTTCTTTCTGGTCGTAGTAATTCACCGGAAGCTTCTGTAACTATTTGCCCGACGTCAACAGTATCAGGTATAGACGGTTGTCCAGATTGTCCTGTAACACCTCCATCACTAGATCCGTTAACAGTAAAAGCGTCTCGCATCTGTCCACCGCTTAGCGGTGTATAAGCAGTCGCAGTATCTGGTCTAGGTCGCTCTGTGAGTGCCTTTGCTATTTGTCTAATAGCACTTGCAGTGTCTTTATCTATAAGGTCACTAGTAAGACCTTGCGTTGCAGGCTTATTATTTTTAGTGTCATCGGTTTCATTAGATTTTTTTGAAGACCTGTTTGAAGTAGCTTCACCAGAGTCCTCTGTGGCCTTTTTTAGCTGTTCACTTAGCTTAGTTATATCAGAGGAAAGCTTCTTGTAGTTTTCAGTAAGTTTGTTGTTAAGAACTAAAAAAGCGTCGTCTAGGTCACTGTACTTACTAGCTACCTTATCAAGGTTTCTAGAATATATATCAAAATACTTTTCTAGCGAAGCAATTCTAGTATTTCCAATCTCAATTTCGCCTTCAAGCACTTTTGTAATAATTTCCTCTTGCTGGCTGGTTAGGCTTTTTGCTTCTGAAATTGTGTTAGCAAGTTTTTGTATTTGTTCTGATGATAGCTTGCCTAGCTCTCTATCTGCCATACAATCTTTCCTCCTTAATTTTAAAGTTATCGACCTGCAGCCTGTCTGGCCTCAGCCATCGCTTGCATAGTAGCTTCCTTCTTTTCGTTTATACAATTAATTAAAAATATTCTATCGAGATATGCTAAGTTTAGCACATCAGTATAGCTAGTATTTAAATTGTCACTTATATACCAGCACTCTTTTACAATTTCCTTATAACGCTTAGGCCCGTAAGGGGTACCATCGTTAGATAGTTGAGGGTCTAAAAAACTCGGGCCCGAAGCGAAAAAAGGTAGTTATTTCCTCACCACATTTTGGGCAAGTTAAATATAAAATATTATCCAAGCCAATCTGCTGATTTAGCTTATCAATATTGTTAAAAATCTTCTGTAAGTCAAGCGCCGGCAGGTTAGTAATAAAGTTTTCAAGCTCGTGTTCTGTTTTCTTATCTCCGTCGACAAGGTCAATATTCATAAGTAAACGAACAAGTGTTTCAAAATCGATAGTAGCTGTCTTATATCTACGTTTCATATCTTTTATTTTAACCTCAGTTTCTTCTACTCTACGAGGTGTTAAAAAGTTTAGCGTAATTGTGCGACCGCTCTTAGGGAGCGAAAACGTCTGAAGATTATGCACAAGCTCCTCATCAAATTCCTTAACATTTAATTGATCTAACTTAGCAACAGTCTCAATCAGCTCTCCACATTCAGAACAGCGTAGTGCTACTTTATAGTCTTCGCCGTAAGTGACTATTCTAAGTTTATGGAGTAAAAATTCATAGTCGCCTAAGCTCATATCATATACATGTATGGCAGGTTTTTCAATGCAGCAATCTTCGATAATATCTGCAAGGGTCTTAAGTGGTGTGCTAGACGGTGACAAGCGGCGCATCTCTTCACGTGCTGTCATAGACCGCAGCTCAACATGTGGATTTACATTTTCATTGTAGATCTTTCCTTTTGACGGAAGCTCATAGCCTTCCATAATAGTAAAGTCAGTTTGTCTCATTTCCATAATAATATACCTTTCTTTTAGAGTGAGTTTTAAAGCTCACGATTTTCAAAATAGTGCTCTAAAATATATCTTATAAGCGCAGATACTGTAATATCTCTTTCTTTGGCAGTAAGTTTAAGTCTTTCAACTAAAGGCTTAGACGACTCAAAAGTTTGTATTACTTTATCGCTCCTGTCTACTTTTTTTCTTCCCATAGCAAGGTTCCTTTCATTTACGATATATTTATAAACACGTCATATAATTTAGCAAAAGATAAATAGATTTATTAAAAATAAAAATAAAGAGCAGATTAAATTCTGCTCTTTATTTTTATTTGTTTAAATTATTAAGGGTACGTAATTGCGCTATTCTCGACCTCTTGCATTTCAGCACGGTCATAAACGATTGTTGCACGAATTTTTCTTGCCCCATCCTGCTCTTTGTTGAAGTTATCTTCCGTAATGTTTTGAATCCAACATCCATAGAGTTTCCAGCTTCTGATTTGCTTAAAATCTTGCGTATACTCTATTAGTGTAGCAGTTTTCTTATAATCCTTCATAAGTCCACCTTTACGAGTATGAACATTATAAGCCTGCCCCTGCCAAGCCATAAGAATAGCTTTGGTATTCAAACCAACAACATCGTCAACTGTAATTTCACCATCGCTAAATGTAGGCACTCCAGCGAATGTTACAGTGTCATTGCCGCGTTTGTAACTTAGCTTCTCAAGCTGAAAGTGCGGAACTGGCGCCTGAACAACGTTAAGCTGCAAAATATCCGATGCTGTTGATTTTAGCTTGTCGTCAGCTTGTGGGTCGCCTTCGCCTGAGAATGTTGCTTTAGGAATATTAGTAAGACCGTTGACAAAAAGTGTAAAAAAACCAGATCTAGCAGCTTCATAATCTTCTAAGTGTGAGCTAATGTGTGTTGCAGATAGTAACTCTTTAGTACTTGCCATATTTTAAATCTCCTTTCAGTTAATTATACAGCTGTAACTGAAGCGACACCGAAGGAATCTTCAAGAGTTATCATAATATCAAAGTCTTCTACAGCTTCGATAGGAATAATTCTGATTTTAGCCTTAAGCGTTGCTTTCTTATCAGTAGCCTCTTTAATAACTTTATAATCTCTAATACCCTGATCCGCTTTCATAGCATCGAGAGTTGGTGTGATAGAATCTACAAAGCTAATCCAAAGGGTATCGCTATTAGGGTCAAATGTGAAACGTCTGCAAGAAATATAGAGTTGCTTCTTAATAGTAGAACAAAGTTGTCTAATGTTAAGGAAGTGCTTTGCAGTTAGGTCATCACCGCCAGCTGCGTCACCAAGAGGCGCTGCAGTTCTATTACCCCATAGGTAGTAGCTTCCTCTAAAGTTTGCAATTACATTGCACGCAAAAGGAGGCTGTGTCGCCTGATTTTCAATATTTCTAGGTTCAAGCGCATTAATAGCAATTTCACCGAGCTTGACTGACGTATGATCAATTACATAACTAGATACACCACGATTATATCCAGCTGCCGCATACCATTCTGCAAAACCGGCACCAAGAGAATTCATGAAGCACGCCAGGTAGTGGAATGCGCCTGGCATCTTATCAGTCTTTTTGCCATCAACATAATAATGAACACTTGGAACCGTCAGCGCACAGTATTCACCATCATCACCAATAAATCTAGACATACCTTTAATACCACTAATAATAAGCGCTTCAGGTCTATCTGTTGCTGCAGGCTTATTATAAGCGCCCTCATTAAGTTCAATGAGTGCAGTACAGTCACCACGACCGTTTCTTAATACAACGCCACTGTCATCGGTTCTATAGCTAGCAAGCTTAGCAATATGACTGTTTACTGTATTAATAACGCCAGCGGTCACGCTACTACCATCCGCAGACTTGATATTACCCACTACCCCAGCCAACTCGCCAGGAATGCCTTTTGTTGTGTCTTTTTTGCCGCCTTGATCACTACTAAAACCTGCAGCCACGTGATACAGCGTATAGGGTACTGCATAGATGTTATCAGAAGAAAAACTACCGAAATTACCATTTTCAAGCTTTTCGGCAAAGATCTCATCACAAGTCTTTACCTGGTCTAGAGTAAATGCTTCAATGTTTTCAGGAATTCCTGCCTCTTTTTCAATTTCTTTTAGCAGCTCTAGGTCAGCTTCCATTGCATCGCGTTTAATACAATTACTATCATATGTTGTATCATTAACAGCCTCAAGTAGACCATGGCTGACAAATCTGAAGTCATAGCTTGCTTTATCTTTAAGGATTTCCCAGAAAGTTTCTGTAGTAATACCGTTTTCTTCCAAGACGGTATTAAAAGGTTTATAAATAACGGTATAACCTAGGTTTAATAGCTCATAAGCCATTTTATTACCATAGTGATAAACGGTTTCTCCGTCTGGTTTCTCACTTACTAACCCAATAGTATCTTTAAAAGCTTGAGCAGAACTAAACTCATAAACGCCATTCTCATCAGGATCCTGCACTTTTGTTGGATCAGAAGACGGCTCACCTAGATATCCAGCAATTAAGACAGCGTAATTACCGTATCTACCTGGCGTGCCTGGGCTGGTGAGGTCCTTTTCATTTATACGTATTCTTGGCATACTAATGTATCTCCTTGTTTTTATTATTAATTTATTTGAACTATTTGTTCAAGACTTTCAAATAATTTAGCAAATTATTTTTATTTAGTTATATTATTTGTTCATAGGTTGGGTCAACTATCTTGTCTGAAAGTGCTACTTCACAGCCAATGAACCGCCAGTTTTTCTTTTGTGGTATACTAAATAAAAAGCCATCCTGCAGTTCAAGTTGTATTGTCCACTTATAAAACTGACCTGGGAAAATATGTGTAGGTATGTCACTGGTGTCTGACACGGTATTTAATACTCTTAAATTCGCAGTATGTCTAACTACACAGCCGTTATTTGCGCTGTTATAGGGAATATCAATAATTATTTGCGGATTATTTATTAACTTAAATAAATATTGTCGTACGTATTCATCTGCTTCAATGCGCTGTTTTGTATAAATATCGAGCTGGTACGTAGTTTTTATTGGTATCACATTTAGGTGAACGGTAGTTGCACTTTCTGTATCTTTACCAATAACAATACCATTAAAAGATTTGTTTTGTTTTATTGTTGACTCAATCTCAATGTCTCTATTTCTTGATATCGCAATTAGCGGAAGCTTTAGCGGCTGGTCACTAGAGTCTTCTGCTTGCAGCTGAAGTAATCTTGTTGACTCGTCAGGAGATAGCACTCTAAGTTGAGAAGAGTCTGCTAGCCAACCCTTAATTTTTTGTGTAATAGCTTCATCATAATAACTTATTGCCATCAGTAGTCCACATCCTTCTATCTATTATTTAGTGCTATTTGAAGAATTTTGCTTCCAGGTATTGCGCCGTTGCCGTACGTAATTAAGCGAGCAATTTTATCATACCTAGGGTCTTTAAATAGAAGTATTAAATTGTTTTTACTATCCATACTAAAAGTAAGGCTTAGTAGTAGTTTAATACACATATCCTTTAACGACACCTTATATTGCTGCTGAATAAACCTGTCCAGCATAAGGTCAGACGCATGTATTGGATAATTTTTTATTACAAAGTACGCAGCAAGCAAAGTATCTGTACGCAATTGTTCAGTAGATTGCTTGCGTTTGTTTTTAATAGTAAAAAACATAATTATATATCAGCTTCTTCTTTTGACTTAAGTGTAGCCATTATAAGACCTACTAAAGTGTCTGCAGTCTCTGTGCTTAACTGACCTTTTGGTAATATACCATCTTTAGAAAGCCGTAAGAAAGCTTTTGTAACTAAATCCCCGCTAACACCGCCAAGCTCAGGAGCAACTAGTGCTTGTTGTGCTTTCTTGCTGTTAGTGCTTGCGCTCAATGACATTATTACAGCAAGTTTGTCTTCAATAGTAGTAAGCTTTTTTAAAATAGCAATAAGTTCTTTATTGCTCTTAGTAATTGCTTTTGGCTCTTCTTGTTTACTACCGCTGATTGCTTTAGCTACTGCTATGCTGTTGAGCTTAGCATTAAATACTGTTGGCAGTGCTTTATCATCAAGGGTTATTGCTTTAACTTTTTTTACGTATGTATTTGGGTCAAGCTCTTTTTCGCCATTTGAATTTTTAATGTTATCTATAGATAGGAATACTTGTCTATTTTTAAGTTGTGTTTGTCCATCATAGCTTTGAGCTGTTGGTGATAATATACTGCGCTGTAATATTAAATATTCTTCCATTTCCTGAACAGACTTACTATATAAGTCTTGGCAATAGATTATGTTATAGGTTCTTTCAGTAAAAAATTCGCTGTCTGCCACTAGTTTTTTCGCAACTGCATTATAGATAACCTTAAAGGTACGACTATTTAAAAGATCTGTTTTAAGTAGCTTTTCTTGTACATATGTTTGATTTACAAAAGCAAGTATAGGATTCCCACCAGTCGCATTATTCAGCTTAAAACCAAGTGCAGTACATACCTTCTTAAATGGTTCACCAAAGCTAATTAGTTTTTTAATAATGTCATCATTGAAACCAAGACTAGCTAGTTTTGCTGCTAGTATTGTATTAGCGTCTTTTGTGTCTGCACTAGACTCGGTGCTAGCTGTATTAGTATTTACCGTCTGCGTATATATGGAGCGAAGGTTAACTGTTGGAAAATTCGCTTCGAGCAGAGTATTTGGCATTAGTCATCATCCTCTCTATCTATAAGTAGTGGCATATCTTCTTTTTCGTTGGCAGCCGTGCTTAGTCGCTGTTCATCAACTGACTCGTACTCAAGTGCAATTTCGCAAGCAATAGAAGCAGGGTATATCATGATGTTTGACATACTTATCACGCGGAATAGCCGACCATTGCCGTTGTCTAGCCCACTTGGTACTTTAAATAGTGCACCGACTTGAAGTCCTGGTAAGTCATATGGTACATGTATTATAGATGAGCCTTCTTGTAGTTCAGCAACCCAGCCCGCTTTTTTCAGGGATTTTTGGTTTGGATGCTCTTCAAATAAACAACCTACAATAATTTCTGGCTTGTACCCAGATTGAAGATCCCCATATGTATCGTAATCTTTACCTATAGGAGCTCTATATTTGCAGTTAATCCCATGTAAGGCAACGCACTGTTTAAACCACATACGATGTAATTTTATTTCGTCACGTATAAGTACACCGTAGTCTTTTACATTATTTGACATATAAGCTCCTTTCTTTTAGCATCAATACACAGTGCTTAAATAAACACTGTGTATTGATAGTTAGTTACTTACGACCGAAAGATTCAGTAATAAGTGTTTTATTTTTAATGCTACAGGTAAGTTCGAATTGCTTACCGTGACCAAGCTTCTCATTTAGACCAATAAGCGTGACTTTATCATTTTCAGTGCCAGCTTCGTAGAAAGAATATGTAGTTTTTCTAGTGTTGCCAGAAGTGAAATAGATAGTGCCTGCAATATTAAGTGATTCATTTATATAACTACAGTTAGTTAATCTATAGCCTGCTACATTACCATAGGTCTTTACTAGTGAGTCAGAAATAAGTGACTCTAACACAGCCTCTTGTAATTCATCTACATCGTGCATTATTGTAGCAAGACTCTCGTTTTTAATAGAGTCTCTTACAACTGTAAACTCATAGTTGCCATCAACACGTTCATTTTCAGTTTTACCGTCTGCGTATTTAATACTAACAACATATTGGTTTTTAACTGCTTTAGACTTTGACTGCGCTACTTTAACTACTTCTCCCGTAGTTGTGTCATCTACTTTAATTTGCATACCTTGCTTTAGATTAGAAGCGGCTATTTGACGAGTTTCAGACTGGTCAGTTCCACCTTTAACACGCAGTTTACTACCTTTTTGGTCTTTTTTTATTGTATTAATAATTTCGTCAAGTTTATCTGTAGTAGTATCAAGCTTGCCGTTAATATATTTGCATAAGAATACGCCGTTAACAGCATCTGCACTCTTTGTGAGATAGATTTCTGCAGGACCACCATCACTCTTCATGCTCCAGCCTTTAGCGATATTTTCTGCATCTTTGTACTTTGTCTTAACGTCAGCATACTTTGTACCTCTTACAAAACCGCCGTTACCGTCAGGCTTTAGACACAAAATAACAAAAACATTAAAAAGTTTGTTATCTTTACTAGTTTCCACACCGCCGTTCTTATCCACGACAGCCTTCTCATAGTCGACTAATGCATTATTAAGTACCCACTCTGCTTTACTGGAACGTGTTAACTTAAGTGTGTCGAAGATACCTTCCTCTAGGGTGTCAGTTTCCTCCTTAGCCTCAGCACTTTCTTTAACATCTTCTTCCTCGTTTTCAGCATCAATCATAGCTCTTGCCGCTGTATCTGATATAGGCTTTTTAAACTCAGGAGAGTTAATAAGCTCTTCAAATTCTTCTGCAGATACTTCAAGGTCGGCTTCTTCTTGCAAAGACTCTGTCAGACTCTCAACAACTTCTTCGACCTCTACAGGAGCTTCCTCAACCGGCATCTCATCTACAGTATCTTCTGTAGTATCTTCTGTAGTACTCTCAGCAATAGCCTCGTCATTTTTTACTGCGTCAGGAAGTGCTGCCTCCAAGTCAATTTTAAAAGCATCTATATTTCTTTGAATAGCAACTTTAACTTGTTCATTAGTAGCTTTTTCTAGTGCTGCTTCTTCCTGAGAGATCGCAGTCCTAAGATACTCAATATATTCATTATGAGCCTCAAGCTTTGCATCAAGGTCTTTGTCCTCTTGGATATCCTCTATGAGAGACTCGCCAGTATGCACTACAAAAGCTTCCTCTGTCTTTTCTTCTTCCTCCGCTGGCTCCTCGTCAAGATTGATAGCATCGAGGTCAATTTCAAGGTCATCTTCCGTAGGCTCTTCTGTGGGCATCTCCAAGTCAATCTCATCAGCTTCTGTTGCCTCTAAGTCAGTAGGTAGCTCTCCAGCATTTTCTGCCTCAGCTTCACCCACTTTACCGACTAGGGTATAACCAGATTCGTTACCACAGTGCTGACAAATCTCATTTACATTTACAGTATTAGGATCTTCCTCAGACTCTACAATATCTTCTTTATCTTTATAGAAAAGAGTCATGCACTGAGGACACTGCATAATATACTTACCAACATAAGACGTAAGAAGGTCTTCAGGAGACTCAGCGTCAAGATCAACAATTTTTTCAATACGCTCTAGCTTAGCTTTAGCTACCTCAGCTTCACGAGCTTCCTTAGCACCATCAAGACCGTCAGTAGTACCAATATCATAGTACTCCTCGAAAAGAGAGTCGAATTTAGATTTACGTGAAAAAATCTCCGTAAGTGCAGGTCTGTTAGCTCTAATACCTTGATCAGCTACTGGGATATCTATTTCATCAAGAGCCTTAAAAGCAGACTCTAGATCAAACTTAGTAACAGATTCTTTCATTATATTTCTCCTTAATTTGTTAATCAATTAAATAAATCATATTTGAATTTAGACGTAGCAGCTCTCGAAGTTCTTTTAGCTCAGTGTTACCTTCTTCTAAAATCTTCTCGCCATCTTGCGTCCAGAGTGCATTAGTCTGACTAAAGCGTGTTCTAATTCTTCCTAAAACTACTTTAGTAAGTGCTACACAGTATTTAACCAGAATGTCCGTCCAATAATCGCTTTTAATGTCTTCTACTGAGAGCAATTTTGGTATGTACTCAATTGTGACCATATTGGGCGCGCTATTTGCACTATTTATATAGAGTTTTTTATTGTGACGATCTTCTTTGAAGGACATGTCTGTAGACATAGTATTTCTTATCTGATGCATGGACATCCAAGAAGCGTAGTTCATAACATAATCCTGTAAGCTGTACATTGTACCACCGTTGCTGAAAATAGCAAATTGTGCCATTTGAACCGGGTCGCTTGTTACAGAAAGTCCACCACCAGAGTCGCCAAAGCCTTCAGTTCTATACACTTTTACAATAGAGCTTACTTTTTCTTGGAAGAACTCACCATCTAAGTCAATGCAGCTTGCAAATGGTACACTGATCATAGTTGTCTCATCCCAGAATCTTTCTAGCTCTCTAAGTGCTTTTTTAATAACAGATACCAAAGTTTCATCTGTTATCTCCATATCCAATATGTAGCCAGTGAGTTCGAGTTTAACTTCGTCTATAATATCTTCAAGTTTCATTGTTTATAACTCCTTGCTAACATTACTAATTAATTTAGCAAATAAAAATAAAGCACGCAGCTTTTTACACTACGTGCTTTAAATTTAATTGTTATGCCATACATAAGTTGCTTGTCCACAATCATAGACTTCTACAAAATTGTGATTAAGCATCAGTTCTTCATTATCGCTGTTTTTGCCAAAGTCGGTTTTAAAGAGCTGATCAAAGCCTCGCTGTCTAAGTAAGTTATCCGTAATATGCTGCTTTGTTTTCATATTGTACCAGTGCTTGCTTGGCCCAGCTTTTCTTACTAACTTAAAGCCGAGTTTTTCATATACTTTACCAGTAAATTTGCTAAGATCACAGTAGCTTATGACTGATGCCGGTAAATACTGATCAATGAAATGTTTAAAAAGCTTTTCAGCACCGCCTATAACATTATAGGCTGCAGTGCAGTACCTAATTAACTCATATTCATACTTTCTGTTATATCTCGGAGCATCAAATGTCATTAGCGATACTAGACAGTCTTGATAAAATAAACCTAATCTTATTTTATCTTTGGCGTACCCCTGCAAATGATTTTTATTTAGGAACTCAGCCGCTTCAGCCGCGGAAAGTTCTTTTATAGTGCAATCTCTCGCATAGATACGCTCTTTGTTTTCTAGCATTTGTATAATTTTGTTTTGGTCATCCCAATCAAATACATGAATGCACATATAACCATTAGCAGCGGCAATAGCTGCTTTTTGTTTGTGGTAATCTTTAGCTAATCCTTCAGATGAATATATACCCCAAGTACTATTATGTGTCGCTGTTGGGTTTATTTCAATTAGATAATTATCAACCTTGAAGTCAAACCATTTACCATCAAGTGGAAATTCTACTGTGAAAGATATTTGGCCAGTTTCTAACAAATCTTTAAAGTACAGATTTGCTCTAGAATTTTTACTACCATTTGATCGCTTAGCATCTGGCATTGCCCAGTAATTCTCTGCACCATAGCGTTCAATAAAAGTATCTTTTAGTGTACTTGCGATCTGTCGTCTTATGCCTTCGACTTTTGCTGTATTTGGTACACCATATTTTTTTAAGCAGGTTTGTTTATAGGTTTCTTGCTGAGCTGCATAAGAAGCTTCCAAAGAGCCGCTATTTTGAGCTCGCGTTTCTAAATTCTTTTTTATATTATTGTAAGAACCATATCGGTCTCTTTTTAGTTGTTGTATCTGTGGAAATAGCTCAGGTCTTTGAAATTGGTTTTCTACTCCATATTTTTCTAAATTGGTTTGTGTTCTTTTTGCATGATTATTATAATTAGGATTTCCAAAGTGCTCAAGCTTACTCTTTTTAATGTTTTGTACATGCGCGTCTTTAGGTTTTCTTATCTTATAATGCTTTAATATTCGCATAAGCATAGATTGCCCTATATTGAATATTAAGCAACACTCTTTAACAGATTTATTTTCTGTAATATAGTTATTTATAAGTTCATTTTTATCTATTTGTTGTAAGTAATCTTCAAATAAAAGCCTCGCCATACATTATTGCTCCTACTTAGTTTTTAATTTTACTTAATATTAAGGGTTCTGCAGTGAACCCTTAATATATTATACAATAAATTATATGTAATTATTTATTATATTAGATTATTTCTCAATTTTACCTGCAACAAGGAGAGACTTGTTAAGGAGTGCCTTAGCGTACCAGGTACTGAAGCCCTGTGCCATTCCTCCATCAGGAGTTCCGAGAAGCTGTGTAGGCACTATAGCCATATATGGTGCATAAACACCAGCAGAGCTCATCATATCGTTACCGTTGAGACCAAGGAAGAACTCGCCTTCACCCATAAGAGGAGATACATAAACAGCAAGTCCGTCAAGCTCACCAACCTTGTAAGGACCATTCATCTTAACGTTCTTAACAGCGGTGAAGCCGTTGATGAAACGAAGAACAGGAAGAACGTCAGAAGCGATTACCATGTAGTTAGGATGGAACTTCTTAGTTCTGTTGTAGATAATAGCTCTAGCAATTTCAACAACCTCAAGGAAGCCGTTGTAATGCTCGAACTTAGAAACGCCTGCAGGAAGAGTCTTGCTCCAAGTAAGCTCAGCAAGAGCCTCACCAGCACCTTCCTTAAGCATTGCTACGATCTCGGTGTCGATTTCGTATGCAAGCTCACCACAAGCCTGCTCAGCGATCTGCTTGTCAAGAGAGAAGCCATAGTCAGTCTTAGCTTGGAAAGCAGTGATCTGGTCGTAACGAACAGCGATTCTACGAGGCTCAGCAACAAGAGGAATGTGCTTCATGCGAGGACCAATAGCAGGAATCTCTGTAGCAGGAACCTTAGCCATCTGGAACTGCTCAGCAACGTAAGCAACTTTGTCACCCTCAGCAGGAGTGTACTCATCTACGTACTTGCCGTTAACTTTGTAAGTAGCTTTCTTAACATCAGAACTTGTTTCGTCCATGTAAGTAAGACCGCCAGCAACAACCTTATCAAAAGCGAGCTTCTTATCAGCGCCGATAGTCTCAACGATGATCTGAGAAGTGAAGTTCATACGAGCTTCGCCCTTCTCACCTTCCATAGCGCCATGACCGAATACGCTGTTGAACATATCGCCGACCTCAACGCCGCCCTTCTTAGTAAGAGAAACGTACTCAAGGTATGCGATAGAACCAGAGTAAGAAGTCATAGGATGAACGATAACAAGATCATTAGCGATAAGGGAAGGAACTGCAATATTAGTAAGGTTCAAGCAGAACTTCTTCCAAGCGCCAAGGTCAGTATGATTAACTGCACCGATAGTGTTGTTGAGTGACTCGGTCATCCAACGGTTAGTGTTATCTAGAAGAACAGCAGTAGTAAGAGCTGTATTGCTAGACATAGTTTTGCCTTCAAAGTTCTTAGCTACATAAGCCTCAGCAACCTTGAGCTGGCGAGAATAAGTCTCTAAAAGATTCTGTCTCATAATTTACCTCTTTCTAAAGTAATAATTAATTTTTTTTATTTTAATAGTTTATTTGAGCTTATTTTATTTCTTCAATCCAGCGAGCTCGAGAAGATCGTCATCGATTTCATAGCCGTATTCAGTGTCTTTTACAGTAGGTTTAGAGATAGACTCAGCAATACGTGCAGAAGCCTTTGCCCTTCCGCCGAAAGGAAGTCTACTGAAGTTTACAGTAGATTCAAGAATTTGGTCACAAACAGCATCAACATCTTTAAGAGTGTAACTTTCATTGAGGCGGCTTGTAATTTCAGAAGGCGCAACACCTAGCATATCTGCTTTAGACTTTACATACCTATTGAGGGTTTCAATATAGCGTGTTTTATAAGCTTTTGCAAGGTCAGTTCGTTCCTGAAGTTTTTCAGTATAAACCTTAGTTTGACCTTCTAATTTAGCTTCAAGAGTTTCAGACTTTTTAGTAAGTATAGACACTTCTTCTGTTAAGCGTCTTTCAGTAGCTTTGCTACCTTCAATGCTCTCTTTTAGCTGTCGTGCGTTATTAACCTTTTCAGTTAATGTTTTAATTTGGTTGCTTGATTGTGTTAATTTTTCAGTGAGCTCTTTAACCTGTTTTTGCAGCTCTGGAACTTTTGCTGCTTCTGCACTAGTGGTTCTAAATGCAGTTCTGTACCGGTCTAGCTTTTCTTGTAACTCCTGCTCCTTGGCATCGCCAACTGACTTAGCTTTACGCAAATCACTAACTTCGGTTTCCAAAGCTTCCTTCTGTCTGATCATCTCTTTCAAGCTTTCGATTACTTCTTCATCTCCGTCATCGTCGGCTGAGTCTTCGCCATCGTCTACTTGTTCAATGGTTTCAACAGGAGTTTCTTCGGTTTCAATCTCTATATTTGAATCTGTGTCATCTGAAGCTTCTTCAGAGTCTTCACAGGTAACACCTAAAACTAAGATATCTTTTTCGCCCTCATCGTCGACAAAGGAAGTAATGCCATTTAAAGCATACTCTTGGCCATCAATTTCAATAGGCTCGAGTTCAATTCTAACATCATCGTCATATTCCTGAAGCATTTCAATAGCATCACCGACAGTATTAAGCTCAACCTCTTCGGTAGAGTCTACGTCAATAACTTCTTTCTCAGAAGCTTCTTCAGCTTCCTCTGCAGACTCTTCATCAGTTACAGCTATATCTGTTTCTGTTGGCTCCTCAGAACTTTCTACCTCAACTTGCTCCTCTGAAGTCTCTTCACTCTCTTCTGGTTCATCCTCATCATCTGCGGGCATTTCTTCTACAAGAACTTCGTTCTCGTCCTCAGACCAAGGAATATCATCAGCAGTAAGAACCTTTTTAGGAGTTTCCTCAGTAGCTTCTTCGTTAGAAATTTCTTCTTCGATATCGATATTTAAATTTTCTAATGCTTTTTTCATAGTATCTTTATCCTCTTCTTTTGCAGCCTTATAAGACTCAGCCAAAGCTTTTTTAAGCTTGAGGCCTTCAGAGTCTAAAGATTCACAAACATTCAATCTTGCTTTTTTAACTGCAGGTAATTGAACAATGTCCCAAGTCTCTAAGAAGAACGTCTCAGGATCTACTTGATTATTGTCCATAACGTCACCGGAACCGCGCGAGCTGATTCCAGGAACAAATCCATAGTCTACAAGCGTTTTTAGCAGTCTGCCGTTAGGCGTGTCTAATATATCAACATAGGCACATAGGTCATCACCGACAATTTTAGGAACTTCAGGAATACAAGCACAAGTCTGTTTCATGTCCGTTTCTTCACGGTCGGCAGGATGCCCAAGTTCTAAGAAAAGTGCTTTAGTAGCAACCTTCTCTAGAAAAATATCATCTTGTAGAGCTTTCTCCCAAAGAGGCTTGTTGTAAAGTCTGCCATTACGTGTGCTATCAACACAAGTAGCAATAGGACCGTACATTCTGCCTAAAATATGTCTAGAGGTCATTTCCTCCTGTGATAGTGGCTGCATCTGTAACGCTTCAAGAATCTTTTTATTTTTTAATTCCATAGTTATCCTCTTCAGTTACAGTGTTCTAAATAATTTAGCAGATATTAAATTATTAAACTGATAATTTAATAATAAATTATTCTTCGTCCTCAGGGTCAACCACAGGTACTTCAACCTCTGGCTCAATTTCAGGTTCAACAGTAGGTTCAACAACAGGAGTAACTGCCTCATCTTCAGCAATTGCCGTCGGCTCTGCCATTGCTTCTACGAAAACTTTGTCAAAGTCCTCAAAGCAGTAATCACTGTCAGCTGGAATACCTGTTTCGCTGCCATAGAAACGTCCTGCCTTTTCATAGATAAGTCTATACTTACCGATTTCAGCCTCAACGATTTTATCGTCTACTGTAGGGTCGCACTTAACATTCTTAGAAGCATAGAAAGTTCTTACGCCGTCAGCGGCCTTCTCGTAAATTACTTTATAGCCATTTTTTAAATCCATTATAAAAATCTCCTTATAAATAGATAATATTTAAAACGTTTTTAGACTGTCGTCTAATCAATTAATTTAGCGAATATTTTTAAATATAAAATAAAACCGTGGTAAAATACCACGGTTTAAATTATTTATACTAATAATTCTCTGCGTCCGCTGATGTGCTCAAGTACGAGCAAGTCAGTTTTTAGCAGTTTGAGTAGCGCCAAACATTGGTCGAATTCGCCTGTCTTGTAATAATTATTTAAGACCCTAGTAATTTCCTCAGCTCTTACTTCGCGTTGGAAAATTTCTTTGCTGGTTGGGAGTTTCTTACTATACAAAGTAATCTGGACAAGTAAACAGGCAAGGGTAGTAATAATCTCATCTGTATCAGTAATTTCTTTTACTATATTATGATATAGCGGCGATTTCTTCTGATTATGTTTTTTGCGTAGCATTTCATAAAAATTTGCGACTTCAATTCCACGATTGTCTAAAATAAATTTTAGCACTTCCATTGGAACTTCCTTAGAAGTTACTAATTTTCGCATTGGCGTATTAATATTAATGCCTCTATCTTCAAGTGCTACTAAAACAGTTAAGCAGTCATTTTTTGTGATCATTTATTTAAGTACCTTTCTTTTAACAAAACTTAATTATTTTCTGAAAAATCTTTTTCTGCGTCAAGGTCAGCAGGCGAAGGAAGATCATCTTCAGTTAATAACATGCTACTAATGATTTCTTGGTCTTCCAATAATATATCACCTGTTCCGGTATTAAAGGACTCAAGAGCATCTAGCGTGCCAAGGTCCATATCATCACCAGAGGTTTCTGGCTCAGTACCAGCCTCGGTAGGAACCTCTTCTGTAGCCTCGACATTTTCTAAATCTTCTTCATCTTCTACTTCAGCTGCGGCAGCTTCTTCTATTGCCTTAATCTCTTCATCGATTTCAGCATTAATAGCATCTCCGTAGTTCAGGGAAGCTAGTAGAGCTTTTAAAATACGTAGGCGTCGTGGCTTATCCTCAATATCAGTAAATAGTCCTTGCATACTGCTGATAGCATTAACTTTGTTTGTTAAGTCAGTACGATAGTCAATTTCTTCTTGAGTTACAGGTGCTTTCATTTTTAGAGTAAAGTTATTTAGGTAGCTCTTTAGTCCTCTATTTAATAGGAAAAGATTAATAGCATCTGTAAGAGCCTGTATCATAGCATTTTGAACTCTCTTAACGCCTTTAGCATAAACACTAGAAATAATTGAAAGTGAAGTACCGCCATTAAATCCTGCAGCATCATCAGTCCATCCAAAGAATGCTTTTGGCACTCCGAAAGCAGCATAAAATTTATTATTCCACCAATCAAGGTCTGCGAGGTTTTTAACTTCTACGTCACCGCCAACTGCTTCTACAGTGATATTACCTTGACCTCCGTGAGTCGCGAAGTAGATATTATTTTCAACTGGTCCTGGGTTATTATATTCATTCATAGATTTGCCGACATTAACAGAACTTTTTTGTTCCATCATGTCTTTAACACGGCGGAGTGTTTGTTGTACTTGTTCTTTTGGCATATCACCAACCTCTACACCGACTTTACGAACAATACTTGAACGAGTAATTCTGTTTAAGAGTGCAGCATTTTCTAGAAGTGCCTTTTCTCGCCAGATCTTATAAGCATCGTATAGTAATGACTTACCACGACGAACACTATATGATTGACTTTTTTTTCCTTCCGGATCGATAAACAAATCAACTGTTTCTGGGAATCTCGTAAAGTTGTCTTCAAGACAGGCATGTACAAAGTCGTCAGCCTGATAGACGTTAACGTCAGCAGATTTCATTCTAAAATTGTATGTGCCTGAGGTATTTGTACCAGTAAAAGCTGATATAGTATCTAATCCGGAATCCTCGTTAGGAGTTTCTATGTAGCCATAAGTTTTACCAAACTTAGTAAGCTCAAACATAGTGCCCGGGTCGTCTATCGCCTCAACATAATAACTATATGGGTCAGAAGCGGAGTGCAGATTTAGCTTAACGGCTTCATCCAGTTTTTCTTTGAAATCCTCATTAAGAGTGTTTCTAGCAGAGTAAGCTTGGTCAATACTTGCTGGCTTAAACAAAGTATCTTCGTAGTCAGATTCTCTGAAAAGACGCAAATATACATCTCCGTACTTGATTAGCTCATATGTCCAACCGTACATATTCTTATCAGCATTCATAGTATTTAAGAGATAGTTAACAAATTTACTAATTTTTGGATCATTCGATTCGCACCAAATAACGTGTCCGTTATCTGCCGGCTCACACACATCCTCAGTGTAAGTTCTTAGAATCGCTGCCACAGAGGAGTCTTGTGCCATGGTGTCAATCATTTGATATATCTGGTCACGGGAATTAGAAATATTAGTAAAGTTTTCAATAGCAGCCATATCTAATTTGCTAGTTAGGCTTGCCTCTATGATATTATCTGCTAGCGTATTTTTAACATCAATGTCCAAAGTAGTAGTATTATTTAGTGTAACTGGCTGCGTTTGACTACCGACCAGTGGATGTGATGTTTTATTTTTATTTTCAGTCTCAGCCATAATCTATGGTCTCCTTCATAAAATGATTATACCGTCCATTATATTTTGGTACATTTCGTATTCTTGTTTTTTCTTATAATCTATTGCTTCGTCAGCAGCTGCCATATCAAAATAAATTTTAGTAAGTTCCTCTTGGAATTCAGCTATCATTTGATGCTTTCTGTACTCATCAGAGCTTTCTACATTGACATCTAAAGAAGTCTCAAGATTTTCGCCGTAGTCATAGGAATACTCTTCTGCAAACTCACTCGCTAAATAGAGTGAACCACATACTGCGTCGGCTTGGTCTTTGCTTCCATTTTGCGGGTGGTCAATGTGTCCGTCAGAAAGTCTTTCTAAACTTACGAGCTCTTCTGTTAACAGCTGACAATCTTTATACATTTGAATGTGTCGCTCATAAATAGCTGACTTAAAGAATGCATAAGGTTGGCAAAGTTTGGTTGTGCTATCAACTCTATCCACTGAAAGTATCTTTGTATTAAAACCATCTGCTTTTAATTGCTGTTGAATTTGAGCAGACTGGTAAGTGTCGCTTGATACTCCTTTTATTGCAAAGCCCCTATCTCGTAGCCAGCGTATAAAGTTTCTATTCTTTTCAAAACTTACCTGGAATCCTTTAGGAGCTTTAACGGATACTGAGAAAGCCAGCTTAAACTCAAGTTCTTTACTCGGCTCTTCTCCAACCTTTTGCGGTCTTTTGCCCGTTATCCACACGCCTGCAATACCGGTTTTGTCTCCGGAGAGTGACATATCAAGATGGATAAATAAAGGTCTTACTAAGTCTCTTTGATTGACTCGTGTTAAGTCAAAGAAGTTAGCGTATTGTACCACATCTTCCGGGCTATTACCGACTTCGATAACATCTTTTACGAATGGATTTTTATAGGTGTCTAGTTTAATTTGATTTAGTCTAACACCAGAAATATATTTAGTAGAACTAGAAGTAGAAATACCGGCGTTATCTGTAAGAGCAAGGTCCATATTATCTTCGAAAGCTTCTCTGTAAATAGGAGGAACTTTTAACATGAAGTAGCCTTTTTCTCTGTAAGCATTTACCTCTTCTTCTGTAGCATCTACAGGTAGGAGTTCGTGAGCCAGGAACTTGTTTCCGACAGCAACATAGAAACTTCCAGGATCATCTGGCGTACCTTTGTCATTTCTAATTACCCACTGAGGCTCGTCTACAATAAGAGTAGTTTTACTTTCATTTTGTCGTTTTGTCTCTATGTAAGATTCCAAGAAAGCCTGCTCAGAATCTTTAGAAGACGCAATTATATTCATCGTGGGAAGGTATGTACCTTTACCAAAACGAGAAATCATACGGGCGTCAATCTGAGAAATCATTTTCTTAAGCTTAGCTTTCTGCTTCTCTACATTATTGCTAACTCCGAAGTTAACTTCATCACTGAAGTTAGAAAATAGCGCACGACCAACTACGTGTCTATTACTAGAACCGAATACTAGTTCAATTCCTTTTGGCGGCTGCCATTGCGGATTTGTTCTACTGGCATTCATATTACCACGTTCCATGAACCAATCAGAGCTTTGGAGGAGTTGCTGCATCTTGTCCCAGCCGACGCCTTGAGCAGCTTCTATGGTTACGTTCAACATGGAGAACGTTATCTTGTCTATGGGCTGAAGCCCAAAAAATGTATAAGGGTCTTTTAAGCACATCATTCGGTATAGTAAATAGAGTTGACAGATAACTGCAATAAAAGATTTACCAAGACCAATAGAGCCCGTAAGTATTACTGTATTATATCGAGTTGTTATGTTATCAGGAAATATTTCTTTTAGCTTCTCTATCCAATACGGAAAGACTGTGCATTTTCTCTCTCCAGTAAAGTCGTCTACGATATAAAGGCCTCTACCGAGATATCTTTCTTCTGAAATAAATGTCATAATATCTACAGGAATCTCTTCGTAGTCCGAGTATTTTAAGTCTTCTAAAAGGCTTGAGTAGCCTTCTTGAGAATACTCTTTTAGAATTTCTAGAGCTAGCGCGCGTTCTTCAGGAGACAGATTATTTAGTTGTTCTAAATTTAGTTCGTTTGACATCATCAAGTCGAAATCTCCTTACTATATATTATACAGTTTTTAAATAATGTTTATATTTTTGTTTTTAATGTACTTTACAGCTTCTTCTCTTGTCGGATAAAATCTTTCATATGACGCTGAGCTGGGAGACTCACGGCGAATAAAGAATCCAGGATAGTATTGACTAAGCCACTCTAGTAGCTTATCAATATGCCTTTCCCAATCCGCACAGAGTGCAAAGTCGAAAGTATTTTTATCGTACTTAGCAACAGTATTTTGTCCATAAGTAAGTGTATAAATAGGTTTATTTCTAGGGCCAGTACGTGTCCAGGTTTGATAGTCCCAGATGCCTTCAAAAAGAGCATCAGAAAAATGCTTTGTCATGATCTTTGATTCTCCATTTCTTCTTCAGTTTCGTTTTTATTTGTATCAGGTTCTTCCGAAGTCTCTTTCTCTTCAGTAGGTTCTTCAGCCTTCGTTTTTTCCTGTTCTTCTTTAGCTTTCTTTTCCTGCTCTTTAGAAAGCTTATCTGCATATACGGGGTTAATATTACTTCCCTTCTTGAAGTGTCCTCTTTTCTTGGCCCAGTCATTAATAATATCAATTAAGTCTTTACCAGTCTCTAGGTCTTCATTATCTTCAACAATTCCGTTTTGGTCAGCTTCGTCAGCAGGAACTCCATAGAGTTTGGGGAATACCAGTTTCAAAAACGCGTCTGGTTTTTTCTCGGATAGGAAATGACAGTAGTTAACTATTACTGAACTTACCTTCATCATCCACTCGCCATTGGCTAGCGTTAAAAGTAAATGTTTACAGCCTCTTCCTTTATCATCGTTAGGGTTAGCTATCCCTTTTCCTGGCCCAGGGTCGCTAGCAGAGTCGTCTACAGAAACATTTTTTATAATGTTCCAGTGCGCGAAGCGATATTTGAAGTCAGGGCATTGACATTTTGTATAGACGTCAGTAGTATTAAATACCTTGGTAAGCGACTGAAGTACTGTTCGATATTCGAATTTATTACCGTTATTTTTTATATTCTTCTGTATCTCAGCTATGACGCTCTCGAGTTTGATTGTAACTGTGTACTCATCAGTTTCTCCGACTACCGGAATATTTACTAATAAAATATCTTGTTTAAAGAGCTTATTCATGTCAATCTGGTTAAAACTCTTTACTTGATTAGCAATTTTGGAATATTTTTTACGCTCGAATCTCGTTTTGCCTCTAGATTGATCTTTATATACTCCAGCATTTCTAGACTGTGCCACCAGCTGAGTACGCGTAGCCTCGTCTAGCTTAAGTAATTCAGTTAGACATTGCTCTTGTAGTGTTTGTCTTTTCATTACTTTATATCCTTTCAAATGAATTACTGTATAATTTAGCAAATTATTTTAGGACAAAAAGAAAAGGTGCTCAAGAAGAACACCTTAGTTATTTTGATAGTTAATCATACCGCGAATATTGTAGTATTTAGTTGGCATCTTGTTCATAGCGAGCTCAAGGGTATTAGAAAAGTCATATTTACCGTTTTCGTTTGCTTGAGCATCAGCCACGAAAGGAAGATTTCGAATAATACTAAGTACTCTATTAACATCAGATGATTTTAAGTTGTATATAAAGAACATTCCATTATCTTGAATAATAGGCTGAGTACCGGCAGCTCTCGTCAGCTGATTATAAATATCGACACGAGTTTGTCTGTCTAGCTTTTCTTCGAGAGAAAGTCTCTTGGAAGTAAGCTCATTTCTATAATCCTTAAGTTGGTCTAAGTAACCTTTATTACGCAGTTCTTTAAAGGCCAAGTTTTCAATAGCATACTCACCCTTAGCAACACCTTTTTTGCGGAGCTTCTCATAGATATCTTCAAGCATCTTAACTACTTCTGTCTCATCGTCGAGCTTGTCAGCTTTTATGTCGTCAATAAGCTTTTTGCATTTTTCTTCCCACTCATCAACGAGTTTGTCAAGAGCTTCTTTATCATACTCAGGAATATCTTCTTGAACAGGCTTCTTGACCCATTTATTTTTCTTTACTGAATAAACGCCGTTACTTACTCGAGCGCTATCTTCGATTTCAACAAAAAGTTCGAGAGGAATATCATAGATAGTTATATCTAAGTTTTTATTAAAGATACTTCTGTAGGCACTATAAAGAGCATTTCCGAGTTCAGCTGGGTAATCTACCGATTTAGTATTAGCTACAATATGAAGGTCTATATCGCTATCTTTTGTATAATTATAGCTAGCATTTGAACCGATAAATAAAACATCATCAACTTTTATTTTGATATCTTGTTCTTTAAGGTCAGCCAAAAAGGTATTTACAATTTCGAGCATCTTATCACGAACTTTATCTTTAAGCACCTCATCTTTTGTAAAGAGTTTGCTATTTAAAGAGTCGTGTTTTTCGATAGCTTCCGTGAGATGATCTAATGAGAGATGTTCTTCTAGCGGGTCGACTACAACGCTTCCACATATTTTTGCAATTTCCTCTGCATTGCCGGGCGCGTTCCATACGTTCTTTGCAACGTTTTTCAAGTCATTAGTGGTGTAGCCCCAATTTTTTACTGCGCGCTTTAGCTGGTCAATAAGCTCCTGCCAATCGATTGCGATGGCCACTATAAGATATTTTAGGGCGATATCTAGCTTAGGTAATGGTACTGCACCTTTTCTCCTAACCTTATTATAGGAAGCCATAGACTTATTATATTTACCAATACTTACATTATAAGAAATTCCCCAAGGAGTATCATTAAAATGTGCTTTATTCCAAGAATCTTTAGTTGGAAGCTTTTGTGCTGCTTCATAAAGTATTTTAGATTTTAGTATTCTTTTGAAATCTTCTGCGGTCGGCATTACTTGCCTTGGATCAGTTATTACAGGCGTTGCCATATCACACCTCCGAAATAGGTAGTACGAATTTTAAATGACACCCAGAGCAACAACGTCCTTTATCAGACGACATATACGGCTCAGGATTATTTCCATAATCTTCAATAGGCTCACCACAGATGCAGCAAAAATTTTCTTTAGCTTCAGTCAATTTTTCACCGAAAACATTGTAGTCGTCAAAGTCTAAATTAAAAGCTTCTTCAAGTTCTGTAGCATCAGTCATACGGTCTTCATACTCTGCCTTAAATTCTTTATCGGACGCTTTATCTACATTTGCAAAATGTTTACGATCTTCTTCCTTTTTAATAGAAAGGTCATAGTCCATTACTTTTACCTTATTTTTGTCATAAAGAATTCCATCATCGTAGTAATAGATGATATCGCTATTCATAAGCTTAGAAACATCTTTATCATCTCCAAGGTTATTAAGAGTATATACTGAGCAGTTTGCGTTACCGATTTCAATAAGAGCTTTAATTATTTCAGCCTTATTACTACAGAATAGGTTTTGCGGGCGAATGTAATACCTACGCACATATCTCTTAGCTTCACAGAGGGCTCCACCTTCAGAAGCTCCTGTATTAGCTCCACTGTCGGTACTACCTTGGCCAAAGTCGGTGCCCATCGCTTGATTAAACCTATCGATATTTAATCCAATATCTCCGGTAGTATAACTGAGAGAACTATACGGTAGCTTCTTTTTACGCTTTTTTCTTTTAGCTTCTATTAAAGCCGGTTTATTTATAATCATTAGAAGTAGTCTCCTTCTGAAAAGTATTTAAAAGAAAAGCGACCACGACAACGGTGAAAGGCTAAGTCCGCCGCCGCAGCCGCTATATAATTTAGCAAATAAAGTAGAAGCACCCTAAATTTTAGAGTGCTTCTTTAAATTAATTACCATAAAGGTCTTCGTCAGAAATCGGGTCACCTATAGGCTCGTCAAAGTCTACAAAATATTCAAAAGGCTCAATTTCTGCTTGTTCTGCCTCTTTGACACTGAGCGGCTCTAATAAGTCATTATCAGTGCAAAGTTCGGCTTTTATTTCTGATTGAGCAGGCTTAGTAGTAATGAGCTCTTTTTCTACACAAACTTTGTCTTCAAAGCTTGAAACCTTTGCAAATGCTTTTTCACTACTGAGGTTTTCTAATCCACCAGTAAATACATAATAGCTAGTAAGCAGATTATTGAAAAGCTGCCGCAATTTATCATTCACACGGCCTTCTGCTAAGTTAGCTATTTGAGCTTGAAGATGTTCAATTTCTTGCCAGCTCTTCTTTTCTAGTTCGCTTACAAACTCTTGCGTTACATTTATTTTATCTTTTAATTCGTAATTCATTTAATAGCCTTTCATTACTTTGTTTAGATATCATTGATATTGAAAGAGAATTGCTGCACACCACCGCGTCCCTTAAGGTCTCGAGGAAGTCTAGGTGCATTTTCGCCATCTTTCCAGAGATACCATACATAGCCAGGAACAGTGTAGGATAATGGTTTTGGTCCAACCCACCAATTTTGCATATCAGAGTCAGTCATAACAACAACATTTGTTGCTTGAGTAGCAACAACATTTTTAACAATTTCATTCCAGCCAGATGTGCCACCACGAATCGGAGTTTCTGACACTTCATCCGCAAAATAAAAGATGTTAAGTTTAATTTGTCCTTTTTCTTCCATGTCCGCTAATTGACTAACTGCTTTCATTCCAACCTTGATATCATTTGCATTCCAAGAAGTTGATTGATCAAAATAGAAATCGATAATCGGTATTTTTTTATTTGGTAGCTCATTAACTTTTTGACCCTGTCGTAATACACCAGCACCGCTATTTCTACGGCTAATAGCAGACCAGGAGTCGTCACGAGTTTCTTCTGCAGATACTTGCAGCGCTATTGCTCTATATAAGCTACTTAAAAACTCTTGGAAGCCTTTAAATGTATCTCTGCCGCGAGGAGAGTACTTAGCAGCCTCTTTTTCTCTGGCCTTGACCGCTTGAGTTTCTGCACGTATTTTAGCAACGTCTTCAGCAGAAAGTTCATTCTGCGTTTCTGCCTTAGATAGGTCATCTTTGATTTCTTTTACTTGTGCTTCTCTTTCTTCCTCAGACGTAAAGGTTAGACCACCGCCACCACATGCATCGATAGCATCAAATACTCGATTTACTAAAAGGTTAAATTCTTCATCAGAAATATCTTTTAGACTTTTAGTCACCGCCTCCGTTAGTGCCTCAAGCGCCTCAATAGCCTTTTCAAGTTCTCGTATTAAGGCTGGTGCAACCTTGTTTGTTTGCGCGGTTGTTAATGCTGCCTTAGCTGCCGCAAGAGTGCGTTCACGTTTTATTTTACGAGCATCGTGCTTTGTTTTTATTTCTTCATCTTCTGTTGAGTTTTTAAGCTCATCATCTATTAAGTCATCTTCATCGAAATCAAAGTCTTCAAAATCATTTTCAGATTCTTCATCCTCTTCATCTTCGTTTTCATCTTCGTCTTCGTCTTCAAAGTCGTCAAATTCTTTATCAGCATCTTCATCATCATCGTCAGACTTAATATCACCAGTGTCTACTTCTTCGAAATCACCGTCTTCGTCGTCTTCAAAGTTCTCTTGGTCACTTCCAGCCTCATCGGTAGTATCATCAGACTCATCATTTTCATCATCATTATCAAAATCTTCTGTATCGTCGTCCTCATCTGCTTCATCTTCATCATCCGATGCTTTAGCTGTAGAAGTAGCTTCTTCATCTTCTGTTGAGTTTTTAAGCTCATCATTTTCATCTTCAGAGTCCTTGGGCTTGCTGTCACTGGCTTTATCTTTATCTGGCTGCTTGGCATCTTTGTCAGAATCATCTGTGCTGCTAGTGTCATCTGAACTCTGATTATTGTCGTCCGATTCATCATCAGACTCAGAGTTATCTCCATCTGAGTTTGTATTCTCAATTGGATCTTCCGAATCATTGTGTTTTATCTGGTCTAAAATCTTTTCTTCGTCTTCAATTTCTATATCACTGTCATCAACATCTGAAGGCGCTTGCTTTACTGAAGGCTGTAGCAGGTCTGGGTCAAGTTCAACATCCTGTTCACCACCTCCACCTCCTCCAAGGTCTCCTGCAGTAACCGGTGTCCTAGAAGTAAGAATTGCATCTATTGCTTCTATTGCGCCTTTTCGCACTTCTGGATTAGATAAATCAAGACCAAGTTTACTTAATATATCATTAATTTCCATATAATTTAACTCGCCTTTCTTATTACTTACATTGACTCAATAGCATCACGTAGTTGCTTCAAGGTTTCATTATCAAATTTCTTAGAGTCTAGTTCTGCAACTACCTTGTTCCAAGTATCTTTATACTCCTGAGTATTTATCTTTCTCTTTACCTTAAACTTCATAGGATCGTAATTAATATTGCCAGCCAGATTTTTTAATACGTCGTTTGCAATCATTTTATCCTCAGGTGTGTATAAAATGCAGACCACATCGCCGTCAACTGGATGTAGCACATCAAATTTTTCATTAGGGCTTGTTACAGAAATCTCATTTACAATATCTAATAGTAGTGCTTTTTCAGCATCAGAAGTTAGGTCTTTTAATCTATCATATAGAGTAGTTACGAGCTTTTTATATATTTTTGCCCATTTATCAAAAGTTTTTGACTTTATAAAAATGTCTAATGGTGCTTTAATGCTGGAAGGCCTCATTGCATTTTTATATATTGATATAACTCTAGTTTCTTCAACTGCGCCGCTACCGGTCATTTCAATAGGGTCATATACACGTTGATTATTCTCTATTCTAGACTTTGGCTGCCAGTAAGGGTCACTTCTAATTTCACTATTAATTCTAATTAAGTCTTTAGAAAGCTCGTCATACATGGCTTCCAAAGGTAGTTTATCCCAGCCTCGGTGGTCTTCAGTTACGAGCCCGCCGATTACTCTACCATTTAACTGCATTGTTCTTACAATCTTTTTATCTTCAGAAGAATAACGCTTATTAGAAATTTCAAAATCTTCGATAATATTTAAAATATTGTGTAAGCTTGCACTATACCTAATGTGCTCATATGCTTCTTCTGGGTCATGTGCGTGAAGTTTTTTAAATACATGCATCATTCTAATTTGGTGCATCATAAGATTGTGTGCCATTTCATGACGTAATAGCACATCAAGCTGATTAAATATACCTTGACCACTGCCCAAGAAGCCATCACTTATAAATACTGTCGCCTCGTCAAAAGAGATCGCAGCAGTAAAGTCAGGATGTTTCTTTGAGTCAATAATATTAAAATCTAATTTCCAAAATCGTTCTGCATACTTTCTATGACCTTTGTCTATTAAAAGCTGACAGAGAGCTTTTTTAACTTTTCGCTCTCTGTCGGTCATAAAGTGTCTAGTAATATCAGAAGATTCAAGTAATGCTCTATTTATTTGCATAATATAAATCTCCTTTATATTAAAAATTAAAGACTGAAGTCAAAACCTTTAATACGAGCTAAGGCGTCGGCCGCACTTACTTTTGCGGCACTTCCTGCAGCTGACGTTGATGTGCCAAATAGGTCGGAGTCAGTTTCTTCTCCGTCAGAACCAAATACACTATCAAAATCAGTTTCATCTGTAGCCGCCGCCTGTCCAGTAGAAGCGCTTTCAGGCTCTTCTGTATCCGTAGCTGTATTTCCACCAGCTGTAGGCGCTTTTACGTCTAATTCAACCCAAGTATCAAGTATCTCGTGAATCATCTGTTTGTTTTTTTCTAGGAACTTGGAGTACTTGTCAACCCAATTAAGGAATTTTTGTTTATCATAACCGTGAGACATGAGCGCGTCAGTAATAGCACGCTGGTTAAGCATTGTTGCTTTATCATTAAACAGATCTAGCAAGTCATCACGAGAGTCAAACTCAAAACGATAGTCAGTTAAAAGTGCACGGGCAAGATTTAGAATTTTATTATAACGTACATAGAAGAATGCATAGTTAGCATCGCTTGAATCGTGTCTAGCAAGTATCTTTTTTATATGGAATTCGAGATACCTTAGTGCATCATCAACTTTTGAATCCCAGTCTAGCTTATCAACGAAACGAGACATTTCTGCATCATTTAGATCCATAGCACCTGGGTCAGTAGGTACGGAAGGGTTAATACAAGCTATGGTGAAAAGTAAGTTGTCAAAACGATATATTCCTTTTTTACCAGGACCTTCAATTTCGTGTTCGTTAATAAGTGTTAATAAAGTCGCACGTAGCTTTGGTGCTGCTCTATTAAATTCGTCTAGAAACAGAACAGACCTAGGCTGTTTTAAAGGGTCTAGCGCATTAGAGTAAGATCTTATTACTTTATGTACCTTATTGCCTTCTTCATCTTCTTCTGTTGTATCAACAGGGAAACCATTAAGGATAGCGCCAAGGTCGTCATTCTTAGCATTTAAATAGAATAACTTAACGCCCCTATCTTCTGCCCACTGTTTAGTAATACCTGTTTTACCAGAACCTGGAAGTCCGCATACAAGAAGGTCTACGCCATCCCTAGTTCCTGAGGCCTGAGCTACTAGAGCATTAGCAAGGCAGTCATCTAGCTTGTCAGTAAGCTCACTTGGTACGTCGAGAGGCGCCCAAGCTGCAGCATCAAAACCACTTGCATAAGTTTTAAGCTCGTTTGCGATAGCTTCTGCGTTTTTATCAGAATATGTTTCTTTTCCATCAGAAGCTTCCTCCGCAGCTGCTTGTACAGCGTCAGCAATTTCTGCCGTAGACGCACTTAATACATCATCAACGATCAGATCTTCTTCTGGAATTTCTTCTGCAGCAGCTTCAGTTTCATCAGCAGCCTCTTCAAGCTGTTTAATTTCTTTTGTGAGATTACTTTCAGTAATAAGTTGTTTCTTTATTTTCATTGGTATTTATCCTCCAAATTAATCTTTACGCATCCAAGTATGCAGCTCTTCAAGTTCTTCTGTAGTATATCTTTCTGTAGCTTTTTCCCAACCTGAAGGTTCCGCTTCTTTAAGTGCTTCAGTCATTGCTTCATTTAAAGTTTTAGCACTAACAGCACAAGGACCATACTCAGTGTTTACTAAGAAATACCCATTAGAGTCAGACTTTACTTTAGCTACGTGCAAGTTAGCGACATCGGTAGTAGCGCGTTTATCTTGGATAATCTTCTGTAAATCAGTAAGAACCTTATCCAAGAAACTCTGTGCGTCATTAGGGTCATCAAAATAGCATGTACAGTCAGTATAACCGTTACCACTACTAATGTAAATCTTATTAGAGTTATTCCCGTTAGCACCAGAAGCCGTCAGAGGTTTAATAAACACTCTAGGAGTATTTGATTTAACTTTATCGCCTTCAATTTTATATGATACCGGTCCATCTGCAAATACCTTATCACCAGGATTTCCTATAAGACCTCTTACATTGCCTGATTGAGGACCAGATGATTTATAGCCATTTTGGGGTGCAGAAGAAGCAACTTTCGGTGTACCAGCATTTGTTGCTGTACGAGTCTTAGTAGTTTTGTCTTTAATAGCTGAGATGTATCTACTATACGTATAGACAGCTGTACCTAAAAGTGTCTTCTTAAATTCATCTATTTCGTAAGGTGTTCTGATGGTATCATCCCAGTATAAACCTAGACGTTCTGCCATATAGACAATAGCTTTTGCTATAATTTCTGGCTTAAGAGTCTTATGTCTACCGCTGCCGTCATAATTTGGGTAAAATTGAAACCTGGAGATGGAAGCGATAGCTTTATTGATATCAGTAAAGTCTCTTTTAATAAGTTCATCACAAATAGTCTGTGCAGCTGATACGTAGCGACTATCAGATAAATACCACGGCGCATTAGTATGCAGATTGTTTGTATTTAGGCCTCCTGCGACTGCGACGTCATGCATAAATACTTTCGCAGTAGCTTCGGCCTCAGGTGTAGTAAAAATACGAGCCATGTATAATAACTCTCCTTTGTATATATTTATTATATCAAATAATTTAGCAATTAAAATACTTTTTTAATAAAAATTTTTATCAATCTATACTAATAACTGACCGGCAGCGCGGGAACCCTGAGCAGCCATAGAAAAGCTTTCCAAAACGGCTTCTTCTGATTACCATAGGCTTACTACACAATGGACATTCTTTTTCTGGCATGTCTGTCGCAAGGCCTGTCTCGTTTGTGTTATCGACAATTTCCTTTAGGTTTTGATAGAAACTCTCCATATAGTCTAACCAAGAAATCTTTCCAGTGGCGATTTTATCTAAGGACTCTTCCATTTCTTTAGTATAGTTTAAATTTATTAAAGTTGGAAAAGACCTATTGCAGTAGTCTGCTAACTGCATGCCGCGGTCAGTAGGTACAATGTGCTTTTCCTCTAACTTTGCATATCCGCGAGTAGGACTTAGTACTGTTTCTACTATAGTCGAGTACGTAGATGGTCTCCCTATTGATCTTTGTTGAAGTTCTTTTACAAGACTAGCTTCAGTAAATCTACTCTTAGGCTTTGTGAAAAGCATTTCAGACTCTAGCTCTGCCTTCTTTAGCACTTCACCACTGTCAAAAGTCTGGCTGTTTCCAAATACTTGACCGTCTTCGAACTCATACACAGCCTTATATCCGGCACTCAGTAGTTCTTTTTGACTTAGTGTAAATTTATGCCCGTTATTATCTATAGTATAGATAGTTTCGGAAATCACAGCATCAGGCATTGCTGAGGCAATTGTTCGTTGCCAAATTAGCTTATACACTCTAACAAGTAACTCATTGTTGATTAGCTCTGATAGTTTTTCAGGAGTCATAGTAGGGTCAGTTATTCTGAGTGCTTCATGCCCATTTTGGTCCGTATCCTTTTGTTTTGCTTTTCTCGGGTTTACATATTTATCAGAGCCGTAAGTATTTTTTATAAAGTCTTTCAGCTCAGGAATAAATTCGGGTGCAAGTTCTGTTGAATCTGTACGCAAATAAGTAACTAAACCTATATGCTCGCTGTTAACTTTAATTCCCTCGAAAAGTTTTTGTACACAACTCATCGCATCTTTGACTTTTAGTCCCAGTTTATTAGCAGCCTCCTGTTGAAACGCCGCAGTACAAAAAGGTGGCTTAGGAGATTCATGACGTTTAACTGTTTTAATATCTTCTATTATATAATTTCCGTTTTTACAATTACTTATAACGGCATCAATGTCAGCCTGTCGTGTAAACTTTTCAGTAGACTCATCATTATACCCTGAATATTTTGCTTTATAAGTTATACCGTTTTTAATAAAGCTTAGATATAGGTTAAAGTACACTTCAGGTATAAAATCACGTATTTCTTTTTCTCTGTCTGAAACGAGCTTAAGCCCTACCGACTGACAGCGACCTACTGATTTTGCACCGATGTATTTCTTGGCAATTGGGCTCAGGGAATAGCCCAAAAATTTATCTACCATCATTCGAGTAAGGCCTGCGTGTACTAAGTTTTCATCAAAGGCCACCGGATTTTCTAGTGCATGAATAACAGCTTTTGGAGTGATTTCATGCATTACAATTCTATAGCACTTCTCAGTAGGTAGCTCGCAGAATTTAATTAGACTCCATCCGATCACAAAACCTTCACGGTCTTGATCGGTACCAATATAGATCTTATCGACTCTTTTTGCGGCTTCCGCTATATCATCAACAACCTTTTTCTTATTGTCTGCTATCTCAAGTTTCATTTTAAACTTTTGTTTTGGGTATATTCCAGAGTTCCAAGCAGGGCCTCCGTCGGCCAATTTCATGATGTGGCCAACAGATGCCATAACAACTGCTTTTGCGTAGCCGGCGTGCTTTAGTATTGCTGAGATGGTTTTTACTTTTGTTGGCGACTCGACCAATACCAGAATTTTATCTGACTTACTCATGCTTTTCTCCGGTTATCCCTAGAGCCTCTTCAAGTATTTGTCGCATTACGGCGGAAATACTCGTCGAGCGTTTAAAAGCTTCTATTCTCAAAGCTTCTCTAAGCTCGTCAGATATTTCTAAACTTATCATCTTTTTTGCCATAGCATTCTTCCTTATTTACGTGATTTTTTCTGGGCGCGATTTATAAAATTTTTAAACTCAGCTTTCTGCTTAGCCACCTCAGCTGCATTTACATTTTGAATAGCCTTGTTTGCTGCCTTCTTTGCCTTTGCATGCGCTGTGGTCTCGTTAGAAGGCTCCACAACGGTTATACGTCCATTTATAACGCCCTCGGTGAACTTAAGCTGTCGGAAATCCTTCTCTGCTTCTTCGTCAGCCTGGATAGCGTTTTGTAGACTGTGGAGGCGACTAGGAAGGAAGGTATTTTTATAGAAGGGAATAATTTCTGCCAAATCAGCCTCTTCAATTTTACCGTCTTCTTCTATGTCTGAAACGAGCCCAAGTTCACTCGGAAGTATGCCATCAAGAATTTGTGCCTGCTGGTCAAACATACTTGCCGCAACACCTACGAGCTTATTATCTTCGTATTTAAATTCGTCATTGTAATAAACTACAGTAACTTCCTCTGGCCTGCCTATAACGATCTCTTTACCGGGCATAGAAGTGCAGGTTTCAATAACTATATTTAGACCATTCTTTTTTGTGATAATAGGGTTTATAAAAGTTTTAATTTGGTCATTAAAACGTAGGCAAAAGATACGCTTATTAATCCCAATTTGCGGGGCAGATAATGCTAAAAGCTCCGGATTAGCGTCCATTACTTCTTTAAGCTTAGTCACAATTTCGTTGCCTTCGCTTGTCTCTGCTCCTTTCTCTGATAAAAATGTCAGAGGCTCTGACGGTATTGATAGCATCTCAATGTCAGTAATAATTGATTCCATTTGGTATTCTCACTTTCTATTTTATATTTAATTTAGCAAATTATTAATTTATTAAATTATTAATTTAATAGTTTTTGAAAAGCGAGCTTATTGCTCGCCTTTCTTCAGTGACTCAAGAGCTGTTTTAAAGTGAATAAGCGCATCAGAGTTTTCCTCTTTGATTGAATCAATATCTGCGCCCAATCTCTTAAGTTCATCTAAAATTGTTTTATGCTGTTTTACATAGCTTGCTTTCTTTGAGCCGCGATTAGGCATATCAAGAAGATACATAATATAAACTAATCTATGGTAGTTTTCTTCAAGGTTTGCGACAACTTCCATTGCATCTTGCATCTGCTCTTCTGTAATATTACCATCCTTAAGTGCATCTTCAAAGTCTGCTAAATTCTGTTTTTCTTCTATGTACTGCATAAGCATTGTATAGAAGTAATTTCTTACGTCTTTTATTGCCATGAGAAACCTCCTTAAGTATTTTCAAAATATTGTTGTACGGCAGGAAAAGCCAGCCATGCCTCATATTCTGTTATTTCTGTTATTGAATTAATTTCTTTTCTAAAGTCATTTATAAATTTATCAATCTCTTTGCAGATACCAGCTTCTTTATAGTCCATCTTTTTATAAGTAACTGTAAAGTCGTTTAGTAATATTTCGATATCAGGACATACCGGCCCAAATTTAATAATAGATGTTTTGCCCATGACGGTTTTTAGGATAATATAGTAATCATCCAATTTTACATTTGTACATCTTAGCGCAGTATTGCCTATATCCACTACGTCGATAGAATCAGTAAACGTTCTTTGTGCAGAGTACTCAAAAACCATTAGTTATTAAAACCTCCAATTTTTAGATAATACTTATCTTTATCAAAGTCCGCAATTAGAAATAAGTTATACTTTTCGTTATCCTCTTCAAGCTCAAAGTAATTAGTGACTTTAACCGTTGAGTTATTCGTATTAGTGCCAAATGTAGGAAACTCGGTATTAATTGCATTTTTACTTAGTTTTGTGTACATTTTTGCATATTCATCACTATCTTCGATATCAATAATATAAAACTTATTATCATATCGGCCGGCAGCTTCAAGCTCTAAGCGCGCTAGTATACTTTTTAAAGGATTATTCATCATTGTTAACCTCCTCATCTATAGCTTCTTCTGCGTCTACCTCAATAATATCCGTAGTACTTTCAGCAGTGGCCGGAGTTGTTATGCTGTTAAGCAAGCTAAGCACTGCAGATTTAACGCGCTCTCTGGAATCCCTATTAAGATTGCTTGAGGTACCACCGATGTTGACTTCATTTGTCTGTTGATTAACTTGTATCAACGGTGTCTCGCCGGCACCTGATACCTGTTTTTGGCCACGCTCAATAAGGTCTTGTACTACTTTTAAACCATCAAAAAGCTCTTTATTAGAAATTTCATCAGGTCTCGCAGTAAATCTGGCTAAAGCCTGATCTGTAATTGTATCAAGTAAATCACTGAGCTTATTAACTCTAGCTATAGTTTTTTTATTTTGGTTAGCATTAAAAAGCTGAGTTAAATCTCTTAATTTCTGCTCATCTGTTTCTGAAATAAGCTGTTCGATTAACGCTTTTGATTCTTCGTTAAGTTTAACTGTGCCAGCAGGAATTAAACTAGTTTCAGAAGTCTCATTCTCATCTGCTTGGTAATTGATTAGCATAATTAAATCACCTCTTCACAAATAGCTAAAAGCTTATCTGCAAAAGCCTGTTCCAAAACAAGTTCTAATGGGTTAGTTTGATTTGTTAACGCCTGTTTAATGGCTGTTTTTAAGTTTTTTCCTGGTATAAATTTACATTCCATATCTACTAAATTAATACTAAGACTGCCTATACCAATATTAACGGTAGTAGCTGTCTCTCCTCGATGCTTTGCATCATTAATAGCACTGCCGATACAAAGACAAGCTTTGTCTACTAACTCAGCCGATACTTTAGTAGGTATCTTAAGTAGAGTGCCTACATCATTTACAATATTTACTTGTGTTGACATTTTATATTTCCTTTCCATCGCTATCAACGCGTTTTAAAATTTTCATAGGGTCTTGACCGTTTAAGCTCCACACGCTTTTTAAGATATCTTTTAAATACACTTCATAAGACTTATCTAGTTTATATTGAATACAATGAGCCATAATTTCTGTATTGGTAAACTTGTTAGAAAAAATGTCTCGTATAAAAGTAACCCGCGTTTCAAAAGTTCTAGAGTTTCTATCAAATTTTGCCATTATCCTTTTTGAATCTGACTCCTGTCAATATTATATTGTTTCATAATTGGTAACAGCTGCACATATAACTCTGTTACATCGTCCTTTTCTTTTTTTGTCAGCTTTCCAAGTTTATTCTGCGCCGCGGTAAAAGTTTCTCCATCAATATTTATGTATTGATACATAAGTAGCGCATTTGTTACAATAGCCATTTCTGCTTCTGTTGGAAATGTAACAGTCTTACCTGCGAAGTATGTCAATAAACGCGTCATGTTTGCGCCATCAAGAAGATAACATAGCTCACTTGTAACAGCATATTCAGGTATTTCTTGTACTTTAAATAAAATAAATAGCATTAGCGAATAAATATCCGACAAATGTAAATTATTGAGGTTCTTTTTAATATTGGTCCTCGCTGGCATACCAATCCTCCGTTGTATTAGCTAAAATATTTTCTATGTCTAATTCACTTAAATCTGCTTCTTTATAACAGTCCATTATCTCTAGTTTAAGGGCTGTAAAAAATTCCTTTAGCAGTACCTTAGTGTAATTTGTCATATTTTTTGGTAAATGCCACAAAACTACGCTTTGCGGTGTTGCACTTAGTTTTTTCTTATTTTTTAAAATTTGAAGACTTGTCAAAAGAATAGAAATTTTTAAATTTTGATACTCTGGAGTAGAGCTATTAAAGGGGGACTTTCGTAGTACATCTTCTAATAAACGATCACTCTGTTTAATAGCAGTTTGTACATAACCTTTAAAGCGTGAGGTGACTTCCGCGTTTTCCCTTGCCTGATCTTTAAGCTGCTCCTTATACGCCATTGCATCGAACTTAGTTGATACAAATTCCTCTTCAATAACCTCTCTGAAACTTTCCCGCTGATATTCAATTTTCATAGGATATAGTAGAGCTTTTGTATAATTTAAGCAAGACTTAATTGGTCTTATCTGCTTTCCTTTAATTACCTTACCTTGATTCAACTGGTTTTTGCGCAAGGCAAGGAACAGTCTATTTGCAGAGTAAAAAGCATACATATCATAATCTTGAAAATCTTTAAACATACACTTTTTAATTGCTAGTGCTTTTACTAGTAACCATAAATAATTATAAATAGTATTTTCCAGCTCCGGGTTTTCTCCAGGATTTACTATCTTTGGGACATTTTCATCTATGAAAACGCACATATCCGTATACTTCATGGAGCTCGGTTTTTTCCATAACATTTTAATTAGTACCTCATTTCATTAGTACAGCTCACTGATGCCGTACTCATTCTTTATTACTTTAATTTCGGAGTCAATTGGCAGCTCAAGTTCCTCTGCATGATGTGAGATTATGAAAACAGACTCAACAGTTTGAAGTTCTTTCTCGAGAAGTTGCATAACTGCTTGGCAACTCTTTTTATCAAGGAAATCTGTAATTTCATCTAACACTAAAATATTTGCATTAAGACCTAAATAAGAAGTCAGAAGGTCTCTGATGGCAAGTTGTAGAATCAAGTCTACTCTTTGTTTTTCGCCACCAGAAAGACCATCGAAAGCCTTGCCACAATAGGTGATATCAAGAGCATTACCGCTGACTTCTAATGAAAGCTCTCTTGTGCCAAAAACGGTCTGGCAGTAGTCTTTTGCTTTATTATCAATATAAGTGATTATATTGGTAAGCAAATAACCTCTGAAATCACGTTTAGTAAGCTGATCCATTTTCTTGACAATAGCTATACGCTGGTCGAGGTCTTCCTTGGCAAGACTTGTTATAGAAATTAGATTAGACAGCCTTGCAAGCTCAGTTTCAATAGCAGCTATTTCATCTTGCTGCTTTTTAATACGCGTGTCCCAGTTTTGCTTGTCGTAAAGAAATTTATTGTAAGTACTCTTCTCAAACTCTAAACTTGAGTTAACCTTAGACTGCTCTACTTTAGCTGCTTGCAAACTCTTTTTTGTTTCTGTTACATCTGCGTTTAGATTATCAAGGTCATTTTTAAATGAGGCGTCTATTTGAGCTTGATAATCTTTGTGTTTGTTATCACACTTTTGTATATCATCAAGAGTTTCTTTTAGTGCTGCCCAAAGATCTCTCAGAGTAGCCTCTTGCTCGCTTGTATCAGGCTTATGCACATCTGGAAGGTGTTGACCGCAAGTCGGACAAACATCAGTAATAGCCTGTAACTTAGCAATTTCTTTTTCCAAGCTAGCAATTTTTGCTTCAAGAGTAGCCTTTGTATTAAAAAACTCTACTCGTGCTGCGTTATAGGCAGCAAGCTCTTCATTACACACTTTTGATTTTTCATTAGACACTTCAAAAAGCTTGCTATTTAAACTTTCAAGCTGTGTCTCTAAAGCAGCCAACTGAACATCATAAATTTTACTTTGCTGTTCGAGTTGTGAAACTTTGATAAATTGTTGTGCAAGAAGCTCATCAAAATCAGGTCTTTGCTGGCTGTCTATACTGGTTTTTAATCTAGTCAAGGTAGCTGTTTGTACGTTAAGCTGTGTACGATTAGCAAGTAGACTATCCTCATACTCTCTTATCTTAGTGCCGAGTTCCTGTTGTCTGGAAGCAATACGAGTCTTTAAATCGTCAATCATAAAGTCGGACTTAGTAAGTCTTTCAAGCAGGTCCTTACGCCCACTCGGGCTAAATGAAGAAAATCGGTTTGGCATCCCCTGCCCTATTATGATAGTAGACGCGATAAGGTCTTTTGTAAGCTCTGGCAGCATTTCTTGTAGTTTCTTTTCAGACTCTCTGATGCCCTTGCCGCTCAAATCTATATCATTTTTAAAAATCTTAAGGTCGGACTTTGGTGCAATAGTTCGATATAAACTAAATGAATCTTTATTATAAAGAAAGTCTAATTGCACCCAGCAATCTAGCTCTTCTGTATGAATATTCTTTAAATTTGTTTTAATGCCGTTGATTGTTTCGCCAGTCAATGCATAACAGATAGCACTCCACAAAAAGCTTTTTCCTGAGCCATTTGACAGAGCATTATCTTTTATATAATTATTTTGTCCTGACACTAGACAAAAGCCACGATTCTGTAGTTCTAGCTCAACGTGGCCGTAGCTACCAAAATTGTGTACAATAATCTTTTTAAATTGAATCATTGAGTACTTGCCATTCCTCCTGGTTTAATTTAACAAAATCACAAAAATTATTCCAATGAAATTCTTTTTGTTTGTTTTCCTCACTTGTTTGAAAAGCTTCGAATTCAGCTATCGCCATCATAAGTGAAGCGAGCTGAGTATTATTATTATTTGATTGAATTATTAAACTATCTCGCTTAAATTTAAGATGCTCAACAAATATCTTTATGCCAGAATTAGGATCTTTGAAAAAGTTTTTATTTAATGAGCCTAGCCTTCTTATATAAGCTTTTCTCAACCGTGTTTTTATGTTCATTATGAAATCTCCTCTAATTATATTATACGATAATTTTGTATAAGTCGCATTTTATAATTACTTACAGATTTCACTAAGCTCTTCGTCAAGTAAAGAAGAGTTTTCAATATTTGTTTTACAACATTCAATAAAGCGTGCGAGATGGTCTACTATAAGGTCTAGCTCTACAGCAGTATCGGAGCGCTCTTCAAACTTTTTAACCAAAATTATTCTTGATTCAATAATATTATCAAGAGCGCTTATCTTTTGTTTAACTGCATCTACTAAAGACTGCTCACATTTAATTGATACTACCGCGTTATTTTTAAGTTGGTCTAAGCAGTAAATATCACTTTCACAGTAAATTTGAAGTTTATAGAAATTATATGCATAAGGATTTTCTATGTAAGTTAAAGACAAATCCTTAGTATCAAGTATTGCAATATTATGCTTGTGTTTTAGCGCGTCCTCTCCAAAATCTTTGCCAGTTAAGTTACCGAGATTAATGACTTTAGGTGTAATTGCTTGGCCCGAGTGCAGATGCCCATTAATCCAGCAGTCACAGTTTGCTTCAATCTCTTCAAGGCTAAAGCCGGTCTTAGACATTACTGGACCGAGCTGAATTCCACTAATATCATTGTGTGAAAGAATAATCCGTGGCTGATTAGGTATTTCTGGAAAGTACTCTTTTAGTGGTTTTCTATCACATTCAGTTATATAAGGCAAAAAACAGATATTACTGTAAGGCAGCACCGTCGGCTCGGAAATGATAACGTGATTTGAAGCGCTTAAACAGTTTACAGAATTAAAAGTGAGCGAGCTATTTGATGCATCGTGGTTTCCGACTAAATGGTAATGCATTATATCAGACCACTTAATTTCATTACATGCAGTAATTGTTTCACTGGTAAGGTCAGGTCTATCAAAGAAGTCGCCGAGATTAATAATGTAATCGCAGCCAAGCTCTTCTGCTTTCCTCTCTAGCCAGTTTACAGACTCAATACAATTTTCAAGTCTACTTGGATATTTCGTGCCCCATTTATTTATAATACTTGCTCTCGGGCACATGTGCAAGTCAGCAAAAAGAAGTATTTTCATGTAATATTTCCTTTACAAATTATTTTACTATACTTTATATTATACAATAAATAAATAGAAAAAGCGGCCATTTAAAGCCGCTTATTTTCAGTTAATATATAAAGCTGCCATCTCCGCCATTCTTGTAAGAGTTACTAGCGGGTAACTTCTAAACACTGCATGAATATCGGGTGCGAAGTCAGAAATACGCGAATACACGATTGCTTCAACTTGTTCAGTACTAAGTGGTACAATGTCTTTGATTTGCATATAAGAGCTAAAACCAAGGTCTCCGTAAACAGGACGATTAAAATCTTCCTTAGTCTTATAGGCAGGCACAGTGACCCATTGTCCAGTCGTATCGTCCTTAACATTTTTCATATAGGCTTCATACATCGTAGCCTTGTAGATATCTTTGAAGAATGCTACTTTAATAACGTCTTCCTCTGAATACTTGCCTGGAAAATATGCGTTACACAAAATACCAAGCTCGTGAGCAAATCGTAGAGCATACTCACAGAGTCCACCTGGATAAGCCCCTACATACTGAGTCGTTGCAGGCTTATTAAAATAATCGATTTCATCAAGTAGTTTCGTAACTTCAGTAAGATCGATATTAAGTTTAGCAAGCAGCTCTATGAACTTGATTTCATTATTATTCTTTTGTTCAAGTGTCAGCATATATCCTCCAAATTAAAAATCTTTTAAAATTGCATCAATAACTTTTTGTTCGATAGCTTTTGTGTACTTCTTGACGCAATTACCAATAGCAAAACATTTTGGTACGAGTGTTGATTCAGAAGTATCTGATACAGTTAAATATCCAAGGTTATCTCTTAGCATGAGTTTTTTTGGAATAAAATCAGTAGCAGGCTTTGTAGCAGTTTTAACAAAAATTGCGGAACAATTAACAGTGGAATAGTTATCTAACTCAATTTTCTTAAGTGCTTTATTTTCAGAAATAGCCTTTTGTATAGAAGTATTTGGAAGCACAACAAGATTATCTATCTTTGTAAGCTTCTTATTGGTAGCTTCTGTAATTTCACCAAGACTAATATTTCCGGTGCATAAATACACTTGCTTATACTTTTTAGCAACATCTAATGCAAACTTAAAGTCAGATACCTGATTAGCTACCACAACTGCAGGCTGGTCTTTTGCTGTTTTTGGCAAATCGTCTAAAGTATTAAACACACACGGTACAAGTTCATTATTTAACATTAGAGGTTCATAATTTATGCCTGAGGCAATAATCATATGAGTGCCAAAAATAATATCACCATTTTTAAGATAACAACTAAAGAGTCTATGTCTATAACTAGTGTAAACTACTTCATCACGAAAGTATTTAACACTATTATAATCATGAGTAGTGGTACTCTTAAAAGTTTGACTGACAAAAGCAAACCTGACCTTTGGTTTACTTGAAGCAAGTTTATCTAACATTTCATGTCCGCTCTTGCTATCACCAATTATAATTACATCAACTTGATAATTCATTTAAAGTCTCCTAGTTTATTTTATATAATAATATACGATATTTATTTAGCATTATTAAGACCTTGCTGCTTTAATTGGCTAATACAAAATTGCCTATCAACTGCCACAGAATCAAGGCCCTGCCAAGTCATCAAGGTATCACGTACATTATCCCCAGACTTTTGCCAAGTGCTAAAGTATGGGCAAATTGCTTCGGGCTTGGTTTCAAGGATACTTGGGTTTGTTAATGGGTTATATTCACACCAATGACAAAGAGCCGAGATAGTTGGCCTAAAGTCATCGTCATGAATTCCTTTAAAAAGTTTATCTAATACTACTCTGCCTTCTTCGACAATATTATCAGATAAAGCAGGCTGAGTAATATCACATAAAGGAAGGTCGTATTCACATTTAATTTTGGATAAGTCTGCTCCCCAAATATTTTGAGCCGCCATCATATAGACTGCAAACTGAAGTGGTGCTTTTAACTCGTTGTTTTGTGCCGGCACACTCCAAGTTTTTATATCTTGAATTAAAAGCTCGTCGGTTTCAATATTTATAAAAGCGCGGTCGATAGACCCGTTAAATGAGTGTACACCGTCGTAGTCATACTCAAACTTCTGCTCAATTCCGACAATTCTTAAGCTAGGATTTTGTTTAAGAAAGTTTTCAAGTCTGTAGATTGCAGAATCAAGATAGAGATACATTTTTTCGCGGTATGTTCTATCGGACTTATCCGGCATAAAAAATTCAGTTGGATACTTCATGGCGAGTTTTCTGCACTCAATAATAAACTTATTTTTGAGTGCAATATAATTAACTGGTTGGCCAGCCTGAAGTGCAGTTGCGATATCTTCTTCGATAGCGTGCACCAAACTACCGAAGTCAGTAGCGATATTAGCACTAAATAAATAATTTTTATCTAAATACTTTAGCTTAAATTTAAATTTACATTGCTTGTACGTACTAATTTTAGAGTAGGAGTACCTGTCTAAAACTTTCTGTTCTGTTTCTTCCATAGGCCCTCCTTAGTTAGTTATTTTATAATACATATTATTAATGATATAACTCATCATGTCACGTTTACTAAGCTCAAGCTGTGACGTTTTAAGCATTAAATCAAAATTAGTAAGAAACTTAAGCTTCTGCTTTACTGCGACCACATTAAGGCTTTTATACTTATATTTGATAAACTTAAACTGCCCGGCAGATGCTACACAGTCTTCGGCGGTCAAGTTTGCGTTTTGAGAAATCAAAATAATATTTTTCAAGCTATTAAACGCTCTATTTACAAGTACAACAGGCTCGTGAATTTCCCAGCCGTTATGTTTAATAAAATCATTAAGAGTCAGCATATCGCCTTCAACTAAGGCATTGACAATATCAAAAAGGTCAGCTTTATACAGGTCAGTCTGCGGGTCAAATCTGATAGCAGCAAGCACTTCCTTCTGCTCGTTCTTACCAAACAAAGCTACCTTGTCAAGTTCGTTTAAAACTCTCTCAATACTATTGTCAGACGCCTGGACCAGCCACATAAGCTCACTTTCCTCTACATGCGGACAAAGAGTTTTAGCATAATCACAAATCTGCCAGTCAGTGAGCTTAGGAAACTTAATAATATAATTTTCCACATTTTTAGCAATATCTTTTGATACCTGCTCACATACTACGATAGTATTTTCAAACTGACTATAATCTTCTGATCGCTCATCAAAAGTATCAGTATACAAAACATTAAGAGCTCCTTCAGTGTTAGTAAGAAGCATAATAGAAGACTGCAAAGGCTCATAAATACTAGAGATTTTATTTATGCCGCTGATAGATAAATCTCCGAGAGCCTTTACATACTGAGAAGCCAGGAACGGGCAATCCTTACTAACAAAAATCATAAAGTCTGACGGTACAATTTTGTCAGTAATAAATTTTTTAAGCTCCATTAAAGTCATTGTACGGCCTCCCAAAGTGTAGTAAGATAGTTTATCATCAGAATTTCTTTAATCAAATTCTGCTGCGTGGCATATTGCTTAAACTGATTTGTTGTTTTAAATACTGTAAGGCTCTGCTCGGTTTTATTATTTACGTAATCTTCTAATGCAAGGTACTCAACTGCATCAAAAAACAGATCAAAATCAATTTTATTATACAGATCCTTGTAATTGATTTTTGTAGACACTACAAGAGCATTCGGATACGTTGCTCTATTAATGCTGTGCACAACTGTATTCGCTAAACCCATAACATCATTAAAACTCGGCTCTGTTAAATTAAGTAACTTTCCTGGCGTCTGAAAAATATTAAAAGCAAGCTCATTAACTGTTGTATTAGTAATCTGCTCAATCTGCTCTTTTGTGTAAGGCTCAAGATGATATTTAATACTTCTATTGAGAATAGTATTAAGAATGCCCGCCTCAGAGTTCGCAATTAAGATAATGTAAACAGACTTTGAAGGCTCTTCAATAAACTTAAGGAACTGGTTTTGTTGCTTTTCAGTAAATTTATTTAAGTTAATTAGATAAAGAGTATCAAGAGTTTTATGTGTGTAATCCTCAAGGTCCTGGGCAGATACAGACTCTTCGATTTCTACAAAGTCAAGCCCAAACCTCTCGGCAGTATACTTGGCGATTGTATGTTTACCACAGCCTACAGTGCCGAGAAACATTAAAGTTTTAGGCAGGTACTCCATTGCATTTATTTTAGAGAGTAGTTTAGTTTGTCCAATAATATTCATACAGACCTCCTAAACTTAAATTCCGCGGCAAATGTTAAGAAAATATGCTTCTACAACTGCCTTTACTGAAGTATCATATTTGATAGCATTCTTAACCTCAAGAAGCTTAGTAGTAAGGTTATTAAACCAGCCTAAAGCATTCTCAAAAGAAGTGGTCGCCCTTACACTAATCATAGGGTCAACAGAGTTCTCAAGATAAGCAGGAATATTTGTTGTGGCGATGTTTTGGAACAAGATATACTTAGTAAGCTCAAGAGTAAAGCTAAGATACTCGTTTACAAACTGCTTAAGGTCCTTACCTTCCTGAGCGAGAGTTTCAATAGCTACAAGAGTGAACTGCTCATTATGACCAATCAGACAATTGGTAAGCTTAAGCATTCTTTCAAAAGGTGCCTCACCGAGAACTGCTTTGGTATTTTCAAGGCTGAGATCATTAGACAAGTCAGCACACTGGTCAAGCATTGTAAGGGCTTCTCTCATACAGCCATCACAGAGCTTACTAATAAGCTCACAAGTATCTTTATAGTTAGTAAAACCTTCCTGCTGGCAAACATAAAAGAGTCTATCTTTGATTTCTTGAGCACTAATCTTAGCAATATTAAAACGCTGCATTCTGTTCTGAATAGTTACAGGAATCTTATTAGGCTCTGTAGTACAGAAGATAAAGATAGTATATTAAGGACAATCCTCAAGTCCTTTCAAGAAAGCATTCCAACCAGCGGAAGTAATCATATGGCACTCGTCAATAATATAAATCTTATAATTGCCAACAAGGCTTCTCTGATTAGCTGACTCTACGATAGCTCTAACCTGGTCAACTCCGTTATTCGATGCTCCGTCAATTTCCGTAGGCTCACCAATTCCTCCATTAATAGCATTAGCAAAAATACGGGCACAAGTTGTTTTGCCACATCCAGAAGGGCCCGCAAAAAGATAAGCATTCTTGAAAGCCTGCTTTTCCAATACTTTATTAAGAATTCTTGTAGTTACATTTTGTCCAGCAACAGTTTCAAAAGTAGTAGGACGATATTTTACAGCCAAACTTTTCATTGTATCATTTCCTCTTTTAGATATTTTTATATATTATATTATACAATAAAAGAGGACCTATTTTGGTAGGTCCTCTTATTTTAAAGTGCAGAAATCTGAGTTAACTGCGTACTATCAAGCCAGCCAGACCACATCATATTAAGATCCTGTTTGGTATCAAAATCAAAACCAATGCTGTCTACATAAATCATCGTGCCGAGTGCTTTAGAAATATAGATTTTTAGATATTGAGTTTTAGGACAAGTTCCGTTATTCCAGTTAACGGCTAAAACAGAATCAGTGACATTAACAATATTCAAAGGAAGCTTAACTAAATAACAATGATTAATCTCATATGTAGGCTTAGAGTATTTTTTAATATAAAAAGTATTTGTATTTGGGTCAAAGTTATTTAAGTCAGCAAACTGACATTTTTCAAGTTGTTCTTTTATAATTGGTCTAATCATTCTTCGTGCTCCTCGACGCCAGGATTTAAGACTACACCATTGCGAGACACCGGAATACAAATATCAGGATAAATATTATCTATTGCGTTGATAAACTGTTTAAGATCTAGCAAGTAACAAACTTCACCGTTACAATAAGTTTTCTGTGCAATATTTGAGGCAACAGTCATAATAATTCTATAATCTTTAGTATCCATTGTTAGTCCTCCCAAAACAGATTTGGCTTCTCCGACCAGATGTAATTAGCAGGCTGTTCATCATTTTCTTCAAACGTCTTATTAAAGACAAGGTAGTCAAGTTCTTCTTCCGTTACGTCGTCTGGAACTTCGAGAGTTTTAACAAAAGCATAGTAGATAGTTTTCATATTGTTTCCTCCAGCTCATCGAGTTTTTCTTTTAAAAACTGAAATAGATATTCATCAATAATATAATGATTTTCTTCATCGGGACCGAAGTTAAAAACTACCGCACTATAAGGCTTTCCCATAAAAGCTGCTTCCTGTTTTTGTTTGGTGAACCATTCTTTTTTAATGCTAATAGACTCAGAAGCGGAAGTTTTAGTCTTACACTCTATAGCAAATTTATCTGATAAAACATCAGACTTAACCCAAGTAGTGGCACCACTGTTAGGCGTACGCTGGCCACCAATTGCTTTTGCTACAGCATTTTCCTGTAATTTTGAGAAGTGTCTTGTCGGAAGCGGCTTTGACCCTTCTTTTTCTCTTTGTTTAAGTCCTAATGCCATTAGATTACCTCATTGTTCTTTTTAAATACATAATCAGCTACGTCATAATTTTCAATAAAGTATTGCAAATATTTTTCATATTCAGCAGAGCGCCAAAACTGCACGTTATTTTGTAAACCACATTGATGCTTTGCCTCATATAGTGCATCCTGGCTATTGTCAAAAGGATTTTGCATTGTACCGTTTTCTTTGAAGAAGTGATCACCCTTTATCTCTACTAGTTGACCGTTAATCTCAAAGTCAGGAAAATACCTGTGATTTTTTCCTTCAAAGTTATAATCAAAATAACACGGGTTTCTTTTTACTTCAATACCGTTGTCAATACAATATATCCATACAGCCAACTCAGGCAAGCTATCAAATGACTGGTCATTGTAGATATAATGTTTATATGCTTTTTTATGAAAATCAAGAGTTTTAAAAAAGCAATCAACACCATACCGTTCTATATTCGTCTGAACCCTCTTTGTTTGTACTTCCGGCAAGAGTGTTGTGCTGTATACACCATATTTATCTAAAATCGCTTGTTTAGTTTTTTCTTTGCATTCGTTTGTTTTTGAATACTTAACAGCGCCATATCGTTTTAGACAGGTCTCTTCAACTTTTTGTTTAATCTCCGCACTTTGCGAAATATACTCTACTCCGTATTTATCTAAATGTGTCTGCTTTATTTTATCTTTTATCTCTTCTGAAGCAAAAGGATTTTCAGCACCGTATCTACTTAAGTTAGTATCTCGTATTTTAGCTTTAACCTCTTCTGCCCCGAAAGGATTTTTGACCCCAAATGTTTCAATGCATTTTTGCTCACTTGCAATTTTATTTCTATACTTTAACTGATCTTTAGTAAGCTCAATTCCAAAATCTTTAATTAGCCTGTACAAAGTACTAAGGTTAATATTAAACTCTGTGCATACATAATCATTACAGTTATGTAAATAGAAATCATAGAAATACTCTCTGTCTAAATTCTTTTTAAGTGCTTCATACTCGGCTTTTTTCATACGCGGGCGATGCACTTCAACTAAGCTACCCAAAATAACTGTCTCCTTTAATTTGTTTTCTATTAAATTTAGCAAATAATTTTGAGTAAATTTAAAAATTATTGAGAGCCTTGTGGTGATACTTGGCTCTCAATAAATTACTTTATTCCGAGACTTCTATAGCTGCTTCCTGAGCATCAATCTCTGCAGAAGCACGCTCGTCCAGAAGTGAACCATATGACTTATCATTTGCAGAAATAAATCTATTTAGCATACCAAGATATTCTGTCTGGAAAGCGGGATGCGTTTTAATATAATCGATTAATACAGCCTTTTTACCGGTCAGGTCATTACCAAGCTCATCCTTATAGACTTCGCCAGTTTCGAGATTAAGCAGCTGATACGTAACGTTATTTAAGCGGTTAATGAAACCAAAACCAAGGGCAATCTCAAGAAGGTCATTCATCCAATCAAGGCCTGTTGCGTATCTATAGGTAATAAAACCACCGCCTCTATTACAAGGAGCAGTCTTGTTCTTCATAATCTTAAACTGAAGTCTAAAGCCGTCAGCACCTTCACCATTCTTTGCACCACAAGCATCCATGTCGTCACCGAGAGTAAACTTTCTCGTGCCAAAACGAACTGACACAGAAGAATAAAATTGCGGTGCTCCTCCGCAAGGTTCCTTAAACTTCTGAATACCTGTAAAAGTTTTACCATCGTCGCGGACTTGGTTAATCATAATGAAAATATTACCCTTCTTAGCTACAAGATCTGACATGATAGCACAGAAAGGATAAAGGGGCTTAGCCATTGTAGCTCTCATACCATTATCCTTGGTAAGATCATTAGCAAGTACACAAGCAGGAATAAGCGCAGGAAGTGAGTCTAGAATAATCATACCGACATCATCTGATTTCTGGAATTCGACAATCATATCAAGAATCTGCTCACCAGACAGACCATTGGGATTTACATAATAAAGCTTCTCAAGGTCTACACCATTCATAATTGCCTGGAACTTAAGATCGAGTGAATGTTCTACATCCACATAAACACATGTCTGCTCAGGATGTGCTCTCTGATACGCTGCAAGTTGACAGCAAGCTCCTGTAGTTTTTCCTGAATGTTGAAGACCTGAATATACACAAATACGTCCATAAGGCAAACCACCGAAGAGCACATAGTCACTTCCGAGTGCTCCGCAAGCAAGGCGATCATATTTGGGGATAATATTACTCTTAATGATCATTTGATCATCTTTAAATTCTTTGTTTAGTCGTTTAACAGTGTCTAAAAGACTTGCCATTATTTGTACTCCTTATTAATAGTTTTCATTTAAAATCTGTCTAGTTGACTGCTGAGCGTAGGGGCTACTTCCATCAGCTGTGGTGCTCATCTGCATAAATTTTGCCTCTTGCATCCTACTCATCAAAATACTCTTAAGAGAATCAATTAATCTGAGACACATGTCAACCTTAGTTTTAACCAAACTTGCTACAAGGTCGTAGAGGCACTGAGCAACGATATTCTCAGAAATAGCAAGAGTAGTATTAGAATCTTTTACTCCGGCAGTTCCTTCCTGTCCAATATACGATGCAGCATAAGCTTCTTTCTTAATTGCTTCGGCACAAACTGCCTTAATACCAGATCTATCTCTAAGCTCACTCAAAGAATAAACTGCGAGCTGAAGTCTCAGGATAGAATCTCTAAGCATTTCAATAGACATAGACTCAATATTATATTGAATCATTTCTACAATTCTATTAGGCTCTTCAAAAGGCCCAGCGAGCATACTATCGGCAATTTCTTTAATCTGACCATAAGTAAGCTCAACTGCTTCGAGAGCTTTATTTAAATCTTTAGCCATTCAAAACCTCCACTAATTTAATAAGGTCTGCTTCCATAAAAGTACGTAACTTTTGAGCGTCAACCTTAATTATATTATACGATTTTTTGTAAGGTTTTTTCTCATTAATCATTCTAAGCCCAATTGACTTCTCACCATCAGCAGCCATTTTTTCCATTTCTTCAATGCTGACCCAAATGATCTGGTCCTTCTCATAAAACCAGACTAATACACCAATATGCGTTTTATAACGGCCTTTATAACCAAGCATTGGTTTATACTGTCTAATTTCACTAAAATTAATCGATGCACCTTTTATTGCTTTACACTCAACCATTAAAACACAATCGCCAGGATAACACAAGAAATCGCAGGGGTTGGAGCCACCTTCGCCTGCATAGCCACTTTGCTGGTCTGGCAGGCGGTAGATAAGCTTATCAGGAAACTGCTTTTCAAAAGTTGAAGCGAATTTATTTTCCCATTTTTTCCCAATAGTCGTATTTGCCATTATTCCTTAGTCCTCGTCTCAGCAATAACATTACTGATATTTGCTCGGCAGATAATAATAGACTTGTGGTTACCGCAGTTCATAGTAATATGCTCATTCTTGCAAGAATCAAGAACGGCCTTAAGGTCGATAAGGTTTACGCCCATAGAATAACCGCCAGGAGTTGAGCTACCGTTTTCGATAGTAATAACTTCCTTATTATCACCAGAAAGGTCAGAGATAGTAAGCTCAGTATTAGAAAACTCTACAGAAGCAGGGACAAATGAAAGGTCTGCCTTTGCACTACTATTCTTGTGGAACATAAGAAGTCTGCTGATTGCTGCAGAAAGATCAGTAGCAGAAAGTACGAGGTTATGCTCATATACTTCCTTAGCAAGAGCCTTCATTGCATCACAGGGCGCCTTAACCTTCTGAATGCAAGTCTCATCACTAAGAAGTCTAGTTGCTACATAAACGTCCTCAGTCTGGAAAACTACAATAGGCTGAAGAGAGTTATCAGCATTTACGATATGTCCATAAGACAGGAAAGCGTCAGAGCCAAAGAGCTTAAAGAGCTTTACTACCTTATCAGTAAGAAGAAGCTTGATAGGCTTCTCAAGAGTGAAAGCATTGATACAAGCACCGGTAGTGAAAGTAAAGCAACCAGTCTCGTCAATGTAATAATAACGCTGAAGCTCGTTTACTTCAACCTTCTTAGCCTTCTGAACCTCGCGGCTGTTTACGTTAAGAATACTCATAAGAACATCATTAGAGATAGTCATACTTACAGTCACCTGATCAGGGTCAAGCTTAATAATAGGAAGCTTCATGAGCTGGTCATTTTCATAAATCATAGCGAGCTTATAAGAGCTCTTGCCTGCCTTTACCACTACAACGGTGTCCTTGATCTCAAGCTCAAACTCTTCAGTACTGATGCCTGAAATAAGGTTAAGGAAAAGATTAGCGTCTACTACTGCCCGGAATTCAGTGGGATTCTCAAGGTCAAACTTGATTGCCGTATACCACTCTCTGTTGGTGACTCTAAGGTAAAGAGCGGTATCCTTTGCGGCAAGCTCAAGATTTGCTGCTGCCTTATCTACTCCAACGGCCAAAAGAATCTTATTAGCTGCTTCCTGGAAATTCTTTGTCTTTAAAATCATTTTATAGTTTCTCCTTATTTTATTTTTACATACTATATAATACAATAAAAGGTGAGTTATTTTACTAACTCACCTTAAATTTTAAAACTCCAAGTCAATACCTTCAGTAATTGTTTTATAAATAGCTTCTTCAGGAAGCTCTGGATGATTTGCGTAGAGCTTCTGGAAGGCTTCTTCACGAGTACAGCCTTTTTCTTCGTACTTCTTAAATTCGGACTGCACGGCGACAGCATATTCTCCGCAATACCATCTAGACTCTACAGCAGGGTCGCATTTCATTCCAACTGAAATATAAGGTACTGCTGTCTCGATCATAATTCTCGGAAGAATCTCTGAAACTTCTTCTGCATAAAGGGCAGGGCATTCCAGCATAACCTCATCGTGAATAGTCATAACAAGATGAGCATCTCGGTCCTTTAGCTCCTGGCTATTGTGAATATTAATCATCGCCAATTTCGTTAATGAGCCTGCACCGCCTTGAATACGTGCATTTAAACACTGACGTTCTGCCTGAGCAATACGCCCAGTGTTAGCAGATAAAATAATACCTTCTTTTGCTGCTTCTTTAGCCAGCTGGTCAAATTCTTTATTACCACGTGCCATCTTAGCCCTGTTAACCCAAGAGGTGAGCTTATCATCTACAAGCGGACGACTCTCACATCCAAGAATAGGATTAAAAGTTTGCTCAATAAGCTTTTCTGGATTTGCATAGGCTGCTTCATAGGGGTTAAGGAAGTAGTCAGTCAAATGACGTCTACTGCCCGCCCAGTCTTCTACATAACCATTTTCTCGTAGAGTCTGCTTAGAATCTTCAATCAGCGCCTTTACTTTGGGGAAGCTATCAAAGAAGCTATCCATGATTTCCTGAGCTTCTTCTTTTGTCTTATTAATTCTGCCTGCAAGAGTGTTACTTGACATTCCATACGTAATCGCCAAAAGTATCATTTTGGACAGGGATCTACGCTCTTTACCTGCTTTATTTAAATGTGTCTTATGTCCACAAATAATCTTCTTACCATCAAGCTCGATTTCTGTTCCCTCAGGGTAGAACTCAAGATTATCTTCGTATTTATTATTAAAAACTTTTGATGCAATAACACAGTAGAGGTCCTTACCTTCTCTGTATGCTTGAATCATATTTTCATCGTTTGCCATGTGTGCAGTCAATCGGGGTTCCTGCGCAGACTAAGAATAGTCCGAACCAACCAGTTTATACCGGGTTCTCGTTCTTACGGACTTACTCATTTAGCATCACTCTCCTTTCATGCTTTAAAAAGCTTAAACATAAATTAAGTATTCTTTATTTATATATACAATATTTATAATAATATCAGTACCTTCATCTGAAATTAGCTTATCACCAACTATAAGGTCTTTACCAAACTTCCAACCATCGACAGTTTCAATCTCAGAAATTTCAGGTAGTCTGTAACAATTATCATCAGTAGTAATAGTATTAAAATCTTCTCTGGCCTTAAAAAGCATACGAGTAATTTTACCATCGCCACGTGAAGGTATATTCTGCGAATTTATAGAGGCCATTTCTACAGGATTTTCATTCTCGTCCAAGAACTTAAATTCACCACCAGATGAATATCTGCCTGTATCAGTACCAGCTGAATTAAGGCGATATCTAACTCTTCCGTCGGGCCAATGCTGTGCAAGAGCAGGAATAACATCAATATAGGTAGTAATCAATTTAACTATGCCACGACGCTCCAAAATCAGCTTACAGAGCGCAATATCGGTTCTCTCAGCTATTGCCTCAAGCTCGTCTTTTCCGGTGCCTCTGGGCGATTTTTTGCTTACCACAGGACACTTTAAAATATCATAAAATACAATAGCAAGCTGTGTAGGTGAAGCAAGGTTAATAGGATCACCAAGCTGCTCAATCTTAGCCTTACCAACTTTATATCTCTTACCCGTTTTCTCATCTACAAAAGGATACTTCTCCTCAAGTTTAGCAAGCGAGAGCTTTGTCTTCTTGGGCTCGAACTGCTTTGTTTTGTCAGTAGCGTCCTTACTGCTTTTCCACTTGTTAATCAGTGGCTCAAGATTTTTCAGCTCGGCCTCAATTTTTTCATCGATTCCTTCGAGAATCTGATTATACTTTACCTTCAGCTTTTCGCCAAAGTCCTGGTCAATACATACACCGATAAGCTCAATATCAGCAGTTACTTTTACAACAGGCATTTCAATAGTTTTAAACATCCAATAAAGTCTTTCATTACCAGGCTGTTCAAAAATAGCTACTTGATACAGGTAAAGTCGGTCAGTCATATACGAGTCAGTCGCAGCATAGAGAGCAAAAATATCGGGGTCTACGTACTTATAAGGCACTACAAATAAGCTCTCAATATCATATTTTTCTTGAGTAGGGTCAATCTTACTGATATACTGGGGCTTAAGACCCATAAGCTCGTTCTCGTTAAGCGTGTGAGCACCGATCATAGTATCCCAGTCAGGCTCAATCTCAATGCCACAGGTGCACTTAATAACTTCATAATCGAACTTACCATTGTGCATTACTACAAAAGTGCCGACATCCTTAATTCTTTGAAGCTGCTCTCTACAATCGGCTTCAGTAAGCTGCCAATCAAGGCGCTCGCCAGTTTCAGGGTTAACGTGATTAATAGGAATATAAGCCTGCTTACCGCCTTCATAATACAAACAAAGACCCATTAACTGACAAGTCATGGGGTCAGTAGAGTTATTGGTCTCAGTGTCTATCGCAATTCGGCCGAACTGGATAGCTTTAGAAACATAATCTTCAAAATCTTCTTTTGTCTTAATTACAATTACATTCTTTCTCTGCTTACCGAGTACTTCAAGTACCTTAATTTTAATTAAGGCGAGTTTTTCAGCAAGAGAAACCTTCTTAGACTTAAGTACCTTAGCCGTGTCAACTTCGCCTTCTTCAGTACTTGCAATCTTACGTGCCAGGGCTTCAGGCTTAGGCTTATTAAGTTCTACATTAAATTCAGATAATTCTTCAGAGGCAAATAAACTCTGATTAGTTATCTTCTTAGGCTCTGCTACAACAGTCGGTGTTGCTTTTTTAATAAGAGCTTCAGGTGATACTTTTGGCTTTGTACTTACTGATAAATCAAAGCCTCCAAATAAACTATTCATGTATAACCTCACTTAAAATATATTTCATATAATATAATACAATAAAAGACGGATCGTTTTCAGACCCGTCTTTAAATTTGTTTTAATTATTAGAAGCTGAAGCCAGAGAAGTTTCTTACAGGAGTTGTTGCTGCGTTATCAGGTGCTGCTGTTGCAGGAGTATTCATGGGCGCTGCGGGTGCAGTATACTGAGGTGCTGCGGGAGCAGCATATGCCGGAACTGTCTGAGTGGGTGCAGCCTGAGCAGGTGCTGTGTAAGCAGGAGCAGCCGGAGCCGCATAAGCAGTAGCAGTATTTGCTACAGTATTTACAGCTTGCTGGTTGTTTGCCTTAGGAACCTCAGGGAACTGACCTGTAGCAAGGAAGGTGTTAATTTCCTCAACAGTCTTCTCCCAGTAAGAATGCTTAGCGATATTAAAGTTATTGAAAGCACTGAAGTCAGCAGGAATCATCTCAGGCTTAAATACCGGATGAGTTGCAGGAAGAACATCTACCGAGTAAGTAGTCTGCATGTCGCCTGCCTTACCGTTACGGGTAATGAGAACGAGAACATCCTTAAGATTACCTGCTACCATAAGCTTATTAGCAAGCTCACGAGAGAACTGAGCAGGACGGTCCCAAATAACAGGAGTAACAGGTGTGTAACCAGTTGCGGATTGAGGATCGCGGTAAGAAACAAGCATAGGAATAAACATCTTCTTAGCGGACTTACCGATAGAGCCCTTAGGGTTTGCCTGATTTGCAGAGCAAAGAGGGCAGCCAGCTGCATTCATGCCGAGAGGATTGTGGCAGCTTACCTTCATCCATTTACCGCCTACCTGAAGAGTATGAACTGCTGCGAACATAAACTCATCAGTAGAACTAAGATTGATACGAGCGATGGCAATGTCGCCATCCTCTTTGAGTTTAAAGTACCCGACTTTGGTACCATCACCGGACTGGGTCTGCTCCTGAGCTGCGATCTGCTGATACTGTGCGAAATTAAAAGTACTGTTTGACATTTTTGATTTTCTCCTTTGGTATTGTTTAGTATTTTTTTATTATTTTTATATTTATCAGTTGTCGTCTGATATTATATAATACAATGTGATTTTATGAATTTTTAGCTTCTTCTAAAGCTTTTTGAAATTCTTCTAAAGAACATGCATTTGGGTCCTTCTGAGGCCACTTTATTTCTTTTATAATAATTCTGGGGTCAAGACCTGCTCTTACAACGTTAGCCATTCTTTGACCTGCCCAGTCATTATCCATTCCAAGATATAATACTTTAATTGGCGATTTATTTATCGCTTCTATCTGGCTTGGTGACGGATTGCCCCAAGTACCAATAGCAGGGTAATTTCTAGAATAGCACGTTAAAACGTCTACGGGTCCTTCGCAAAGAATTGCTGTTGAAATATTATTTTTTATAATATAATCAAGACAATATACAGCCTTTTCAATGTCTTTTTCTATAATGAAAGTTTTGTTATAGATAGACCTTCTTGGTGCCATAATAATTTTTCCTGCTAAATCAAAACATGGGAAAATTATCTGGCTTGTTTGTGGGTCATATTTTACTTTGAAAAGCTCACAAACTTCTCTTGAAAGCTTTCGTTCAGCTAAATATGGGTGCCAGTCCTGAAAAGCGTCTAAATAACTTGCTGGCATACGAACAGGCATTTTGTTTTGTTTTATAACAATATCGTCACATAAAACAATGCCTGAGCTAGAAATCTTGCCATATTTGTCCTTAAGCCAATTCTTAGCAAACTCTTCCGAGCATTCAAAGCATTCTGCTATAAACTTAACAAAACTGCACTGGAAGTCACAGGACCAGCATTTGCAATATCCGTACGGAATCTTAGAACTATTTCCTACATAGATATTCATTGCAGCATGCGCTTCACGGCCACCTTTGTGGTGTCTGTTGGGGCAGGTGACAACGATATTGTCGTCACCCTCACTCCAAGACTTTATTTCTCTTAGTTTACCATTTGTCAACGCCATCTTGAGTTGACATACTATCTCATAAAGAGGCGTTTCAATTATATAATTATCAACTCTAAGTACTGGCATAACCTACTCCTTAAAACGGGCATTCATCATCAGTTACAGGATAATCCGCACTGTAACTGTTTTCAATCTCTTCAAAATCTTCTTCTGAGGTGACTCCATCATTACCGTTTGAGATATAACGATAATCACCTGTATTGAAGTTCCAAAGATAATCGAGCTTTCTGCCGTCCCCGCCGTCTCTTGACTTTACGATATTAACTGTAACCTTATGGGCTCCAGGGTGATTAGGGTCTTCAGCATCCTGCTTATCAAGCATCAGAATAACAGTGGCGTCCTGTCCGATACGGTCAGAAAGAGCAATCTGAGAAGTATCCTGAGACTTATCTTCGTTCTTAGTTCTATTCATCTGAGAAACAGCAATAATAGGAATCTGCTTGAGAACCTGTAAGTTCTTAATAGACTTGGAGATATTAGCAACCTTTTCATGAGCTACCTTGGCTCTGCTATTATCTTCCAAAAGTGAATACTGGTCTACAAACAGGATATCAAGA